AACAATGTTGGTTACGGGATATCCCTTTGTTTTTAGACGGTTTACAGCCCAGAACGCAAGTTGATCTACGCCTTGTGCTCCTCCACTGATGAACGTTGTATAGCCATGCATATATAGATCAATTGCACGCATTTCAAGGCTGTCAGCCAATGGTAAATAACTGTCATGATCATAACCATATAATCTTTTAGCTGATGGTCCAATGAAACAGATTGTTTTGCCCATGTTATTACCTCCTAAACAGCAAATCTGTAAATTATGTTATTTAAACATCATAACATACAGCTTTGCTGTTTTTATTGATTATAATACTGATACCCCGGCGTTAGCCGGGGTAATTAATTAGATGAATTTGAGTTTATCTGGGCTAAAGATTCTTGTTTCTTTATTCTTGTTGATAGCATACCTCAGACATTCAGCGGTGCCTCCCGGCATTTTAGGATCAAGATAGCTATGGTCGCGATATAAACCGATAACCAAATCCGCACTATTTACCATAGCGTGATTGCGGTCATTTAAGGCTTTATAGAGTTCATTGAAGTCAGCCGTATGCTCATGGACATATACCACATCGTCAGCAAGTTTCTTCATCAGGTTAAACTCATCAGTACAGAACGGAGAACCGCTTGTTTTCCACCTGTTTCCGAATTCCTTACTTGGAAGCATTACCTCATTTCTTACTTTAAAGAGCTTATCTTTGTCAGTTTTGAGATGATGCACGCACCAGAATGCCAACTGATCGAACCCTTGTGCACCGCCACTAATGAAATGCCCGAAATGTTCATAGACATGCAAATTTGCAAGCTCTTCTGTCAGGGCTTTCACTAATGGCTTGTATGCTTCACGGTTATAGCCATATAGACTTTTAGGTCTTGGCCCAGTAAAGCAAACAGTAAACGCCTTTTTCCATTTTGTCTTTTGCTGATAATAGTCACGGATATTCGTAATGAGTTTGCCGAGGATGTTTTCGCCTTTGCCATTACAGCGACCCCAGAACGTATCGCTCCAAGTATTATCCTCGACTATTTCATCCGTTACTCCCATTAATAATTCCCTAAGAACGGTATTAGAGAATTTCTCTTGAAGTAACCTATCCATGATAGGAACTTTTACAAGCTCCCAATCATCACGAAGTTTAACTTTGCGGCCCATTTCTCTTGCACTAGAGCCATCCATAAAGGTAAACTTCATGCGCTCCTCGATACCTATGACTTTAGACGCTTGAAATGCTGCTTCAACACAGCTATATTGCAAGCCGTAGTCATCGTGTACCGCGCAAGGATAGAAGTTAGACAAAAAGTTATATTGCCCACGGAAATACATATTAATACCTCCTTATGCTTTCTTAAAGATAAAATAGGGCCGCTCACGCAGCCCTATGCGGTTTAATAACTATCTTTCCAGAAGCAGTATACGCAGCCATTATCGCAATATTTTCTGTCGCGAGGAAAGAGTTCGGTTTTAAAGTTAAGGCATTTGCACATGCCGCGATTCTGTGGATTTATGCTGATGTTTGTTGGCACTTTGTCGAGTAATCCCATGATGTCCAGGTCTTTCATACTCAAGCAACCTGTCATTTCCATGTTATACCCTTGGCATGCCGCCGCTCTTGCCAGCCCATCTTCAGCGCAAGTCTCAAAGATAAGCTCATCTGAGTATTCTTTCAAGAGCTTTGCAATGTTTTCCATGATATATTGAGGCGCATGAAAGTTACTATCATAGGGTATTTTCCATTGCCTGTCATTAAAGCGCGCTTGAACATGTTTGTAGTTATCCATAACAGATACTCGAACGCGCTTTATATCATGGTGTACTACCTGAAGGCCCAATGCGCAGTTCAGAACGTACCTTACGCGCTTTTCCCAGTCGCCTATAGGAATGATAGGGTCAAGGCGAATAACCACGTTCTTGGCCGGAAATCCCGCCTTTATGAGCCTGTTCAGAGATTTGAATTGTACGTCAGGTGAGAATACCTTTGGCTCCATTGGAGTACAACCCCAACCTGTGCAAGTAGCATGGATGATAATGGGTTTCTGATGCATGAGCTTAAGCACCGCATTGCCGAATTGCTTGGTAATGGTCTTAGTGATAAGAATCATGCCTTTGATATTATCATCGGCAATAGCCTTATTCAGCCAGCACATGCTTTTGCCAGGGTCTCCGTGTTCTGTGATACCAATTTGCATTGTAGTACCATCCTTTCTTATGTGTTTTGGAGATGTTTTTTCTATAAAGCCAAGAAAGTATTTCTTAGTGAGTTCATTCTCAATGGCTTCCATAGATTTGTCCATTTTGCTTCCCTCCATAAAATAAAGGCACCGTCTATCGAGAGAAGATAGGCGGTGCCTTGACTGGTTTAGAACGGAGCGCCAAATCCGTCCACGACAAAGTCGGTATGCTTTTTCAGGTTTTCCTGACGGATTTTATCCTCAGCTTCGTCGAGGTAACGGACAAGTTTGCGATGGGCTTCACGAAGGCCGTCATAGAGCTTAGTGCGAATGTCAGCTCTGGCGGCGTACTCTTCTTTGCTAAATGAGCAGGTTTCTTCGCAGTACAATTCGTTCTCGAAGTAGCCGATTTTGTTCATCAGCTCGTGATATTCATTCGCATCCAGAGTCAGGGTTAAGGTTTGCTTAGCCATGATATTTACCTCCAGCCATATCTTTATTTTGAACTATTGTTCTATAAAAATAAAAAGCTCCACCTTTCGATGGAGCTGCGATGTTCAAACTTTCGCCACGGCTGGAACAGAGATTTTGGTATAGACCACCTCATTCGGCACGACATGCACGCAGCCATACCTGTCGATAATCTTGTGATAGCCGGACGGGACATACTGCATGTAACGGTTGTCTTTCTCGTTGTACGATTTCCTGTTAAGATTCTTGCGCATAGTTATTACGTCCTTTCTTACGTGTGTATATAATGTTTTGTTTTTCCTTTACGAAAATAAAAGACCCCGCTTACGCAGGGTCATGTGAATATTATATTTGCCCACAATAGGTTTCGTTGTAAGAGAATTCGAATTTGTTTACAAGGTTCTGAAAGGTTTCCATCATATTCGGGAGAAGGTGTCCGATTTCTTTGTGTGCCTTCCAGAGTTCTTTAAGGAGATTAATTTCGTAGCTGGTCATTTTGGCACTTCCTTTCTTATGTGTTATATATCGGCTATTCTACCAAAATAAAAAGCCCTATCTACGTGGGTAGTTAGGACTGTGCCATAATCAGATGTGCCCTGCGGATGTACAGCTCATCGAGTTCGGTCTCTATTTCGTAAATCTTTTCTTGGACATCGAAATCCATTTCGGCTTCGGCCTGCATTTCGAGAATGAGCGCCTCAAGGTAATCAATGCGATTGTCTACGGTTGCGATTGTCATTGTAAAACATCCTTTCTTATTTGACGAGGTTGATATACTTACGGTTAAGCCTGTCCAATTCATTCTGAATTTTATCAAGCTTCTTATCGGCGGTCTCAAGGGTTTTCTTCGTCGCCTTGATGCGTTTAAAGAGTTCTTTCATGTAAACACCTTCTTATTCGTGAGGAACATCGTAATCTCCATCACCAAGACAGTCAGACCAATCATCATAAGCTCTGAGAATTAGGCCGTATCCTTCATACCAGAAGTAATCATTGTTAGCTTTTATGTTTTGATCACTAGAAGCAAGTATAGGGGTACGAGTAATCGTGGAGATGTGATTGTTGTTATTGATAGTTTTCATGATAAACCTCCTATGAATCAAAGGGTGGATGAGTGCCGCTTATTACATAATGGGCAAATAAGCGGCACTCATATATGACTGAGATGTTGATTAGCTTTTATGCGCTTTTTTAGTTATGAGCTGTGCCCTGATTTCTTTCGCTTGTTGCTGGAAATATTTCATGCCATTAACATCGCCATACATCCAGCAATCAACGATACAGTCATTGATGCGCTCAAGCCGATAATATGGGTCGCTATCTTGTTCTAACGCATAAAGCTGCCAGTTTAATCCGTCCAATTCCCATTCAGCCTTATTAGCCATATCAGCGATGAACGGATTCAGGTCTGTGATAGAATCAACTTCTTCAAGAAAAGCTTCTAGTTTATTTATAGCTTTAATTGTTTCGTTAATTTCTGTTTCCAGAGTTTTTACTTTTGCCATAGCATATACCTCCGGTATTATAGATTAATTCTATCACAGCTTACAGCTTTGCTGTTCTCGTTTTAACGATTTCCATCAGCTTTTAGTAGGTGATATGAATGATTGCGTAATCGCTCATCCCTTCTATGCTGTCTGCAAACCGTTCTTTTAGTTCAGGCAGATAGTTTTCATAGATAACCTTGAGTAGCTCGTCTCTCGCTGTCCTCAACACTTTGAGGGTTATTTCATTGCTAGAGCGCTCCATCTCAAGGGTATTGATGTTTTCTTCCAACTCATCAAGCTGCCCTAAAAGCATGAAGCGCTCCATGTCGATATCAGACGGGTCTTCTCCGGTTTCGTTTACGCATACCCAGTAATAGCTCTGCCCATAGATTACCTTATTCCCGATAAAGCAGTCTTTGTTATTGCTATTCAGGAAGAAGTCTTTGAAGTTTGCCATAGTAATTTACCTCCTAAAGTAATTCATAATTTTTAAGTTATGCCCTATAAAACAAAAAGCCCGCAGGGTTATAGATATTACTTGCTCTCTTTGATATATTTGATTTTGGCTTTCATAAGGTCGATAATGCTTCCATCCTCAGCGCGGACGTACCTGTATACGCATACCTGTTTTCCCGTCTCATAATCGAACTTCATCTTGGAATGAATATCTTTTACGTCTACGAGAAGAACATTGCCATCGGGAAGAGTACACTCTGCTTTGAGAGCAGGAGGAGCCTTAAAATTTGCGGGATTAAACATGCCAATAACATCCTTTCATGTATGGTTTTAAAGGTTTATACCTACAAAAATAAAAGATAGGTACAACACTATTTCATAAAAGAAAAGTATTATACCTGACCAATATTGACAAGAAGAAGAGATACCCCGTAACCAATAATACCAGATATCTAATAAAACATGCCCATAAAAAGATTAAATGACCCTATGACCATGTATAATCCTTCTTCTTATAGAACATACTAATACTTTTATGCATAGAATATACAATGAATAATATATCTAAATCCCTATAAGGATAGTGATTAGACTATTTGTGTATATCTATGCTACATTTTGCATGAAATAAGATGAGTAGGCAATAATGTGGCCAGCTTTTTGCCAGGAAATTACCTCTTTTTCATGCCATATTTAGGTGTTCCCTAGGCTAGATAATAGACACTTTCATGCCAATATGTTGGTTTAGCCTAGGGTAAAACACCGTTTTTGCTTAGAATGGGATGTTTACTACTGCAATTGGGGTGGCATTAGGGACTTCTTCTTCAAGAATTTCCTCTTCATGTGTATTTAATACCACAGGAATCTCGTTAGGAGTCTCTATTACGGTGGTGACATAGAGCTTTTCTTCGTTGATTATATACTGATTATACCCTCCTTTAGTCTTACGAGACTTTAAAAAGCACCTTACTTCTCTATAAAGAGTGTTGCAAAGCGCTTTTTCTTCTTCTGTAAGGCTAATATAGGTATAACCACCTACGTCACGGCGGCTGTACATCTTATGAATAGCGTTCCAGGAGATAGAATTGAGCAATGTACCCTCATAGAATATGCCGTTTTTAGCTTTTTTGGAGCAGTAATCCAGCACTTCTTTACATTCTTGGGTCATTTCAGCCATAGTTTTGGTAGTTGTGGTAGTCATTTTCTTATACCTCCATATATTTTTACGTATTTTGCTTGACTTTTAGGGTTTTTCATGCTATAATCGGCTTATGGAAAGCCGATTACGATAGGAAAAGCCTTAAAAGGTGCCTAAAGCCCCCTGTGCTCATAATAAATTCGCACAGGGGGCTTGACATTCGCATATTTTTATGCTATAATTGGCTTTAGAAAAGCCAATTACGAAGCAATAAGCCTACGGCAGTGGATACCGTAGGCTATTCTTATGCTCAGATAGCGCCTCCTATGTCTAGGTCTCCACCCATGTAAGACCATCCTTGTGGTATGCACCTATAGAACGCACTATCTATGCACACCACATCGCCCACTGTCATGGAGTAATTCAACATCGAGGTAGACTCGTCAATGCCATTGAAGAACTTAAAGCTGTTGGCCAGAATGTTATCGGTGTCACCTTTCATTCCAGAAGTGAACACAGGCTCCATACGATAAAGAGGTACATAATCGCCAGAGAGATTCCTGAGCATGCCTTCTTCGTCGCGTCTTGATACCTGAAACAGCGTAACTGTTTTCATGGTTTCAGCAGTCTTGTTTATATGTGTACGGAATAAATTGAACAGTTTCATGATTTTGTCCTCCTTAACTCTTGACAAATACGAATAAAAATGCTATAATCGGCTCGTTAGAGCCGATTACGAGAAATTGTGGTTGCTTGTTCATAGCTTACAGCTTTGCTGTTTTCATTATTTTAAAGCCATGTAGAAGCCACTACGCCGAAGGAACTATTTAGAAAGCCTCGTTGTATGCTCTATTCTTAAAAACCCACTTCGCAAAAAAATATTACAAAGCAATCCCCCTCGTCCCTTACCGTGAAGCAAGGAGCGAGGGGGATTGTGTTTATGCGGGTTCAGAATAGGCGATGTCTGCAAATGGTTTATGGGAAGGAAGATAGCAGTCCATCATCGCGCTGTATTTGAGGTCTTCAATGGCATCTGCAATCTTTTGGCTAGTGCCGATAATAGTCTTGGTATCAATCCAGACAATATCGAAACCCCAAGGAGCTTCTTCGCCTACGCCATACTGTATGTGAGCCTTGTATCTTTTCATGATGATTACCTCCTAGTAATATCTGAGTTTGTTCTTTAAAGAGAATCCCAGCTACGCTTGGTTTGACGTAACTGGGTCCGCTTTACTTTACACCTTTACGAGTTCGCTTACAGCAGCAACGAACTTGCGCACTCTGTAGCGTAGAGTGTGACCTATTCGCCACTTGCTCACACGCCACCGATGCTCCCCGCAGAGTCTCATGACAAAGTCATAAACGTCTTCGAGGCTGATGTCGTTGCGCTTCTGTGCAGCTATGTAACCCATAACGGCGCATATCACGTACTGTCCCGTAGCGATAGACACATCGATTTCTGGCAGGAGTTTCACCATGAGAACTCTAGCCTGTTCGATAGTTGTCTCGTTCAGGGATGACATGAGAGGTCTTGCCATAACGCATTCCCTCCTTTCGGTAGATTTGGACACGCCCATTGGTTATGGACGCATCTTAACCTACCGACTGCTAAGCATGTTAGCATCAGATCTTACAGCTTTGCTGTTTTTATACAGCTATGTCTTCTAATGCTTACAAATAAAGCGAGGGGCACCCACCACTGAGTACCCCTTAGCCTTAAAGCATTAGAAAGGAATTGAAGAATTCTCGTCCGCAGTCTTATTGTCGGGTTGAGCTATACGAGCTTTTATCCAATCAATGGCTTCATCAAAGTTGCTGGTTATGAGAGTGTCATTCATCCAGCCACCAATGCTCTGTAAGCCATGGAAGACCACCAGACCATGCTTGTTCGCAATCTCAGCAGGAATGGCACTGTTATTGATGCCGCCCACGTAAATGCGCAGCTCTAAATCATTGCCGAACCTTATCGAGATTACGTCAGCACTGCCATCTTTCGGAGATTCAATCTTGCGATTAGAAATCATCCCGGTGAATTCCTTGTTGACCCTGTTCAGTGCAGTCTTTGCAGACCATATCGAAGAGTCAGAGGGAACATCAACCGTTCCGATGAGAGTGCTGCCCGCTACTATGTTAAGCGCTACGATTTTGCCGTCGTCGCCAGTAACCACTTGTTCCCTTGGAGCAGTAGCCGTTACCTTGGCGAACTTAGCAAAATGCCCGTCAGCGCCCATTACTGCTACCCAGCGCGGAACCCAAGAAGGTTTCCTGGTCTGACCCGGAGCAGTATTTACATGAGCGGATGCATCATCCTTAGCAGAAGCAATAGGGGTATTGGTTTCAACCTCAGAACCCTTTTCCATTTCTGCCTTCATCTGTTCTAACTTAGTAGCCATTTTCAGCTACCTCCTTCTTTAAAGATGGGATTGATGATAGATTATATCACTATCATCATAACTTATAGCTTTGCTATTTTCATCCAAGTTTGCACCTAGATGATGTTATGACGATAATGATATAACTATCATCAGAGCTTACAGCTTTGCTGTTTTCATCCATCTTTTCAGCGACTGGCATTATGAATAGTCGTGACAATTTTCATCACGACTTCTCGTCTAGAGAGTGGAGAATTTACATTTTCCAGCTCCAAAGACAAATGGGTTAGGGAAGAAGTTATTCTAACCCTAACCCATTCTAAATGCCGAAGGCTAATTACTCTGCCCACACACCTTTACGGAACATATAACTCTCAAGAACTTTGAGAGCTTTAGTATATGCATCAGGTGATTCTGTAGCATTAACAGTTTTATTGAAAACATGTTCGTTGCCTTTTTTCTCGTAAAGCTCTACGTTATTGCCTTTAACTACAACAAACCACTTATAGTCAGAAGACGTATAGCAAGCTTGTTCGTAGTATCTAGCGATGAACTCAGGTCTTACGGAGTAATATGTGATATAGCCGTGTTTATTTTTGTTAGCCATCAGATATTTCTCAACGATATCTTCAATAGACTTGCCAATCATGGTTGCATATTCGTTAAGATTGCGCTTATCGATATTCTGAGTCCACCTCGGATATTTGCCAGCAACAGCTTTATCGTGTACAAATTTGACAAATTCACGATCAACATCATTGTTGTTAACAGTTTCAATAGCTTCTTCATCGATAACTGCCTGAGCTGTTTCTTCTTCAGGAACAAAATTGTCGTAAGCTTCCCATGCTGCTTCGACTTCTTCTTCGGTCATCTTATCTTCATCAGGAATATGATCAGGGTCGTAAGCGCTATAATCGTACAGCTCGTTATCAGAATAAGAATTCATCATATCGTTTATGGCTTTTTCAAGAGCGGTCATATGCTCAGTCTCTTCTTTTACGGGTTCGGCTTCAGCTACAGGGACATTAGAATCATCGAGTGCCATATTAATATTATTAAGTTCTTCATCAGAAAAAGCAAACGGAATATCAATATCATCAGAAGCGTTGTCTTCAGCAACAGGAGCGCCAATTGCTTCATCAATAAGAGAGTCAAAGTAGTCAGAGTTGTTTTCTTCTGCGACATCATTAGAATCAATAACGTTATCGTCTTCAACGATAGAAAAGCCTTCAAGCTTTTTGTTGCGGTTTACGCGAACGTGAATGAAATCGTGGATTGTCGGAGTCATGTCTTTTGCGTTATCATATATTGCCTCGAAATCAGAGCGGGTAATGTTGACGGGAAGATTGAGGCCAGCAGAAACAATAGTGCGAACTTTGGATTTATCAGCAGCGGACAGAACGGACATGGTGGGAACGACAACAACATTAATAATAGCGCTTTTCATGATATATACCTCCATAAATTTAATATTCAGTTGATTTGTGAACTATATAAATAAAATAGGAGAGGGATTTCTCCCCCTCCTATAATATCTTTAGCGGACGAATACATTAACAATGTTATTCCCGGCAGTAATAGATGTTTTGCACTTTTCGCCTTTATAGGCTTCAGTTTCTTTGTTAACGCCATAGCTACGGAATGTTTTGCCAACAAAAGTAGCGATTTCAAGACCAGTAGCAACAGCTTTATAATTTGTGCCAGTGAATGATTTTGGAAGGCTATAGGTGTCAATTTCGATAGTAACAATGTTCTTGTCTCCAAGGTCCATGAGACCAACGATTTTGCCTTCTTCGTCAACAATGATTTTGGTGAGTACACCATCAGCCTTATTGAACAAAGCATTTGCAATGGCTCCGATTTCTTCCTTAGTTTTGTCCTTACCAATGATATTAAAACGAGGAGCAATATTGTCAGTGATAAGGGTATCGCCGCTATTGTTTTTCCAAGGAATAGCCGCAAAGTTGCAATCGCCCATCTGGAAGATGTCTTCGTTCGGTATTTCTCCTTGGGCTACGCCATCAAGTTGCTCTATCGGGAATTCCTTAGTACCTATCTTGACCTTCTTCTTACCATCCTTACGATTGACCTTATAGGCAGGAATAGTAGCTATCAGCCAGTTGTCTGACTCTACTTTAAGGCTAATAACTTCACGGCAAGGTAGTTTGATAATCCTGCGTGCATCAGGGTCTCTTTTCAGAACTTCAGCAAGCTCATCAGCAAGCAACCAAGAGAAGCTTCCAACTGTCTTTTCTTTAGTTCCCATAAAGAATGCTGCAACAGCCGCGCTTGTATAAGGAACATTGAGTTCATCGCACATTTCGATTATCCTTCTGCATGCAGCCTTTTGAGCGCATTCAATCAGTTCAGGATTTTCGTTAATGTCAACACCCCTGATTTCATTAAGGTATGAGTTACGAATGACTTCAAGCTTCGTGACTGTATAACCTTTGTTTGTTCCGCCATTGCTCTTAATAATTTTCCATACGCCATCATACTCGTCTTTATTAAGCAGAGTAGCAACATAAGGAACCATTTTGATGCCATTGCCCATTATTTTGTCAATTTCTTTTTCACGGGCTTGTACATATTGATACAGAACTCCGAGAGTTGATGTGCTGATATACTGATTGCGGACAAGAAGCTCATTACACTGGCCTTTGCGCATCCAATCAGAGTATACACGATGAGCTGCGATTGCATTAATGAGAAGACCCCAGACATGGCCAAAACCATTCTTTGTGCGGTCAATTTCACGCCCACATTCACAGCCATTAACGATGCCAAGCTTCGCAAATTCAACAGCAATGTCTTCAAGTTCTTCAGCAGTTTTAGTGCCAGCAAGAATATTGTTGTCTTCAGCAAGCATGGTTTCTCCCTTAACGAGCTTTTCATAGTAGTAGCCGTTTTCTACTTCATCCTTGCCCATACGACTTATATCTGCAATAAAAGACCATGTCTTACGGGTATATGAGAATACTTTGACGGACTTTTCTCTGCCATGAATCATTATCTTTTCTGTCTTAGTCATACCTGAGTTTTTATCAATAGCAGGGAGACGGTTGCCAAGTGTAGGAGCTTCTACATAAATGAATTTCTCGCCATTGCATGTGCCAATAAACCATCCAGTATACAGACGCTTATCTCCATCAACATCGAACAAATCTCCAAGAGCTTTTCTCTCTTCAGCAGTAAGTTCATTCTGAATATAGTCGCCGTTAACAGTAAGGCGAGGATCGATTGGCTTTCCGATATTTTCATCGCATGGCACTTCAAGACCAGCAGATTCAGGGTTATTAAACCTGTCACTTACAAACATCTTTTCGCCTTTATGACCAAGACGTCCCATATAAAACTTTTCTTGATCGAATTTGTTATAGAACTTAACTTTATAGCCAGTAAGACTTGACATTTCGGACAGGATAATAAGTTCATTGGCTAAATCAATAGCAGTCATAGCTGACTTAGACAACAAACCTACCATATCGCCATTAAGGGTTCCAATGAGCATAGCTGTAATAGCTTTCCAAGTGAATTCTTTCTTCTTCTTGGCTTCGACTATAACACCTGGCTCTGTAAGGTAAATAGAGATTAAGTTAGCAAGATTTCTCTTATTGATGAGTTTAGTCCCGTGGCGGATAGCGTCTACGAACATTTTGCCAACTGGATTATTATTGAAAATAAGGTGAATTTTGTCACCATCAAAATCGGCACCCTGAAGGTTCTCCCAGATACCGTCGAATACGCTCAGTTCGCATACGTCATGGTTCCACCACCATGCATCGATTTTGACGAGAGTAAGCTTAACAATCTCTTGCCAGCCATATCCAGGGCTACGAGCTATCATGGCCTCACAAGATTTATTGCTATAGTGACCTTTATAGCCTTCATTAATGCCTTGTTCTTTTGCGTACTCATCAAGTGTTTTAATGTGCACACCTGCTTCAGCCATTTCATCTTTCAACCACAGGTTAAGCAGTTCAGCCCAGTCACAAGAAATGAATGATGTGTTGCCAGGAACTTTCATTCTACCGCATGCCATATTATTGATTACAACTTTAATCGTTGTCAATATAGCAGTTTGAACGATGTCCATTTTGATGAGTTTCTTATTCATTGCCAACAGAGATGCAGGACCATTTTGACAATTGAAGTCGTCACTATATTTTGCAAAGAATGCAACGGCTTTGTCAGGGTCTTTCAGCGCATCAACCATTTCATCAATGATTGTCTTAGCGATAGACACGATTTGCTTCGGTGACAGTTTCAGTGCGCTCAGCATAAAAGCATTGGTGTTGATAAAATCTTTATCACTGTGAACTTTACCTACCAAGCAAACGCTAAACTCTGCATCTTCCCAGTTTTCAACACTAAACTTCTCGGCACTGTCAGGGGTAAGAATATCGTAGTTGTCAACGATTATTTCGCCATTTTTCTTTGTATCAAGAAGCTGACCAAGGTCTGCGAGTTTCAACAAGCCCTTCTTCCCGCCATGCCTTATAGTATAAGCTGGTGGTATTTTGGCAATAATGTTGCGGATTTCGCTATCTTCTTCGATGTTGGCAAGAATTTTATCGCTGCTATTCCACCAGTCCATGATGATTTTATACTCATCTATGGTAATTTTCTTAAGAAGAGTAGCTATACCAGCAATAATTTTGATATTTGCAAGCATTTCGCCATCGCCAGGTGTCAAAGTCTTTTCGTCTTCGCCAGCAATGCCGTTCTTAATGTCAAGTTTCAGGTCTTTTATCTTATCTGACAGCAACGCAAGAGTGCCTACGTTCTCGGCAAACATACCTATTTCGTCTACGAGCTTCTTCCCAGAACGGTTATATTCTTCCACTATTGCGTATTCATATTCAATTTGCTTCTTCACATCAGCTACAATAGCTTCAAGAGTATTAACGCATTCGTCCGTTTTGTTGTCCGCAAAGAGTTCTTTAGCCTTGTTAAGGTTATCTTTAATGGATGGTACATTTATGATTTCGGACTCTCTGTCACAGAAAGCGACGAGTTTATCAAAGCGTTTGCGGGTGTTTTCCTCCATCTGCTTTGTTGTCAGAGGCTTGTGGATGTTGAAGATACCACTTATTACGTGGAACGGGCTTTTGACTCTTACGCTAGCATCTTTTACACGTAAAGTTTTAGCAACGCCAATGGATTTGTCGTATACATCCTTCATCTCTGGATTTTTGGTAACAAGCTCCATGAGTGAGAATGTGGAAGACATTGCAAGACCAAAGCGACTCCATGTCTTTGCAACATTAACAAGCCCATTTTCATTAACAAGCCTATATCCCTGGAATTCTTCATTCCTGAAAGTGTTTACAACTTCATCCATCGTAACGATGTGCTTTGTATCGTTGTGATATTTGCGAAATACATTGGCATACTTGGTGAGGCCCATAGCCATTCCCCATACATAGCCAATATACGCATTAGGATTATTAACCCACGCTACTGGGATGCTTGTGAATACGAACTGACAGGTTTTCATTTTGCTTGCAGGCATTGCGAGGAACTTAAAAAGAGTACCAGTGCTTGCGTCGTAGAACCCATTATCCAGTATCTTTTCCATAAGGGATTGTGTTGCTTCTGATGATTTGTTTTGTGGCTTAACTGTAAGGATAAGATTGTCTTTGCTAATATTGAATACTTTACGCGCTAATACACTGGAAGAGGCATTATCAACAATAAAGTATGGTTCACGTCCATTGTGTTGTTCTTTATATTCGTTTACATTGCCCCTAGAAACGACTCTGCTTTCTCCATTTTCATCGTTAAGCTGAACGTAGCAATAAGTTTGTCCATCGATTTCTATTGTGTTAAGGACGGGTACGTTTTTGCCTTCTTCATTCTTCTTCCAAGTGTAGAAAGCGTTTTCTGCAAGGCTAATGACAGGTACGCATTCCTTGGTTACTACTACGTCATGGTCAATATACTTAACATATTTGCGAAGTGCATTCAGCATATTGCTCCATACAGCGGTTTGCCTGCCCTTAGTATAGCCATTATACACACTTGTAAGCTTTTCTCCACTAAGCACCTTATCCAGATTGTTTTTCAGGGTAACATCGGAGATTTTCTCAAGAGCTTCTTTGTTGATAACGATTTTGCCGTCTTTTGCGTCAGATTCGAAGTTGCCAATATCGATAACACCCATAATAGTGAGTATAGCTGCACAGCCAATCTTGGCATTACGAGTCTGTTCATACATCTTATTACCTTCATTTCTGAGGTAATTAAGAACCTGATAACCTATAGTCATAAGGTCATCAGGGATAGATTCTTTATGATACTTGGAGTTGAACAAGCGAATGAGGTGCCTTACGTTTTTGTCGTCGTTATAATACTTGCCTAACATACGGTTTATGCGAATACGGGTTTCTATTTCCGCTCTTCTTTCCGCTTCTTTTTCGAGGGTCTTCAGTGCTTTCTTATAAGCACGCTTGGGGTCGTGACGGTAGAGCTTTGCATGCTTTTTGCGAGCAAGATACCAGATATAGTTTTCGTTGCAGAGTTCTGTGTTATACTGCACATACAGTCCGGTGGTGATTTGCTTCATGGCTTTGACTGCCTTAGAGACAATCTTCCCCATGAGCACGTTCATGATAGCGATGATGATGCTCAACATTTTACATTCCTCCATTTTCTTTATTCCTTTGGACACCAGCATGGTACATGTATTAGTACATGTGTTCTTGGCTCCCTTAATGCATATGTTGATATATGCAACAGCGTGTGTGTCCATACACACTGGAACGCCATTAATGCACGTCTATGCGTACAATAGAACAATTCCAATAACGGTGAAACACTTGTGTACGTATGTCGCATATCAGCCGCATACGAATCACAATATATTGGTTTACCATCATCGGTGCGCAAGTTACCATCTTACGCAGACAAACTACCATATAAATATGGTAATCTGTTTCGGCTTGGGTCTATGCTTCTTAAGAGATACTTCGCATAAATTTTTGCAAAGACCATTAAAGTTGGAACACACAAATGGGGGTGGGGTATCGATCTTTTTTTTGAGTTAAAAGTTAATACCTGCTTCCCCCCACAAAATATATCTGCATTTACTGTACCTCACGGTTTCCAGTTCCTCCCAAAAGGGGGTGGGGTATAAAAGAAAAAGCTCTTCGAGTAAACGAAGAGCCAATTCCAAAAATATATATATCAAATTTTTTGCCTATACTGGCGTTTTAAAAAATGTTGTGCTATACTACAATAAAAGAGTAATTTTAAGCGGTATATTATAATTATATAAAGCGTTTGAAATATACTAGATGAAAGGAGTTTAATATTTTTGTCATGAATACAAGTCCAATTATTATTAATGAAATTAAAAGATTATCACAAGAAGAAGGATTGAAAGACTCTGAAATTGCTGATATAATTAAATATAATAGAGTTAGTGTTCAGAGAATCAGGCAAGAAAATAATATTCCTACGTATAATAAAAGTGTTCGTAAAGATAAGAAAGTTATTTGTCCACAATGCGGTAAGAGTTATTTAATTAGAAGATGTGAGAAACCTGGAATATGCTGTCCAGAATGCGCTGTTATTTTAGATAACAAAATAAGAGTTCAGTATGCTTCGGAATAAGGAAGTGATTACTAATGGCCATGAGCATGAGCGACTTAAGATCAACCATAAATGGCATGACATCATCACAAAAAGTAGACGCTATAAACGGTCTTCGTGATTATTTTTTTAAAGATAAATCAATTTTAAATGTAACTACTACAGTTGCTCCTGATTGGGCATTAGGATATTCTATACTTACTCAAAATGGTCAGCAACCTTTAGATGCTGGAACTCTTAAAAGCTATATAGATGAATTTTTCCCAAAGAACAATGCAGAAGCTACAAATAATGCTTTTAGAACTTTAGTTAGTAAAAAAGCAGAAAAAGTAACAACTCCAAACACAATCAAAATAGATGTAGGCTCTAAAAACGATTGGGATGTAGTAGATTTAAGTACAAATACTTTAATACCTAATGAAAGAGTTAATGGATATGGAGAATTACCTAGTAATGCCTCTCAGACTCTTTATTCAAAAATAAGACAAAATATTTTTGATCAAGATCAAGATTTAGCTCGTCAATATCCAAGTATTTTTAAAAAAGAAATAGGTCAGTATCAACCAGAACCTAGTTCGCAACATCAACCAAATTCTCAGCCTAAATCCCGTCAAAAACCACGATCTAAATCTGAAAAACCTATTTCTACAAATATAAACAATAATACATCAACTGGAGGAAGAAACATGATAAATGATGATACTTTAAGTGATTTCTTGCCTGACGCTGAATCTATTTCTAAGTTAAATGCAAATCAGCAAAAAAAATTACATCAAAGAATTAATGAAAGAGCAAGAGATGAATGGGCAGATCAACTTAGTGGATATGGTCTCCCTGAAGATGGTGTTATTAATCATCATGGTCGTAGCGATCCATCGAAATATGATTGGGAAAATAAAAGATATACAGAAGATGTTGCAAAATCATATAATTTAGATTCTGCATCTGCAAAAGCTTATAGAAGAAATGTTGAAAAAGAATTAAAAAGAAAAAATAAAGCTGAAAAAGCAAAGATTAAACAAGGGGAGTCTGGTTCCCCTGCTGTTAATGAAGCTACGAATAATAGCGCAGGTAGTAGTGTAAGAAAACAAATGGGTTCTGGAATGAAAAAGCGAGTAGTTGGTGAAGAAGCAACTAATGCTACTAGATATGGCACTAATAATGTCTCAGGTGGTAGAGTTAATGTAGGTAACGTTGGTGAAGGCGCAACAGTTAACATATACAATAATACGTACAATAATTATGGTATAGGCGGCGCTGGTAAAGAAGCTGCTGAAGCTGTTGAAAATGCCGCTGAGACTGGGGCAAAAAAAGGATTTATGAGTGGCATAGATGATGCCGTAGGCAAATCATTTATGCATCACGGCGGATTTAAAGCTGCTGGTCTAATTGCTGGTGGATTATTAATAGGTAAATTGCTTGATGATGATTAATTTAAAGTTAAATTGAAAGTTGGTGTAATAGATGCCAAGAGTCTCAAGAAATATTACAAAAAAATTAAGTAAAATAGCTAAAGATGGAACCGAAGAATTAGGGGGAAAATTAAGCGAAAGAGCATTAGCTAGCTCTGGAGGTTCTGCTAGAGCGCGACAAACACAAGCTCGCATAAAACAAGCTAAAGCAAACACAGAACAAGCAAGAATACGTACAAACCAAATAGAGCAAGCTCAGGCAGAATATAGAACACTTAGAAATATGGGGGAAGATGTTCCCACAGAAAAATCTAAGGCTAGACATGCAAGAAAAGAAGAAAGAGAACGTATAAGAAAAGAAAAAGACGCAACAAAAAGATCTAGAGAAAGAAATACACAAGATGAAAAAAGTACAAAATTAGAAAAAGAAAAATCAAGACAAAAAGCTATTGATAAACAAAAAGAAAGAGTAGAAAGACGAAAAAAAGAAAATAATGCAATAATTAAGGATAGAGAAGGAAGAAGAGCTGCTCGTTTAGAAAGATCATCACAATTAAAAAATGACGATATTGTACGAAAATCTAGTAGAGAACAACAAGTTGCAGAAGATCAAGCTAACAAAAGAGCTAATAGAAAAGTTGATGAAATAGAAGATGAGATGCTTAAACAATCTAACCAGCAATCGAAACAAGAATTGTCATTTAATAAATATTCTCAAAAAAATGGACACGATGTTACAGACGGGATGAATATTATTAAAGCATCAAAAATTAACTATAATTTAGATAAATTTGATGTTGCAGGTTATGAACAAAGACGTATTCCTCGTGCCAACATAGAAAGTCTTGCTGGTAGTACAGATCCTAAAACAAGGGCAAGAATGGAAGACTTTTATTCAAAAAAACGTTCAGCTAAAAAAAGAACTCAACGTGTTGAAGCATCTAAAGCAAGGCAAGAAGTTCAAAGAGCAGAGTCAAATTCAGAGGGCGTAGGAAGCGTAAATGACGATATTAAGAGACAGCAAGCTGAAGTTGATAAAGCAGCAAGAAAGAAAGAAAGAAGAGAAAAGTGGGAAGCTTCTCAAAGAGAAGCAGAAAGAAAAGAATTAGATATAGATGAACCAAGAGATTTTGAATTAGAGCAACAACGTCTTCAATATGAACAAGAAGTTACTCCATATGGTTTAGGTAGAGAAGCAGATGAAGCAAACGAACTAAGTTTGATACAGCAAAGACAACAAGCACGTAGGGAAGCAGCAGAAAATCCTAATAATCAAGTATTTGGTGGAGGAAGAGCAGATCAATTTGATCCATACACGTCAACTGCCAGAACTCAAGCAGATGTAACCAATGAAATGATTACAAATATGCCAGGAGTAAGAAGAGGACAAATACCTGAAGCTGCTGCACCTGGAAGAAATCATTGGTGGAATAGACAAAGCGCTACACAACAAAAGCCAAGAACAACTAGAAAATCAGGTCCAGAAAATCAGGCAGGGGTAAGTGGGAATGGTGCGGCAGAAACTACAGCAACAAATACTCCAAAACCTAAAGACGCACCCCCAGAGGCAAAAAAAGATCAAGGTGTCTTAGCTAGAATAATATCAGAATACCCAGTTCAGTCAATGGCTGTAGCTGGCGGCACAGCTTTTGCATTAGGCATGATAATGGGTGATGATGACGGTTAAGGTGATTTTATGTATACTCCATGGCAACAATCATATCAAGCAAATCAAGATATGATTAGATTCTTTGTTGACTTATTACAGAAACCAGAAATTAAAGCAGAGATAAGTAAACAAGTACGTGTAGAAGTAGATACACAACGCAAGAAATCATCTAATGCTTATAGATTTGATAGAGTACAATCTTATGAATCTCTTACGTCTGGTAATGTTAATATGCAAACAAGAATGGCAGCTTCTGGTTATGATGTATATGGACGATCTCTTATACTTGCTAACCAACCATTAAAAAATGAAACTGCTTTTAAAAACATGAAAAATAAGTTAAGATACGGTAGAGCGCCGCATAAAGGTTATCTTAATCAAGGAAGTTCTACAATAACGTAAAGGTGGTAATAATTATGGCTAAAGCATCAATTATTGACGATATTATCAATAGCAGATTGTTTAGAAATGTTTTCGGTGATGTTAAAAGCACTATGCCTGGCGTTATGGATAACAGAGGTATTAGATTTGCTGCCGAAAGTCTTGCTGGGAAAAAATCAGCAGAAGAGATTTCTGCCGCTATAAGTCAAACTCAGGCTGGATGGTATAATGGTTTAGGAAAAGAAGGGCAAGACGCATTAGAAAAACGAGTGGCAAGTGCTTTAAGCAGCTCTAATCTCATGGATGCTAATGGAAATGTCGATTTGGTCAAATTCCGAAAGAAGCTGGAAAAAGGACTTGGAAGTGATGCCTTAAATAACATTAAAGATCCAGATCTTGATAATTGGGCGCAGCAAGCGTTAAATGCTTATAATACGGAATATGGCACCGTAATGGGGCAAGGTAAGCAAATATTTGCTAGCAATCCCGAATTTGATTTAAATAATTTAACTGGCCCAAGAAAGGGCGAAGCACTTGTCAGATCTTATTTTAGTGCAGATGCCGGTAAAGAAGTACAGCGTGATCGTATAGGCGCAGCAATTGGTGCTTATGCAATAGCAAATACTGGCGGTCGTTTATTAACAGGTGGAAGTTTAACTCGTAATTCTTCTGGTCAAAGAGATATAGCAGGCATTCCATTTATTTAAGAGGTTAAATCATGAATAATTATACATCAGGATTGCAAGTAAATACACCAAATGATTTTAACAAAGATAATTCGCTTCCAGATTTACAAGGAAAAACAGGTTTAGAAGTTACAAATGCCATGTGGGGAATAGAGCCTGCACTTATTAAAGAACTTAGTAATGTAAATAAAGTCTATTCCTCAAAACATGGTTTATTTGCTTCTATCCCTATTCTTTGTAAAGGGCCTGATTGTGCATATAAAGATGTATGCATGATTAGCAAAAAACAAAGAAAAGTAGGACAACGTTGTCCAATGGAAATAGCAGCTATATTATCACGTTATAATCAATGGTGTGAACATTTTGAAATTGATACGTCACAAGACATGATTGACCCAAAAGATCTTGTAGATGCTACTTTAATTAAAGATTTAGTTAATATAGAAGTACAAATGATACGTGCAGAAAATAAAATAGCTTTAAATGGCGATTTTATGGCTGATACGCTACTTGATATTGATAAAAAGTGTAATCCTTACTATGGAAAAATAGTTGCTCCAGAAGTCGAATTTTTAATGACTTTACAAGATAAGAAAGTAAAGATATTAAATCAGCTTAATGCTACTCGTAAAGATAAAGCTGGAGATAAATCTAAATTTGCAGCTTCTGATATGGCTATTCGGATATTCCAGCAAGTACAAGATCTTGAAAAAGCAAATAAAATTATTAACGTCAGTGATGTTGAATTTAATGAAGTTGGAGAAGTAATAGAAGAAGTTCCTTGTGAGGAGGAATAAGTATGAGTTTAATAGATAAAACTATTGGCGCTACTAAATTTATTAATAATCATTTAATGACTAATAATCTTCCATTTGATCAAGGTGGAGGCTTTAGTTCACTTTTAATGCCTAGAGTTTTAAATAAACGTGGTGTGTTTGGTTTTCTTGGCGTAAGTACCATTGCTTCTGGAATAGATACAGCAGTAAAGATGGCTAATGAATCTAAAATGGGTAGTGTTAGTTATTCTGATGGAATGGCAAGGATGACTAAATCTTTTGTTACTGGAGCGAAGAAAGTAATGAATGAAACTGCTCAAGGCAATTATGGAATATTTTCTGACATGGCTCAAGAAGTTGTGCGTTCTCCAGGTGTTGGAAGAATTCTAGATGATTATGGCGCTGATGCTAATTTAATTTCATCTTTATATGGAATGAGGTAATAGAATATGGCTAATGCTCCTAGTGGCGGAAATCAAATGGCTAGGCATATACTTTCGGGATTGCCTGGAGATGCAATAAATTTATTTTTTGGTGTAAGCGCCTATAAAGATGCTAGAAAGCAAGGGAATAATGCAGCAATGTCTGCTGCAAAAGCAATTGGGTCTTTTGCTTGGGGAGAAATATTTTATGGTGGAATGAATTTAGCTTTGCAAGGTATGGGCATTTCAGGTTTGGCTGCTTTTGCGGCTCCATTCGCTTTAACAATGATTCCTACGGGAGCACAAATTGCTGGGCAAGCATTCCAAAATGTTGGTAGAACAATGGATGAACAATATTCACAAGCAGGAAGACTTGGTTCTGGTTATTTTAATATGAGCCAAGCAGGATATACAATGCGTCAAAGAAGTTTAAACGCAATACAATCTAACGGGTTAAATACTCGTTCTGTACTTGGAAATGAAGCGAGAACATTTTTTAGATCAAGCGGCGTTGATGCTGACTAAAATAATACATAAGAAAGGTGGTACAAACAATGAATCCGAAAGTTGTAGCTGCTACTATTGCAGGTTCTGGCATAGGGTTTAGTGCTGGCTTCTTAAGTAAAAGTGAAGAGCTTGAGAATAATGGGAATTCCTTTTGGTCACAAATAGGAGGAGGTCTTAAAAGCGGAGTTAAAGACAGTATTATAGGTAGTGGAGCTATATTAGCACCATATGGTGTATATAAAGCTATATCCGTAATTAAATAGGTGATATAATGGCTGAATTACACACTATATCAGAGCTTAATAACAACCAAATAAATGAATTAACAAAAATATTATTACCTCTTGACAATCAATTAGATAAAAGACTTGCTTATGTTATGAATAAATTAAAATTATCTAAAAGTCATGCTTTAGAATATATAGTAACAGACAATCCAATTCTTTGGGCTAAAGTTTATCTTGATTGGGAAGCTCGTGATTATCAATATTCAATTGTTAATGAAGGTAAAAAATCTAAAAAACTTGTACTTAGACTAGGAAGACGTTTAGGGAAAACAGATAGCTTATGTGTTTTAATACTTTGGTTTGCTTATACACAGTATAATAGAGGCCCTAACAATCAATATGATATTGTTATAGCAACTCCATATGAAACACAAATTGATTTAATTTTTAAAAGATTGCATCAATTAATTGAAAAATCTGCTTTAATGTCTTCTGTTTTAAGCCGTGATATTAGTCACCACCTTGAATTTAATATAAATGGTATCACAAGCACAGTATTAGGCTTTACCGCAGGAGCTAATAATGCTGCTGGTGGCGCTAATAATACTCGTGGTCAGCGTGCAGATGTACTTATTTGTGATGAATGTGATTATATCGGCTCTAATCAGCTTACTAATATTTTGAATATCCGTAATGAAGCTCCTGAACGTATTAGATTACTTTGCGCCTCTACTCCATCTGGTAAACATGAAGAATATTATCGTTGGTGCCAAGATGCTTCTAAAAAATATTTTCCATCAGAAGAAGATATCAAAAATAATGATTTTCATGGTTATAAAATAGATCAAAAACCTGTCGGAGAAGGCAATGGTTGGACAGAAATATATGCTCCTTCTAATGTTAATAAAGAACTTCTTAAGATAAATCCAGATACAATGCAAACATACCTTGAGGATATTCGCGAAGAATTATCTGAAATGCGTTATGCCCAAGAAGTTATGGCTGAATTTGGCGAAGAAGAACTTGGTGTTTATCAGAAACGTTATATAGAACAGGCATGTTTAGAGGGAGAGAGAATTAAATTCCACTATATCACTAAATGGCCAGAAGAAGAGCGCAAAAAATATCTTAAACAGACACATGGTCAGTGTATTCGTATACTTGGTATTGACTGGGATAAGTATTCTGCGGCTACAAATATGGTATGTATGGAATTTGATAGATTTCATCAAGACCAAGAAGGTCGCATTGTTCCAGTATTTAAAATGCTATTCCGTATTGAAATAGCCCGTTCTGAATTCACATACGTTAATGCTATGAACAAAGTTATAGCATTAAATGAAGAATATAAATTTGATTGGATAGCTATAGACCGTGGTTATGGCGAAACACAACTTGAATTGTTCCATAAATACGGAATGGAACATCCAGAATCTAAATTAGCAGATAAAGTTGTTGGATATCAATTTAGTGAAAAGATAGAAGTTACTGATCCGTATACAAGAAAGAAAGATCAAAAGCACTTAAAGCCATTTATGGTTAATAATTCTGTAAATCTTTTTGAGAAAGGCAAAATCGTGCTTGATCCTAAAGATAAGACTATGATTAGTCAACTCGAAGAATATAGGGTAAAATCTATAAGCTCGTCTGGTCTTCCGGTGTATACAGATGAAAATGAGCATGCTATTGATGCCATGAACTTAGCCCTCTTGATTTTTGCGCAAAAATATGATACTCTCTTAAAGAAAGTATTCAGCATTAAAACAGCTTTTATTGGAAATATTGATAATCGTCCTGTAGACGTTAAATCTCGTAATATTATTGCTGATAAAACAGATGACACATGGTTTTCTGTTATAGATAGAATTTCTACTAGGGAACAAACTTCTATAGTTGGAATTACTAACTTTCAAAAAAACAAAAAGTCTAGCAAAAGAGCAACTGTATTCCAAAGAAGGAAATTCTAATGGCTATTGAATTTGACCAAGGGGCTATAATCGGTTATGAGCCTAAATTAAAATATGAAAAAGATAAAAATTCTATTGTTAACAATGAAAATTCATCTTCAGACACTCAAAAGACTGATTATTCAGGCCAAATTATATATTCTAATGCAATTAGTAGCTTTGAAGATAACTTACCTAGCAAAGCACTAAGTAATTTATCTGATGCTGATATTATGCTTAGAACTTTCGTAGATGAGCTTACAAAATCATTTAAAAATGATGATTGGGGACAGTATAGTCAAATTTCTTCCCTTGTAACTGCATTGAGTTCTGGAAATGATGAGTATGCGCGTAAATTTGTTAATTATCATAGATATAATATTGAAGGCAGTATTATTCCTGAATTAATTTATACATTGTTTGATGCAGACAAACGTGTAAATACTCTTCTTTCGCTCACAAGAGCACTGTTTTATGGTAACAATGATAATGATAACAGGGAAATAGATGAAAGTTATCTTAAACAATTAAAAATGTATGAACAGGCTCAAGAAACGCAGAAAATTAATTATTATGCACTCCATACAGATGCTACTTTATGCAATATAATAAGTAGTCATTCTGTTGGAATACGTAGGTCTGCAAGGAAAATATACAATGTTCCTTCTCAAATCGATGAATCTTCTACTGATTATACTAATCGTGATCTAATTTTACGATTATATAATGAAACAAATACTGATATAGATGCACAAGAAAAAATATTTACTGACCAACAAAATATTGATTTAATAGAAAATTCGTTATATAATTATTACCAGAAAAGAAAAGATACACTTGATGTTTACAATCTTTTTTCTGATAATGGAAATTCAAGACTATTGGAAAGAAAATTAAGAGCTAGACAAGAAGAAACAAATAGGGCTATAGAAAATGTAATGCGCACTTTAAAGGCAGAAGAAGTATATTTGGCCCAAAACGCTGAATTAGAACAAGAAAAGCACTTTTTAATGAATATAAACGCCAAATTAGCTACAATTAGTTAAAATGATGTTGTATATTATAATATAAGGTAGGCGGTGATTATAAAGAATGAACAAAATTAAGATGTTCTTTGCAAAGAGATTCTTTAAAGAATTACTGCCTGGGTCAGAAGAAGTTAAGGATGCTGGAAGCACTGGTGGAGGTACTGGGCGCGAACTTGCTTCCGAAGTTGTCAAGCGTATTTTATATAAAGAAAATAGCGAGACAGATTTTGAAGACCCCGACTTTGATCTTGAAGATATAAAAAATGGATATAATACAGATTCATACATAAGACAAGGTGTAGATAAATATGTTGACCAAATTTTTAAAGAAGGCTACAATTTTTATGGAACTGATGCAAATGCTGTAGAGTATTTAAAATTAAGGTTTGCATATATAGCAGAAGCAAGTAATACGCCTACAAGTCAATTTTTAATGGATATTGCAGAAGATGTCGTTAAATATGGCAACTGTATGGTTGTTAAAGCTCGTAGTAACGACCCTAATGCTCTTCCTCAAGGGACTACTGTCACAGGATTATATGGCAAAGATCCAGTGGTAGGTTATTTCTGTGCTAATCCTGTTACTATGAAATGTAAGAGAGATGAACATGGTACAATTACTGAATGGCAGCAAGATAATGATGCTGGCACTCAGACATTTAATCCAGAAGATGTTGTTCATTTCTATTATAAGAGAGAAAAGGGTAATGCATACGGCACTAGCTTCTTAATCCCTGTTCTTGATGATGTTCGTGCTTTAAGGCAAGCTGAAGAGAATACATTAAAAATGATGTATCGTTTTATATATCCATTCTATCATGTTGCCGTTGGCACAGAAGATGCTACAGGTACATCTGCTGAAGTCGAACAATTAAAAGAAGCTATAGATGGTATGGATGTTGAAGGTGGTCTTGTTACTACCGAACGTGTTAAAATTACTCCCATTGCTTCTGATAAAGTAATTGATGCCAATCCATATCTTAAATATATGGAATCTCGTGTTTTTTCTGGCATGGGCATTCCAGAAATCATGTTTGGTCGTGGCGATACCGCTAATAGAAGTACTGGAGACAACATGACTTCTGAAATGGCAGATAGAATTAGAGCTATGAGCCGTGTTATAGAAACATTCTTTAATGATTTTATAGTTAAAGAACTTCTTATGGAAGGCGGATACGATCCAGTATTAAATCCAGATCAAAAAGTAGAGTTTAAGTTTAATGACAATGATGTAGATGTAATGATTAAAAAAGAGGTTCATGCTATTTATAAGTATGAACATAATGCCATTACAGAAGACGAAATGCGTGAAGATCTTGGTATGGACCCAATTCCTGACGGCGAACGTGAAAAAATGTTCGTTGAGCTTATTACTCGTGAAACTGAACGTCAGAAACACGAAATGGGAATGGAATTACAGGCTGAAGCAAATAAAGCTAAAGCTCAAACGGGTACAAGCGAAACAAATAACAAATCCAAGAATCAGGGTGGCAAAAAAGCTGGAGGTTCTGGCAATAAGAAGTCATCTAGTGGAACTAAAGCGTCAATAAGTCCTCAATCTATTGGTTTAATTAAAGATTATATTGACAATTTAGAAGATTCTGTAGATAATTATTTACGTCAGTGTTTTGCTACTGATACTCAAATACTTCAAACACAAATGATTCAGTATATGAGAGATTGCAGTAAGAATATAGCTTATATTCTTAATAAAGAAAATGCACCTCAACAATTATACGATTTTGAATATAAAACTTTTCTTGATTTATTAAATAAAATAAATTCTGATTTAATAGGTATAAGTACTTATGCTAGCTCAGAATTAGGTGTAATTGATATTATTGACGTTCATATGAATTTCTACAAAGATTCTATAATAAAACATCTTACTGAGTTTAGCAAAATTGAGGAAGGAGGGCCATAGAATGGCAGATGAACTTACCATAGTAAAAGATGCAAATGGTAAAGAATTTTCATTTAATATGGCCACGATAGCTGATATTAATGGCGATATTGGCCCAAAAGCATCTGTAAACACAATAGTTGATGCTATGAATAAAAATAGGATTAATTTTGTACATGAAACTAAGTTTGTGGATAGCTTAGGTAATGATATTAATCCATTGCAAATTTTATCAGATATGAAATCTGGAAAAACTTCTGTTCAGGCTCTTGATGTAGAAATGGAAGCTACGCATTCTGGCCCTAATCACAATTACTGTGTATACTATGAAGATAGCATGGAAAAAGATTGCGAGTCTTTCGTAAATCCATTTAAAAAGCCAGTACTTAAGAATCATAATACTTATGATGGCGAACCGCTTGGGCGCATACAACAAGCATGGAAAGGCCCTTCAGAACTTACTGATGAACGAAGCGCTATTCACCTAAAGGCTAGAATTACAGATCAAGATTCATTTGCTAAGTTTTTGGATGGTAGATATGGTACTGTTAGCATTAGTGGTACTATGGGCACTGTGACATGTAATATATGTGGTAGAACCATTCTTAAAGATGGTAAAATGAAGTTTTGTGGTCATTGGCGTGGAGAAACATATAAAGATCAAGTATGTTATTGGGGCGCTAAAGATATAGAATATCATGAAGTTTCTACGGTAAATAATCCCGCAGATGATTTTGCTCAAATTATGAAGGTTACAGTCGTAACAAACAATAAAGATAACAAGGAGGGTTCAGACATGAATGGAGAAACTGGTGCTCAAAACACTCAAGCTTCCAACCCAGAAGAAATTAAAAAGACCATCTCTGACATGATTGATAGTTTGCTTGGTGGAGTTAGTACATCACCTACTCCTTCTATTCAAGATTCAGAAACACAACCTACATCACAAGCCGAAGATGATTCTCAACAGCAACCTGCTAAAGAAACATCTGATGCTGAATTGCAGAAGAAAATAGATCAACTTCAAAAAGATTTAGACGCTTCTAATCAGAAAGTTGCCGATTTAACTAAAGATTTAGAAGCAGAGAAACAAAAAGTTGCTGATGCAGAAAAAGAACGCGATACCGCTCGTGCAGAAGCAATTAGTATGAAAGATATGTGTCTGTCTCTTGCCACTTCTAATAAAGAAATGGTAATTGATAATATAGTGTCCAATGAAAATGCTTCAGGCAAACTTGCAGAAGACAAGATGGCTGAACGTAAGACTGAGCTTTTGGCACAGTCTATGAAGGAACTGAACAAAGCACTTGAAGATTCTAAGAAAGTTCAAGCTCCTCGGACACCAGTTAGTGTACCAAATCCTACACTGGCTAATAATGAAGATAGCAACAGTCATAAAGAGACTGAAGCTAATACAATTGCTGATAACAAGGGCGCAAAGCGCAACGTCGATGACTTTGCGAAAGACATTGTTAGTAAGCTTTTCAACAAATAATAAACGAGGAGGAAAAACTAATGGCTTTGTTTAGGGGTTATGAAAACCAACAAGGTTCTCGGTCACATACCGCGCTGGTGCGCTCTGGTCATATGTCTCCTGCTGAAAAGTGGATTCTTGATCCTACTTTCCTTGACAAGAAAATGAGTGCTATCTTTAAAGACGGTGTGTTGTTTAATTATCAATATGGCGGTCCTGGGATGGACGAAGTTGTTATCCCAAAGGGTCGTGTAGTAGGCGTTGGTGCTTCTGTGAAGGATTATGTATCTAAGAAGTATCTTGCATCCATTACCCTTCCTGGTCTTGCTACCAATAACAACGTAATTGGCATGGCTCCATATAATTTTACTAAGGATTGGTTCCAGCTTGATAGGTTCGGCGGCAATCAGCCTTCTATCATTACTCTGGAATATGTAGAACTTCCATACGCTCCTGGCTTTAAGGCTCAAGCATTTGGTACTTCTGAAGCAGACAATATTAAAGCTCTTCTTGAAGAAGAACAAGAGATTACTGTTGGTAATCGTATGCCTTGGGGTGCTGTTATTGCCGATAAAGACGGTAATGGTGTTACTAATGGTGATTATCTGATGGCTACTCCATCTGGTCGTCTTGCTAAATGGGACGGCAACAATTGGAAAGATGTAGTTGGCCAAGTATTGGCATCCGATCTTAACGCTGAACCTACTGGCTGGTTGAAGTGGATGCTGTGGGAAGAACAATATAAATATGAAGACGATGCTTTTATTAACCGTTCTGGTGTTTCTAATATGCCATCTGATGAGGGATATCCGTTCGATCCTGGCTACGCTGAAGGAAATACTATTTACCAGAATTATCAGTCTCAGCTCATTAATAATCCTACTGGTATTATTGGCATCCACGACGGTTCGGGTAACTATGATGGTTTTGGCAAAAACGATACTGAGTATAAAGGTATGACCATTTTTGAGAATGCAACTGGCGCATCTATCGCCGCTGGTACAGTTGTTATGGCTCAGTGCGTAGATTTTGCTGGTGGTAAGGTTGGTAACATTTCTGAACTTACTAAAGTTTACGTAAATGGCACTGAACTTGCTCCAATGACTGGTGATAAGCCAAATTATACTGTTAACTATGCAAAAGGCATTATTACAATTACATTAACTGCTGATCTTGCCGATAAAGCAAAGATCACTGCTGATTACAAGCTGAAGCATTATGGTACTCCTTCTTGGGCTGACTTTAAGGGTGTCCAAGGCGCAATGTACGTTCTGCTGAAGAGGTAACTAGATAGCTACCTCTTCAGGTAGCTCCATATTAATACAATAGGAGGAATATACAAATGGCTTTGGTTAATATTTTAGATCAAATGAACCAAACTAATGACGCTCTGCAAAAAGAGCTTCAAGATAAGTTAGCTCATGGTAAAATGCTTACTGACGCTGAATTAGATCAGTATCAGCTTACCGAAGATGATGAAAAGGTATTTAAAGCATTTGGCGATGTTTTAGATGGTAAGGTTGTTCCCGGATTTAATTTTAAGGACTTTCTTGCTTCTCCTTCCGCGAAGGTGCTTATTCCTCGCGTTATTATTGGTACTATGAGGCAAGCTGCTGATCCTGTATATCTTGCTTCTAAGTTCTTCAAGAAGATTCGTCTTAAGAATGGTCAGGCTGTAATGTTCCCGTCCATCGGCGTGATGCGTGCGCATGACGTTGCCGAAGGTCAGGAAATTCCAGAAGAAACCGTTGATTGGCAACTCCACAAGAACTCCCTCATCCATGTAGGGAAGAGCGGCGTTCGTATTCAATATACTGATGAACTTCAGTCTGATTTGGAGTTTGACCTTATCTCTGTTCTTCTTGCGGAAGCTGGTCGTGCAATGGCACGCCTTAAAGAACAAAAAGCGTTTGATGAATGGCTCCGCCATGGTTGGACTGTATTTGACAACTCTTTGAGGGCTAAGATTCCTGAAGCTGGCACTACTGGTCTTGACTTCTATGGTAATCTTAATGATACCCTTTCTATTGATGACTTACTTGATTTAATCATTGCAGTATATAACAACGAATATACTCCAACTGATTTAATCATGCATCCTCTTGTGTGGACTTGTTTTGCTCGTAATGGCCTTACTGGTGGCTTAACTGCTCCATTTGACCGTGAAGTTAAGCGTGAAACGCCTAATGCACAGTTTAAGCTTGGCCCAGAAAGCATTCAGGGTCGTCTGCCATTTAGCTTTAACGTGAATTTGTCTCCATTCGCCCCAATTGATAAGATTGGTAAGACATTTGACATGTTCTGCGTAGATGCTAACAATGTAGGCGTACTTATTGTTAAGGATGAGCTTAAGACCGAAGAATTCCGTGATCCAAGCCGCGATCTGAACAACGTTAAAGTTATTGAACGTTATGGCTTCGGTACATACAATGAAGGTCGTGCTATTTGCTCTGCCAAGAATATATCTATGGCTAAGTGCTATGCTACGCCAGAACGTGTATATACAGTTAATTTAGAGAATCCGCAAGCTCCTACCACTCCGTAATCTTATAACAGGAGGAAAAGCTAATGTTTACAGTTCGTTTAAATCCTAGAAAAAGTAACAATTATGCTTTTTTCTGTCCTGTGACCAAACTGCACTTAACAGTGAGAAACCCCGTTGGCACAGCCAGCGAGGTTTCTCCTGCTATATTGCGTGCTGTTAAAATTGGCCTTCTGATTGATGTTGATAATGTTATTGACTTGACTACTGGCAAACTTAAAACAATTGCTCCTGTTTCTAATCAAGAGCCTGTTACACAAGAACCAGTACAAGAGCAAGCACAAGAACCTATTGTAGAAACTAAATTAGAAGAACCTGTACAGCAAAATAAGCGTCGTGGCAGAAAAAACAAAACTGAAGAATAATAGAATAGAGGATTGATTATGGATAATTACAATGAAACTCAAGGTATACGAGTTTTGAATGTAACTCCTGGTCAACGTGCTAATAATGTTAACGTAAATGCAAGCGTTACCATTGAATTTACCGCTGATATCAATCCTGCTTCATTTGCCAAGAATATTGTAGTTTTAGAGGATTACAATAAAATATTTAGAAACGTTAACAGCTTAAAAGATTACTCCCAGTATCATGTCGTTAAAGGCTCTATATCTTATAAAGATAGAGTTCTTACGTATACTCCTGATAAGCCTTTTAACACTAACATGTGTTATATTTTGATGCTTAATGATGGAATTACAGACATTACTGGTAATAAAATGATAAAGAAACACATTTCATGTTTCTATACAGAGTCTATTGCAAGCTTTCCGCCTGTAGAGATTTTGTCTCCGAAATATGGGACGATTAGCGAACATGTGCCTGAGTTTACATGGCGCAATCAAGCTTCTGAGTCATATGAGTTTCAAATATCAAAGAGTAATACTTTTGAGCTGTTATTGTATGATAAAATAATTCCTGGCAATAAAGTAGAGGATACTATGAAACATATCCCAGAATTTGATGCAGATGAGGGTATGTATCATGTTAGAATAAGAAGCGAAAACGGTGATTGGAGTAATGTTCATCAAATTTTTATTAAACCAATAGTAGATGCTGTTGTTGCTGAAGAAGATACTCCAGAAGCTATATATCTTGATGATTTTCTTGAAAATTTAGAAGACCCAATAGAAGTTTTAGAATATTTTCCTGCTCAAGATTCTATAAATATTGGGTTGAAAATTAACGTGATATATATTAAAATAAAAGGTAGAATTGATGAAAATCGTATTAACTTAGACGAAAGTTATATGTATGGCGAATCGTTTGACGAAGACCATGAAGAATATGCTCATGAAGTTGTAGACGGTAAATGGACAATAGTATATGATTCCTATTTTGATGTAACTTATATTATCTTTCAGCCAGTTAATTTGGATGACGTTGAAGAAAAAGAATATATTGAAACATTGAATAGCGGTAGTCTAGTTGAGAGGAGTGGCAGTGGTGAAATTAGCCAGTCTGAAAACTAAAACAGCAATAGAAGTCACTGATGATGACTTATTAATAATTGAAGATATTGAAGATACAAAAACTATCACAGTCGAACAGTTTAAACTTTTAATGAACGCTTATACAGATACAAGAGTAAAAACGCTATTTAATGAATGCATTGATAGAGTCAATGAAGCTTTGGAAAAAGCTAAATTTGTTCTTCCTATTTATCGCAAATTTCTTGTTAACTCATGGATTGGATCTACTTCTGGCAATGTGCAAATTTCCTTAAAAGATTTAGAAACAAATAAATGGTTAACAAGAGAAGAGTTGGTAGCATTAATTATTGATAAAGATGGTAACTTCTCTAATGATTTTAAAGTAAGATTATTTGCTGATGGTGTGTATAATAACGCTCAATTTTATCAATTACTACCGTTTAGAGAATATCATGATAGAAGTGCAAATGAATGGTTGTATGATAGCGATGCTGGATTTATTAAAGCATCTTTTGGTACTTTTGAGCAAAATACAATTGCAGCGATACAATCTGGCGATATTATAGTAACTATTGAAAATAGAACTATTGAAAATGAAGATGAAGATTCTACTGAAAAAGAATATTGTTTTATTTTTGTTACAGATAAAAATTCATTTGCAAACAGCGTAAAGTTTATGTCAAAGATACCACCCGGAGATCCTGCTTGGCTCGGAGGGTGATTAAATGGGCTTTCATGTTGTATATGTAGCTGATGGTGACTTAAATACAGTTCGTAAAGTTAAATATGTTGATAGAATAAGAAACTTTGCTTACCTTACTCAACCATGGAATAAAATGCTTATGATGAACGTTCCTAGTATTGCTGGCGTATACGATTTAGACTACACAACTCCAGATGAGGAAATAGAATTTCTTTCATTTGTTGTTACTTGCAGTGGCTATGGAGAAAATGATTATTATAATATATGGGTTAATGATGAACTTTGGTTTGATACATGGTTCCCAACTGAGGTTAAAGAAGGTTTGTATATAGGAACATCTACTTATGTTTATGTGCTACCTCCTCAATCTCAAATAAAAGTAAAATTCATTAATATGAGTGGAACTTCTAAAAAGATATGGTTTGGCATGAGATTTCTACGAGAACCTAAGAAAGAAACATCTATTGAAGATTTACCTCTTCTCGGGTATGATCCTGATGTTCCACTTCAGCCTACCGTTTTACTAGAATAGAATGTACTATTAAATCTATAAGGAGGTAACATAATGGCTGCAAATGTTAGCGGCGAATACAGAATTTTTAGATATTATGAAGGTTTGTGTTCGTCTGGAGATTTCCCAAAAGAAATTGCTAAAGTATTAGCGCTTGGTGTTAAGACAAAAGCAGTATATGATCTTGACGGTAAAGTTATTGGTGAACCTTCCGTTATCCGCAATAAGAACTGGGACATTGTTTATCCTGCTCCTGGAGATACTTATGACTTAGATAATCTTACTACTGAAGAGTATGTAAAGAAAATTGAAGATCAGGTAAATAAGATTACTGATACTGTTATATTAAAAACTACTACTACTCCTAAAGATATTGAAGTAGATAATGTAGATGATTTAACTATAGATAATGATACCAATAAAACATCATTAACAATGTATTTAGAAATTTATCATCCTACTTATTTGGCTGATCCAGAGCAATATCCTCTTGATTGCGAACGTAAAGGTATTATTCCTAAGCTTATCACTAAGGAAATGTATCAAGCTCCATATGAAGTAACTGTTGCAGTAGAAGAACCTATCTATACAAATGAAATTTGTAAGGTAGAACATTGTGATGATACTTCTGTTGGTTCTAAAGATATGACATATGACGAATGCGATAAATATGTTTCTAAGTTTAATAATATCTTTGGTGATACAAGATGTGCTGTCCCATCACAAAGTGGTACTTCGACCAATTTTGAAATTAATTCAGCATACTTAACTAAGATTAAACAAAATGATTCTGATTTATATAATTTATTACTGAATTATATAAATTCTGAAGGCATAGAACCTAAAGAATATACAGCATTAAACTCTGTACGAGTAGAAATTATGCGTGAAGCTAATGTATATACGATGATTTTTGAAAGCGTAAAGAGTCTTACAATTTATACAATACCTCAAGGTAGTAGCTATAATGTTGCCCATAAACCATTGGATCGTTTGATTCCTGAACTTTCATTAGATGGTATCTATATTCCTATTAGTAGTGATTCTTTTCATACAGACGGTAATACAATTTACTTTGATAAGGAAATCGTATTTGAGGCTAGTACCGATGGCGTGTTAGTAATTCGTTATAATTACGAACATTCTTCTGATGATACTATTTTTGATAGGACTACTTTATTAAATAACCACTACGTTTTAATGCGTATGTTTGACCATATAAATGATGAACATACTGGCCCTAAAGAAAACGTGTATAACTCTAATGGTGAAGTAATAAAGATTAATTCTCATATTTCTCCATGGTCTAAACTTTCTTGGTATCAAGACTTTGAAGAAGTAATGGTTGATACAATCGATTCTGATATTGCTACTAATAACATTCATGATGGTACTCTATATGTTCCTCTTGAAACCGTTGGACTTAATGCAGATACTAAGATTCGTTATTGGATTAATACTAATAATGATAGATTTTCGTTAATCGTTATGGGCAACCCATCCATGGATTATGAGCGTGATCGTCATTTAATTTCTGCGTGTTATTGTGGCAGAATAGATTCTTTTGAAAGACCCAAAAAAGATGATTCTGGTTTCATAAATGATACTGCCGGTAACTTTGCATTATTTACTTCTTCCAGTACTGAACCATGTGATACCACTCTTACTATGGAAGAAAGTCCATATCCTCTTATTCATTATGAACTTACTGAGGATATGCTTAAAAATAATAATTATGATACTAGTAAGTTAGAACAGTTTAAAAAATCATGCCCATGGCATTCTCCATGTGTTCCTGCTCAAACTGGCACTGCTCAAGTGTATTACATTCAGTTGTCCGACAAAACATATTTTGATCGTACAGAATGGCCACGCTATGTTATTGTTAATGAACAAGGAATGCCAATTAGCCCTTGTTTGGCAGCATTTAAACGTAATTTCGTTATTGCTAGTGGAAAATCTGATTTATTAGAGCTTACTATTGACACTAAATATGCATATTGTGATAGTACATATACTATTTATGTTACTTTTGGATATTATAAAGAAAAATATGTATTGAATAGTGGCGTTGTGCGTGATGTATTTGGCAACATTGTTAATGTTGAAAAAGTAAAAGATTATGGTGTAAATACTTCTGATGGTGTAACATCTATTTCTATGTATCACACGCGGTCTAAAGCATATTATCAGAAGCATCATATGCTGTATGCTACCACAGAAGAGTATATGAGCAAGGTCATGTATGGCAAATCTAGTTATACTGGAGAATATTATGCTGACCGCATTAAAGTAACACACAGTAATGATGGTCCTCGTGGTATTTTAAGCGATTTGCTTGTAATAGATAGTAACTCTTTGTATGCCATGGATGAACTTGTCATTAATAAAGACTTTGAAAAAGATGACGAACAATATGAAGAAACATTCGTATACTTCCCAATTACAGCTCCTTACAGCCCATTAAGTGATTCGCCTAACTCTCTTTATGGATTTGCTATAAAAAAAGAAGAGCGTGAACCTGTTTATACCGATGAAAATAAGATTCTTCAGATTGCTGGTCAGCAACTTGATACTATTGCTGCTAACTTTGTGCCAGTAACTAAAGACATTGGCCCAGATAAGTTACTTAATGTTACGGCAAATGGTTGTACTGTAAACTGGGAACTGAAGTCTGGCTCAGTATGGTATGATGTAAAAACAAACAAACGTCCAGATGATGAAACTCCATTACGTCTTGCCGTAAAGAACACTAAAGAATATCAAGGTAGTTTCATAGAAGTAGACGGCGAAGAAGTTCTTGATACTATAACTCCAGTAGAAGGAATAATTGTTACACCAATGTCCAAAGAAGAGTCTGAAAGCGACTATCCAAGCAGCACAGACGCTTGTTATATAAGACTTGCTGGATTTAATATTATTACAGATGGGCCATCAGATCAAACATTCGCATATGGAATATCTGATACTGAAATTCCATCAATAGGCCGTAACGCTAAAATTAAAGCATGTATTAATGACGGCTTAAAGGCCAAAGATGGTTCTATGCATGATAATAGTGTAACATTTGAATATAATATTGAAGATATGCCATTTGTAAGCGTTATTGGCGAACTTAACGCCCCATTAGATCCTGATACGCCAATAAGACTTGTTGGAGCACATCCAGACAAATACCTTATTTTGTATGATATTGACTATACTCAGATACCTGTTATTCCTGCAACAGCAGATATGCCTGCTTCTGAAGCTACTGTACCTACTTATTCTATTTTACAATATGCCTGTATTCCATTAAATAAAGCAAATACTACAGAATCTAAAAATGCATTATTGCGTTATCCTTGTACGTTCAGTATTACTACAGAAGGCGGTAAGGGTACGTATTCGTTGAATAAAGTTGATGGTCATAATACTTATATAAACGCTATATTGCCATATGATTCTACAGCTCATGTTGGTATTTTAGCAGATAGCGGATACGCATTTAAAAAGGCTACCATTGTAGATTCTGATACTGGTATTGAAATTGATGAAATTACTACATTGTCTAACATTACAGTAGGAGAAGGCGTAACTATGCAAGGTATTGATGTATCTCTTGATAGAAACAAAAGAATGAATGTAATATTTGAACCCGTGACTACGCCGTAATATAATAATGCACCCTCCATTTAACAGATGGAGGGTGCGAAAAAGGAGGATTATATATGGCTTTTGTAGGCTTAGTAACACAAAAAGAGAAAGATTCTGGCTGTATATTAAGGGCAAGAATAGTTTCTCCTTCTGGAAAGTCTTATGGTCAAAAAGACTTTCCTGTACTTGTTAAAAAAAGAGCAAAAAGTGCATTTGAGCTTTGTCGTATAGCATGTGAAAATTCAAAGAATCTAATCGAAAAGAACAATATATCTGAACTTACAGAAGATATGGCTTTTCCTGATAAGGGTTTTGATACGAATCTTGATTCTTATCCAGAAATTGCAGAAGTAAAGCTTAAATATACAATTATCGATCTTGAAGGGCAAGCTCCTTTATCTGATTATTTAAATCCAGAGGGAAAGATTATAAGCAGACCTAAATACGGTATATCTGGAACTAGCGATGAAAATGTGTCTGGAAAAGTCGAAATTAATGCTAGTTATGGCGATGAATACGTAAAAAAGACATTAGATGTTACGATTAAAAGTGCAACTGCTGAAGAGGTTCTTAATCTTGCAACTCCAATTAATGCAGAAGCTTTGTGGAGTCGAATTTATAAAGTTAATGGTCGTACTGGCATTAGTACCGTCAATGCTGGATTTAATAAAGCTACATATGGCACAAGTAAAGAATTTGGAAACATGCAAATACATGCTCCTCTTAATTTAATTTCTGAAGTATATGGTGAAGACATTAAAGCTATTTCGGCTAAACCAGTTCAAGTTACATGGGAAATTAAAGATGACATGCAAAGTGAAATTAAGAATATCAATAAATTCTATACTAGAGATTACACTAAAGAAGTAAGCACTTTCGGAGTTGAATCACGTATAGCATTGGAAACGAATACTTCCAAAAATATTAGGTCTGGTGACGTATTTACCCCTGACTATAGCAAAGCATGTAAACTATTAGATACGTATAAATCTGTTGGAACATGCTGGCTTTTAGGTGATGCATTAATAGGCAGGACAATTGCTATGGGCGGAATTACACTTACTGCAACATTTTCTCTTGAAGGTAGCGATTTAACTAAAACTATTGAGCTTAAATGCGCTACATTAAGTAGTGACTTAAGCCGTACAGAAGTACTTGATGAATTTGTTAAGCAAATGAAAATATATACTGAAACACCCGATAATAAATATATTGATACACAATCTCCATACGATTTTAGCAAGAGCAATAGCGGCGTACCAAATTCAATAACAGATCAGTCTTCTATTGTAGAATATATTACATTTAGAATGTATAGTTCTTATATGCTTTCTAAAGTGGCAATACCAGCATTATATATTGATTCAGGTATGTTAGTAAATAGTGGCACTATTCAAAATTCATTGTTTGAATTAGAACCTGATTCTACTAATAATGATATTCCATATGAGTCTGTTGGAGAGCTAAATACTGCTGAAAGTGCCAATACAATCTTTGTAAAAGATACGTATGACATAACATCTAGTCGTGAAGAAGCATTTGACGAATTTCATATGTATTATAGTCGTATGTATGCTGCTGGTGTAGATCCTGCTAGAAGGAAATTTAGGTTTGGCTCTAGGATTCAGTTTACATTCCCATGTAGCTCTAAAGATGATGCTGCTACCAATTGTTATTGTCTATTTGAAGCTAAGTAAAGAAGGTATAAAGTATGGGAGTATTGTCTTTTGAATATCAAAATTATTATCATGTTCAAATTACACACATGTTCCAATATGATTCAAAAAATATAAAAAGATATTCATTAAGTTATCAAAGAAATACTGCCCCCTTTGACCTTGATATGTTTAATGCTCCTGTTGCTATCACTAAGGTGGCAGCAGGAGCTTACATATATGATTTATTTGTGGATAAGGTATCATATGATACAATAAAGCATGATAACAATATTTATATAGATAAAGTTAAAAAAATTAATGCACATGATTCTTATAACATTAATAAACATAAAAAACCTATATCATATAATGTATATATTGATATATTTAAATCTTCTCATCATATATTAATTGATATTTGGCAATTATATTTAGATAGGATAAATGATAATAATTGCAGTAAATATTATAAACATGAAATTAGTACATACAAAAATTTTGAATCATTCTATTTTGATGGTATAATGACATATAGATACGATATAAAATGGCATATAGATACTATAACAAAAGAACAACTTTTAAGTAAATATAATAAGTTATTTATAGATAGAAACGAAGAATCATTATTTAAAGATAATAGTGATAATGGTTTTTTATTCAATAGTTTGTTTTTGGCTAGAGATGACCAAATGTTTTTATATAGTGACATATTTTCATGTAGATATGATCGCTTACATTATTTAATTTCACATGAATTACTATCTTTTAGGGTTAACAATAATAAATTATCATATACAACAAATGAATTAATGTCATTTAGGTTCAATAGAATATTTGTTACTAATGCTATTTTTTTAGCATATCCATATATATTTAAAAAATCTTTCACTGATTTAGACATGTCTGCTTTACGTGTTGATGAAGCTTTTGACATAAAAGACTGTATAGCTAAGGCCATAAATAATGATGAGGCATATTATTTTCTTTCAAATGATTTATGTAGTGTCGATACTAAATCTTCAAAATTTGACGAAGTTATAGTTACTCCTAATGAAAATTATCTTAAAATATACAACAATATAACTATTGCAAATATATATAGCACTTTATTTCTTAATATTTACGAAAATATTAATGCTTTAAAAAATAAGTATATAACCTATATTAATAACATGCATTCGATATTTCAATCTGATAAAACTGTATCTTTAAATACTATGCAGGAATTTTTACATCAAGATATGATAGCTAACGATAATATGTTCATAAATATTATTTCTAGCGATAATATTTGCAATATGTTCTGTAAATTACCTATGTTAAAAAAAGATTATGTAGCTAATGTATATCAGTTATATCGTATATCTCTTCCTAGCAAACATATAATTGAGTATCCTATTGAGAGATATTATGAGAATATTAATATATGTAACTTGTTTAGCTTGTATTCCATGACAGTTACAAATAAAATTCCAGTAGAATTTCCTTATGTACAATTATATAAAAATATTTACAAAACAATAACTAATCAATGTCGATCACTTTATGCTAAAAATAAAGACGTAAGTAAAGATGACAATATTTTTGACACTAAAACGTCAATTGAAGAGATAAGAACAACACAGGGAATATTTCTTTGTAAAAATACTAACAATACAGGTGCAACTTCTTATTATCAGATATATCCTTTAGATAAGAAAAATAAGCATTGGGATATATTCGATCATTCAAATGCCTTTTTAAATCAAATCTTAAAGCATCTTATGATAGAATATAATAAGTTTAGTATGATGATACGAAAACTTTGTCCTGGAACTGTGGACATAGGATATGTTAGTTTAAATGTAAAGCCAAAAGATACAATAACTCCCAATATATTTTTCTTAAGCTCTGATGCAAATAAGTTGTTAAGTATTATAGATATTAAAACTATAATGCCTAGCGTAAGTTCTAAAAATTTGCAAATTATAGATTTACGTGTTATATATCCAACTTTAAATGCTAAATATCTTGATTTATTTGATTTCAATTTAATTAATGTCGATATAAATAAAAAGGATTTTACTGTTAGCGATAAACTTGTTGGAACTATAGTATCCAAAACAATGGATTTGATTACTATATTAGAATGGACATTAGACAAAAATAAAAAAGATATAAGTTTTTGGCAAGATACACAAATTGGATTAACTTATTATAAAAGCGTAACTTTAGATGATTCATTAATAGGAATAACCAAGGATGCACATGATTTAAATTTAAATTTATATGAACTTAATGGCAACAAAATTCCCCATGATTTATATTTGAACACCCATGAATTTAGTGGTGATAAAATTCCACATGATTTAAATTTAAATTTATATGAACTTAATGGCGGTAAATATAAACCATTGCATATCATGATGCCAGATATATTAGATGCATATCATTTTCATAATTTATCTATACATTCTAGCTATCAAGTTATCCATTTGCCGCACGATATTTATGTTCAAAATCATGACGTTCGTGGTATCAAACTTCAACATGACATGTCTCTTGTCAATAACATGAACACTGGTGTTAAAATAGCTAAGCATCTTATTGTGCAACATTTTAATAAAGGTCCAATATGGGAAGATATTGGTGGATTTATTGTTCCTGTATCAAAAATACGCAAAGAAGCACTTATTGATTATATTGATGAATTTTGTGTCAAGAAAGCTCATCAATCATTACTGTCCAGTGAATTAATTGGAAGTGTATTATCTAAAAAGCCAGCCATGCTTAATGAATCATTTGATTTGGATAAAGAACCATATAATGCCTTTATTGATTACAACAATGGATTTTTGACTAAATCTTTAGTGCGTAATGCCATTGTAGGTAATGGTATTATTGGATTAATTAAAGAACAGCATAAAATTATATCAAATAATAATTTATTGGGCATATACAAATTAAATCATGAAGCATTCATTCAAGAAAATAATTCTATTGGAGCAAATAAGTCTTCTTATCAAGCATTTATCCAAGAAAATAATTTTATTGGATTGACGAAATCTCATCATAAATTAATGATTGAAGAAACTATTCCATTTGGACATGAAAAAATTTTACAGGTTTCTATATTTGATGATTTTTGGGTAGATAAATTGCCGTATTTATGTTATTATACTTATGGAGAGTGGGTTGAGCGTAATGTAGATACCAATACTAGTATTTATGATTCTCAATTTAAAGGTGTTGTTATAAATAAAGAAGCTTTTCTAATGCCTAATGTAACTCTTCAAACTAGATTAAATTTAGAAGCATGGTACGAATATCATATATTCCCAACTAGGGTCATGTATGAATCGCAACTCGCAAATGATTTAGCTAGACTAGATGCTATTAAAAAAGAGGTTATGCTGCCAAAAAGCGATTTAGGAAAATGGGCATGGGTATATGAATCTCCAGATCCATTTGAAGGAGATACGTTTGGTATTGATGAATTACTTCTTCCTGAAATAGATACTAAATATGAGAATTTTGAAGAGCTTATTTTCGATAGAGAACAATTACGTCCTCGTAATCCTGTAAGGGAAGTAAGCGAAAATGTATGGATTGCTAAATACCCTATAAGACATCCTTCTCCTAGTCATAAAACTTACAATCCTGATTTCCCTTTTATAGATTATGAAAATCTTGGTAAAGTATATGATGATTCGGCAGTTAGATGGCAAAACTATTGGGGCATAGAAACAAGTATAATACATGTAATGTTTTTACGTTATTATCGTATATGGGAAGTCAAGATGTTTGATTTCGCTACTATGACAATGCAACAATCTGTAAATAAGATGCTTGACTATATGTATGAATGGATACATGATTATTTCCCATTAGAAAAATTAGAGCAAGCATACCGTGTATTAAGATTGATAAGATGGTATGGAGAAGCTGCTATTATAAACAATTCTCAGTATATTATATCATTTGAGTATGATGCATTGAAATCAGATTTTTCTACTGGTATATGCAATATCCCTAGTGACTTAAGAGAATATAATCCAGTTAGCAATAAAAATGATAGTATGATAACCGATTCTAAATTATTATGTTATCGTAACAATCCAGCATATACTAATGTTTCTGATGCTTATATAGAAATTATGATTAACAATAATAAAAAAACAGCTATATCTTTTTCAGTAATTAACTGGATTGGGTCTACTTACATTTATTTAAATGGTAGACTGTTAGGTACTCATACGGGAAGTCATAATTGTATAACATATCAAATTCCGTTTACAGGAGATACAAATATATTTCGCATAGAGCGTAAAGCCATTGACAATAAAGACAATGAATTTTATATAGGCAATATAAGAATAGAGAATCAATCTTTCAAAGATTTAAAAATAGATTTTGATCCTAAATTAAGAGCTGGCAACAAGCCAATAGATGAAATTGCTAAAAAATTAGTTGCTTTCGCTAATTTGCATATGGAAGGACATAGAGCTTATGAAACAGCTTTAAAAAACAATATAGGCGTTAGCGAAGTTAACAATCATCTTATCAAGTACTGGAATTTACATCATGAACATAAATGGAAAGGTAAGCGCCTTACCATTAAGCAAGTATAAGGAGGAAGATATATGGCAACGACCAAATATCAAGTACTGTATCGTTTAATGAATACTTCTATGGATATTCCTATAACTAATAGCGATACATATACTTATGAGCCAACATTCGTATTTTATACTGATCCAGATCATCGTATATTTTCTAGTGATAATAATGTAATGTATGAAGAAATAGACAAACAGCAACAGATGATTACTTATGCTCATCAAGCTACAAATCCTAAGCACGATATGCTTTTTGTATATGATGGAACTAAAAAATTAAGTCATCCTAAGTATCAAGGTGAAGAGCTTGGATATGTAGTGCGTAATTGGTATGGTATTCGTAGCAAAATAGGCGTAAATGGAGACTATACTAAAGATTTTGTAACTATAGGTGCTGCCACCCCTGAAGATGGCGGGATAGTTGTTTGTAAGGCTTCTAAAATAAATAAGTATTTTGATCTCAAGAAACGGTGGACACTACCAAATGGGAAATATACAAGCGCAGAAGTGATGGATCTTATTAATCAATCTACAATATTTAAAATTAAAGAAGAACGTACATTGGATGATTTTGCAACAAAAGGTATCGCAAGTCAAGTAGGTTATTGCACAGAAAGAGCTTTAAGAACAGTTCCTAGCCATGAGAGTTGCCATTGGGGAGTTGTTGGATACATGTTGGAATATGGAACTGCAACTTCATATTTTACAGTATATACTGGTAATATTTATATTGATGGCGTTAAAGATAAAGATTACGTAGCATCTAAAACAGGGTATCAAGTTACTGGTTCTCCATGGACTAGTAGCAGAGATGGTCTTCAATTTTATCCTGTAAATTCTTATTCAACAGAATTGCATAATATTTGCGTAAATAAAGATATAATATATTCTAACGTTTCTTATTCTATAGACGATATTGAGACTGCACAAATCCCTGGACACTATGAAGATTCCGGTGATTCTCCATATTGCATTAAAGATGTGTATAAACGCATTGAAGCCAGTCCTTGGATAGTTAATACAACTCTTGGTTCTTTAGCTGCTGCTTTAGAAAAAGCTAAATTGCTTGTTGATGCTATTGGCTTAGAAAATGTTCGTGTAGTTAAACTTGTAGCTTTAGACCAAGATATTAAGATAAAGTAAGGTGATTAAAATGGCAGCAACTCAATATCATATTTATTGTCGTTATTTTAATGGTAACATAAACAAATGCGTCACTAATGCCAGTAAAGTCACTTGGGTTAGCAAGTCTGACATGGAAGATTTAACAGCATTTTATAATACAAATAAAACAAAATATCAAAATATTATAAAAGATGTCGCAAACGGAATTAAACGTTTATATGAGCTGAGTATAGAAGAAAGCGAGATATATACTAAGTGCGTTAAATATGAATCTCTTATTAGCGCAAAAAATAAAAATATGTTGTCAGAAGAAATTTGTTTTATTGAACCTGGTGACGATTTGTATGCCACCACTCCAGCGCAACAAGTTTCTTTAAAACAGGCTAAAGTTGCCCGTGATTTAGCTAATCTTGATATTATTGGCAATGAAACTAATCTTTCAAATCCTAAATACGATATGTTATTTATGTATGCAGGAATCGCTAAAGAAGTTGGGCAAGCTAACTTACATCAAGCTCCATCATCATCTGGCGCTAACCCAAAACAAGCTCCGTATATTTATTATGATAAAATGGCTCGTATCGAATATGATGTATGGTTCTTGTACTCAATACATGCTTCTTTAAAATCTGCTATGATAAAAGCAAAAGAACTTATTAATGTTGTTGGGAAAGATTCTATAAAAGTAGTAAAGAATGTGCCACTTGATAAATATATTGAAATAGTGTAACAGGTGATGGTATGGCTAGGTTGAATAAAAGTGCAAGTGGTCTTCTATATTATGATGATTTTCAGCATCAATCATTATTATGGACATTATCTCCTTCTGATGCTAATAATTTGCGCTTTGGTTCAGATGGCTTACAAATGCTTCATAATAGACGATATACTACATATACAATAACAGAACCTACATTAGAGGAATATTCTTGTATAGTAGAAATAGATCATGACATTTTTGATTATGATGACATCGCTGGTGTCATCATAATCTCTAATGACAAAGAATATGCTGAATGTCAAAGTTTTCTTGCAACTGGCCCTTCTGGTCTTCAAAATTCTAACCTTTATCAAACTGATATAGCTAATATGATTAAAGAAATGTTTCATGGTAACTATGTACAATGGTCTATGAACGAACATGAACCAGAAGACATTATAATAGATAGTGGAGAGGCTGATACCGACAATGATTCTGGAGAAACAACTACTGAAACTCCTTCTGAAGAACCATTTGTAGATGTTTTCTATAAATATATTAAGTTTACCAAACAAAAGTATAAATATGTCTTTTGGGCTAGTACAGATGGTATTACATGGATAGAAGTAGGAAATGTAAAGTTTGCGGATTCTAATGTCATAGGCTTCTTTATATATGGCACTGAAAAGAAAGAACAAATTGATAATTCTCATTTTGTAGTTAAATCTATGGCTATATACAACAGTAGATATATTACAATAGACAATATATCAAGAGATTATGAGTTTGAAATATATACAAAAGATGGCGTTGTTTTAAGAACAGATGATTTGGCATATTATCATTTATTTAGCCGTTCTAATACATCATGCTTGATAAATACGACTCATTTCCCAATGCCAATGAAAGATGCCACACTTCGTTTATTTTACAAACATAAATATGATACTACCATAGAAGAATACGATCTAGGAAGAGAAACATATGGTGGAGATGCTTTTATCCTTGAAAATAATATAGAAGTATATCATGAGTCTACGTTGCTTGATCCAGATACTCTTTATAATTTGGGTCAATATACTAGGGGCAGTCAGTATGTTACTATATACATTAAAAATAAAGAACATCATGTTATTCCTCAACTTAAAATAAGCATTGTCCAATATTCAGAATATTATGGTGGAGAAGAAGAAATCATGATTGCTGAAATGGATGGTGAAGTCAACAATACAACATTGACTTATTCTAAGCAAATAATTATACGAGATTTAGAGCCAGAACGTATAAGATATATCTCTTTACGTATTTCAGACAAGACATTACAAACATTATATTTAGCTGCTAACCTTTATAGATTCAAAATAGTAATAGAATGAAGGTGAAACTATGGGAGTACGGTTGGTTAGGTATAATCGTCCCATCTCTGGCAATGGAGATGGTAACATCTCTCAAAGTTTCGACCATGATGAACTTATCAATAGAGACTTATTAAACCAACATCCCATTTATGCTATTACTGGTTTACAAGAAGCATTAAATTTGCTTGAGGATTCTATTTATGATCTATCTATATTAATAAAAGACAAAACCGATAATATTCAAAATAGTCTTCAAAATCAGATTATAAATAATTTAAATGCTATAAATGATTTAGAGAAAAGAATAAAAAGCGTAGAAGACGCAATTAAGAAATTGCAATCAATTAAATGTTTAGACACCAATACAGTTGATTTAACTTATGATTCAAATATCCCTAGCCTAAAGGCAGACGTTAAAATATGGTCTCCTAAAGATGGAAAAGAAAATACGAATGCTATACAGGTTTTAGCAACTGGATTATATGTTCCTAAATTTAAATCTAAAGACTCTACTACAATTGTATGGTCAGAAGAACTTAAGGGTGAACCATTAGATGCTATATTTAATGAAGGCTTAAAATTCTCACATACAGGAGGTAATTGGACAGACCATTACTATCCTACAGAAGAAAATTCTTGGTACTGGGATAATAATCTTCAAAGTTTTGTTCAACCAAGAAATTCGAGTTATTTTAATGGATTTATTACAAAAGATTTTTATGATTGTTATACGCATATTTGTACTATTAAATCTACAAATAGTGATGATGATGCAAATGGTATTGTTATTGGTCATATTATAGATGGTAGTGGAAATGCTCATACGTTTACTGCTATATGTGATCGCGGTGGTCTTGGTGGCAATATGCTTGCTATTTGGTATAATTATCAACATCCTAATTCTCAAAGAATCGCTTATAAAAGTCTTGGTTCAAAAGGTGGATGGAATTCTGTTCCAAATGGTATTTTATTTGAAGTAAAAAAGAACAAAAATTTAGTATCAGTATGTTGTTCTAGATTTAATAGTACAACATTGGATGAAGCTATGAGAATAAACATAGATCTTAATGATTATAGTTGGGGTAATTTATTTACTGGAACTGTACGATATGGATATTGTAATTATTCTCAAGCGTATACTTTTTATCAAAATGTTCAATTTACATCAACATATGTAACTACTAGTACAGAAACAGTAGCAAGCGTAAATCTTTCTAAAGATGCAACAAATAGTCTTTCTATTAAATCAGATGGGTTATATTCTGAAGCATTTAGGATTTCTGCTAATGCTAATAATGCGATTACGAAACAAAATGATGGATATTTGGTAGAAAAGTTTGTCATATCTCCAGATAATTATAATGCTATTCAAAAGAAAACTAATGGTTATTATGTAGAACAAACAAAGATATCTTCACAAACAGATAATGCCTTACAAAAACTTAGCGATGGTACGTTTTATGTAAGAGATTATCGTAATATACGTATAGTTACACAAAATAATCATGGTTTTATTGTAGGCGATTTTATTTATTATCATCCTCAAAACGCATATCAAAAAGCAAAAGCTTTAGATGATTACGATTCTAATATTGTTGGCATGGTAACTAAAGTAATTAATGCTAATCAGTTTGAGTATCAATGGACAGGTTTTTTTGCTACTAATTTGTTTTCCGATACTAATGGCTATATACAAGGAATGCCTGTATATATATCTGATACAGATGCAGGTAAGATAGTTCAAGAGCAACCTGATATATCAAAAACTGTTGGGTATCCAGTTGAGAATGCAGGTATCATTATTGCTATTGAACGCGGTATTCAATATAATCAAGAAGCCAGTATTGGTGATTTTAAAGTGTCAGCTAATAACTACAATGTGCGTTCAGATGGCTTTATAAGGGTAGTTGAAAATGTTAACTATAAAAAAACTCTTGTTCAAAGATTAATTGATACAATAAGTGATGGCTTTAAGGCTGCTTATATTGTTTTTGATGATAACGCTGGCGTTATACGATTTGTTAATACTCAACAACTTTATATAGATAATAATGTTAGCAATAATATGAATTTGTTTATTAAAGCATTTTAGGGTGGCATTATGATATATACAAACATATTTGATTATCTTACATCACAATACTCATTAATGACGTATAATGAGTCAAAATCAGAATCTGTTAACATTAATAATGTTTTATTAAGTTTTAATTTATATAAGTTACCTAATAACTTTATATTTGATTCACAGTTAAAAGTAAATTCTATATTTTCATTATGTAAAATTGACGATTGTGATACTCAAGTAATCTTAGGTAATTGTATATCTATTGCTTTAGGTATTGTTCTTACGCCACCAAAAAGATGTAAAGGACTTATTATTTATGATATAAATTGTCTTACTAATAATGGAACCATTTCAATGACTTCTCGTGGATGTATATCTGAAGGAAAGGATATATTTTTATATGATGATATTGTAGATGGAATGCAATATGTACCGGCTAAAGGCGCTACTGGAGGAAATGCCTTCTATATACCTAGTGGAGATCATTGGTATAATGGTGTTAATGGTGCTAACGGTATTAATAGACAATCTGGCGGTGGAGGAACTGGTTCAGGTCGTAATTATTCTAGTACAGTATATGTTGGTAGAGGAGGATATGGTACATCATTTTCTGGAGGAAGTGGCTCTGGTGCATCCCAATCAGATGGAGGAGGAGGTTGGCCTGCATATTCGGCAGATGATCCAGATAATGGAGGGAAAGGAACTAACGGTATAGTTCATTCTAGTAATGGTTCAGGATATGGTCAACTTTGTACGTCAGGACAAGGTAATCCTATAAATACATATTATGAAATTTATAGATTTGGTATTAGCATTACGCCATGTGTTGATATTGGTGGTACTGGTGGATTACTTATTATTTATTGTCGTATACTAAACAACAATGGGAATATTCAATCTAATGGTGGCAATAAAATGTTTGCATGTCCTACTAGCACATATGGATGTACAACTTCTGGCGGTGCATCTGGCGGTGGTTCGGTAAATATATTTTCTTCTCTAATTTTAAAACAGGGTACAATTACAGCTACAGGTGGTAAAAATTTTACACTATCGGGATATCAAAATATGTCTTTGAATGGTGGCGATGGAGGCAATGGATGTATTACGATTAAGTCGTATAAGTATTTATTTAATTCTTTGTATCGTACAAATTCTAATATGTATAAAAATGTACAAAAACAGAATTTATTTGAATTTGAAGTATTGTTATAAGATTAGGAGATGATTGTATGGCTTTAGATAAAGTAGGAGATGTTCAAAATTTCTCTTATACTGGAAAGGTGCAATCTATTTCTCTTAATCCTGGTAAATATAAAATACAGTTATGGGGAGCGCAAGGTGGTCTTTCTCAATGGCATGCAGGAGCTAAAGGCGGATATACAGAAGGTATATTAGATATTTCATCTGTGACAACTTTATATATAGCAGTAGGGCAACAAGGAAGAGGTATTACAGCTCACAATACTACATCTATAGTAACATTTAATGGCGGAGGAAAAGTTAATGCTGGATATTCGAACAAATATGGAGAAGGCGGTGGCGCAACTCATTGTGCTTTTCGTAATGGAGTTCTTTCGTCATTATCTAATTATAAAAATCAGGTTTGTTTAGTTGCAGGCGGTGGCGGTGGAGCTGGATATAATCTTGGTGGAGTTGGTGGTGGGCTTGTAGGAAAAGATGCAACAAATAAAACAGCTTATGGCGGCACTCAAACTTCTGGTGGCAACTCTTTAAGTACAAACGCTGCTTCTAAGGGTATATTCGGGCAAGGTGGTAGTGATTACTTACCTGACGAAGGATGTGGAGGCGGTGGAGGATGGTATGGCGGTGGCGCAGGAAGATACAATGATAGCGCTGCTGGTGGTTCTTCTTATATTGCTTATTTTATTGAACAAGGTAATACTATTGCTGGGGACGCTTCTATGCCATCTATATCTGGCGCAATAGAAACTGGCCATGCTGGAAATGGATATGCGAAAATTACATATATTGAAACCCCTCGCCCTAAGATATCTAGGAAAGATAGATTAAACTCAAATATATATGCAAATATATTTCCAGAAGAAGTGCTTAATGTTGATTATATTGAAAAACTTAAGGAAAACACAATTATATCTTGTAATGAAGTAAGGCAAGAAAACCATGGGTTTCAAATTAATGATGTCGTTGCATATAATTCTAAAGATGGATATTTTAAACCATTAGCGACTAAAAACACAAGAGATATAATAGGTGTAGTTTCTTCCGTAAGAAACGAAAATATCTTTACGCTAATGACAGAAGGACGGCTCGAATATCCTAGTTCGCCTTTTACAGATACAACGATATTGTATCTTTCAGATAAACAAGCTGGCAAAATGGTTCATTACAAAGATATAGAGAATACTTCTTATATTCCAATTGCCATTTACACAGATCGAAGTATAATTATTAATATTTTAGATGGCGTATTTGGTGCTCCATTGGCTCCATATGGAAATGTGCAAGAACTACCAGAAAACTTTGAACATTATGATACTTCTGAATTACAAGAAGTTATAGACACAATTATAGGTATATAATATGAAAAATAATTCAGTCATTTTTAAAGATCCAGAAAATGAACACTTGATCGATTTAACTTATCTTGGTACAATGTTAAGAGAAAATACTGTTGTACAAATTACTCAAAACGATCATTTTTTCATTCCTGGTGATGTACTTGCATATGATTTGCAGTCTAAAAAATTTATTAGAGCACTTGCTGTAAACACAATGCAAAGTGAAGTTTGTGGAGTTGTTTCTGAATATGTTGATAGCAATAATTTTATATTAGTAGTTAAAGGTATTGTAAATGCTCCTCAGTATAAGTTCCCAAATGGCTCTATATTATATCTTTCGGAAGTGATTCCCGGGAAATTGATGAGTATTCAACCAATTAATACGTTTAGAGAAATTGCTACACAAATTTCTAGTGGCATTATTGAAGTTAAATTAAAAGTGGGCCTAACAACTGGAATATCAACACAATCGCCACAAGAAACGCTTGAACCGTATACAAAAGAAGAACTAGATGAGATTATAGCAAATATTATGTAAGGAGGCGCAAGCATGAGTAAAGCTCTTACGAAAGAAGATTTAATATATATACTTCAGTCTGTTTTAAAGCTTTCTCAAGATTCAGATAACGCCTTACATAGAGCAAGTGATGATGGTCTTTATGTGAAAGATTACGCAAATGATTTAAGAATGCACGTAGATAATGCATCTATGCATGTTACACAGAATATTCTTGATGTACTTTCCCATATAAGCATAGATGCAAATGATGAACTTATTTATAACGGCAAACAATTAGTAACCTATATTTCCAAAGATGCAGATAATGCCATTATACAAAAAGACGATGGATTGTACGCTCCAGCTTTTAAACTTTCTAAAAAAGCTAATAACGCATTAATTTTAGAAGCAGATGGTTTATATAACAAAAATACAGATGCTTCTTCTCATATTAATGATCATGATATTCATGTTACTAAAATAGACAAAGATAATTGGGACGGAATGCTTCGGTCTGCTAATGATTATACAAATCAAGAAATAGACAAACTTCCTGTACGCAATTTTTGCTTTGTTACTTCGCTTCCTGAATCTAATCAAGATGAAAAGATGCTTTATTTGCTTGCTGATGATCCTAGTAATTTATTGGGATGCACATATACAGCTTACATTTATTATAATAATGCATATCATAATATTGGAATAACAAAACAAGAACTAAGTCATTATATTACCACTGATCAATTTGCACAAGCATTAACTATGATTGCGCACAACAATCAAAGCGTATTAGATAAATTATCAGAAGATGCGTCTGGTGCTTTATGCTATAATGGTCAAAATATATTTAATAATGCATTGGTGTCTACAGATCCTTTTAATGCTATTGTAGTTAAAGATGGTAAATTATATGCCAAAGATTATGGTAAAGAAATTGAGTCTATAGAAAAGGGTGCTAGTTTAGCGAAAGTTAATCTTTACAATGAAGAAATTTCACAATCTGGTAAGTATAGCTTAAAAGATAGCATTGACAATTATAACTTAATCCTTGTAGAATATTATTATAAGCCAGATAAACAAGACAAAGGAACGCCTGGCTGTATTCAAACGGCAGTTATAGATCCAGATACTCTTAATGAAGCTTATTCTATGGGCATGCTTTATATTTTGCAATATGGCTATGGAACAATGACTTCTAATTCTCAAATTCATATTGTAAAAGACAAACTTACTGTAGATTATTATCATAATGTTTGCATTTATAAAATAACTGGAATTAAGAAGGGAGATGATGAGAATGGCGGATCAGCAACAAAATAGTACTGGTAGTTTAGTTCTTATTCATCATCATAATAATTTTGAATTATTACAACTTCTTACTGATACAAACGATAAACTCTATTATAAAGATAAACCTGTTTCTCCAATTAACGACCCTGATTTACTTAATCTTTTTACTGAAATTAATAATAAACTTTGCTTTAGAGGGAACCCTGTATTCCCTATTAATGATCCAGATTTATTAAATTTACTTACTGATAAAAATGGAGTTTTACAATATAATAAAAAACCCATAATGGCTCCTTTGAAAAATAGTCCTGTTAATGCTTTAAATCTTACATCAGATGGAGAATTATTTGTAGATGGTACATATTTTCTTACGCAGACACAATACAATGTTTTATCTAAATTTAATTATACTTCTCCAAAGCTAACTTTTAATGGCAAGGAAATACAATTAGAACTTAACAATGCAGATATTGAAATTATGATTGATGGAGTTTGGGCTAATATAGAAGGTAATAGTAAATACAGTTGGATAAAGAATAGTTAGGAGAAAGACCTATGACTTTGAATAATTTAAAATATGCTCTTATTCTTAACAACATGAAATTACTTGATAGACTTAAGTCTTTTTTACATACACATGAAAATCTTGATACTCTTAATGGGCTTAGTGCCAATGATGCCAGTAAACTTTTATTCAATGGTAATCTTGTTAGTGAAGAAAATAATATTACCAATGAAGAAATTAAGCAAATGGTAGACCAAGTCATGGCAGAACTTGATAAAGAAAGTCCCGATCCTACAAATCCAGATCCAACACCTGTAGAGCCTGAACCAATAATATATGGCTATAAGAAAACTATTGGTGAATCAGATCCAGATAAACGTATAGAATATATAAATGATTGTACTGGATTTATTCCCGCTTATATGAATTATGAAACAAATTCTTTTGAGTATGGTAGTTGGAAAGACGCTTTCTTTATGAAAATTAAGCCTGTCATGCTAAATTTCGATGGTACTGTAGCTTATGAATTAGATCCGGATGATTATACAAAGAAAAAAGATGGTACTGCGTCTGATATTGACAATATAGATTTTCCAGGGAACGCAATGGTAGGCATTCCAACAATATGGTTTAAACGCGAAACTATTGACGGATATGAATATGTATATGTAAGCGATAAACAAGTTGATAATTCATATAAAGCTTATGCCCATACAGATGAAGATGGAAACATAATGAAATATACTTATGTTCCTATCTATAATGGTTTTATAGATACTTCTGGTAAGCTTAGAAGTATTTCTGGAGTTATCCCAAAATGTAGTACTACAATGATTCAAGAAATAACTGCTGCCGAATTAAATAATCCAGAAAATAAACATATGTGGAACATAGAAACAAGAACAGATATTCAAATGTTAAATGATTTATGCGTATTAATAGGTAAATCTAGCAATACACAAATTACATTTGGTACAGGCAACACTACCGGAAGTCAATCTAATGTTAAACAAACAGGCATGATGAACTCTCAAGGATTGTTCTATGGAGATAATGCTAATAATTTTGGCGTTAAAGTATTTGGTATAGAACACTTCTGGGGCAATAGATGGGGTCGGATAGTAGGCTCTATTTATGTAAATAATAAAATGAAAGTAAAAATGACTTATGGGACTCAAGATGGTTCTACTGGAACAGGATACAATATAGATGGCACTGGATATATTGAAATACCTAATTCAACAATTAGCGGAACATCCAATGGATATATTAGCGAAACATTTAATAATGAATATGGTAGATTTGTAACTAAAGTTTCTGGCGCAGAAAATACTTATGACTGTGATGGATGTTGGTTTGCTAATGGTATTATGCCAGAATTACATGGTGGATTTGCAAATGGTAATTCTCGTTGCGGCGGTATGTCTATCGATATATGCGACGTAGCATCTCGCATAAATTGGAGCATTGGAGCATCTGTTTCATGTAAGCCAGGCGTAAAAGAAAATATTTTAATTCCTGTACCATAAATAAGGAAGTGATATTGTGACTTTAAATAATCTTAAATATGCTTTAATATTGAACGATAAAAAGTTGGTTCAATATTTAAAACAATTCTTGCATTCTCATGATAATCTTCCTACACTTAATGGTCTTTCCGTAAATGATACAGGAGATTTAACGTTTAATGGTAATATTATTAATGAACAAGATATATTAACTGACGAGCAAATTCAACAAATGGTAGACCAAGTTATTGCAGAACTTAATGGTGAGGATTTAGATATTGTAACTGGCACTCCTTTTATTATTACAAGAGACAATAGAGATGAAATATTAAGATTTAAAGATGAAAATGGAATCTTAAATATTCCTGCTACTTTTACTGGAACGAATGGGGTTAAATATAAAATAGTAGGAATAGAATATGGCTATGAAGATATAAATGGTAATATGATATCGTTAATAAACGATTTAAATAATATAAATGAAATAATATTGCCAAATATTATTTCATTTATTGCTGCTTATGCATTTTCATTTTCTAAGAATCTTATAAATGTAACTCTACCTAACAATATATTAAATTTATCTCCATATATATTTATGGGCTGTAGCAATCTTTTAAGCGTAACATTGCCACAAAATATAACAAATACTGGTATTGGTACATTTTGCTCATGTTCATCTCTTACCAATGTAACTATCCCTGACAATGTTACTATAATAGGAAAGGAAACGTTTAGCGGTTGTACATCTTTGGCCAGCATTAATATTCCTAAAAATGTAGTTTATATAGGTCCTAATGCATTTCGTCGCTGTGGTTCTCTTACGAAGATTACAATTCCTAATAGCTGCACTAAAATATATCCCTATGCTTTCGGTGATTGTACATCTCTTACGGATTTAATTATACCAGATAGTGTAATAGAGATAGGAAAAGATGCATTTAAAAATGTTTCTCATATAGTTTATCATGGTTCAGCTACAAGTGACAATAACTGGGGAGCATTATCAATAAATTAACTAATCTGACATTTTGATTTTATAACATAAACACTCTTTTACAAAGTATATTATATATTATACGTCAGTTGCAAAGGAGTTTTAATTATGACGTGGGAAATTGTAGTAGGCATTATTGCTCTTGTTGGATTTTTTATTACTGTAGGTACACCAATACTTAAGCTTAATTCCAGTATCATAAAACTTAACGATACTGTTTCTAACTTATACGATAATATTAATAAAGATAGAGAAGACAATAAAAGCTCTCATGATCGTATTTGGAAAGATGTTAATGCAGCAAAAGATCGTATTGGAGATCATGAAGAGCGTATGATAAAAGCTAAAACATTGCTTGAACAACATGATAACATGCTTAGCAAACTTGAAGCAGCTACTCAAGATCAAGAAAAAAGACTTCTTCGTGTTGAAGATAAAATTACAGAGCATGAAGAAGATATTAAAAGTAATTTAGATAAAATTGAGAAATACCATCAATAATGACATTCAATATATATTGACATATAAAGAAGGGGTATAAATGTCCAATTTTTCTGATGTTATTTATAATAGAATCATTAACAATTCGTCATGGCCTTCCGTTGTTGAAGCCGAAGAAGAACCTGAATTACCATCTAACGATTTTATTATTACACAAGAAAATAGAGACGAAATATTAAGATTTAAAGATGAAAATGGAGTCTTAAATATTCCAGATTATTTCACTGGTTCTGACGGAGAACGCTATAAAGTATTTGCAATAGCAGATGGTATAGCTAAATACGAAGACCCTAATTCTTCTACCAAAATGACATCATGTACTGGTGCTTTTTATGGTTGCACAGATATTACTGGTGTAACATTCCCGAATACTATTACTCATATTGGAGATTATGCATTTTATAAATGTAGAACTCTCACCGGAGATTTGGTTATTCCAGATAGCGTAACGAGTATCGGAAGCAATGCATTTTATTTTTGTAGTGGCTTTACGGGTAATTTAATTATACCGAATAGCGTTACAGAAATAGGCGAAAATGCATTTGGATTATGCACTGGATTTACAGGTTCTTTAACAATTCCAGAGAACATAACTAGGTTAAATAATAATGTATTTGCTAATTGTCGTTCCTTTAGTGGCGAATTACATATCCCTAAAGGTGTAACATATATTGGGGATAAGGCTCTTGATGGTCTTAACCTTACTGGTCCTTTAATTATACCAGACAAAGTAACTTATATAGGTAAACAATCCTTTTCTAATGGTAGCTTTACTGGCACATTAACTATCCCAGAAAGCATAACTACTATAACAGATTCAGCTTTTATGTATTGTTCTGGCATTACAAAGATAATATTACATGATAAAATAACTAGTATAGAAGATTTTGCTTTTAGAAAAACTGGCATTAAAGATATTGTTATACCTGACAGTGTTACACATATGGGGATCGGTGTATTCTTAGGTTGTACTAGACTAGAATCAATGCCAAATATCCCTAAATCAATAACAACTATTCCTAATTCTACATTTAATGGATGTTCAAAATTAGGACCATTCTTAACAATTCCTAATCATATTACTGTTATTGACAATGAGGCATTTAGAAATTGTACTAGTTTGATTGCTGATTTAACTATTCCAGACACCGTGACATCAGTAGGAGAATATGCATTTGATGGATGCACTGGATTTAATGGTAGTTTAAAAATATCAAAAAACATGTCATGTATACAGAAAGGGACATTTGGCGAATGTAGTGGTCTTACAGGCGATTTAATAATACCTGACAACATTACAAGTATTGGCGGAGGTCATAACGCAACATATGGCGCATTTTATCATTGCACAGGATTTACAAGTATAACAATTCCAAATACTGTTTCAACAATAGAACAATCTGCATTTAGTCATGTAAAACATATTTATTACAATGGCTCTGCAACTGGAAGTCCGTGGGGCGCTGATGCAATAAATTAAAATATGGAAGTGGTAATAATGGCAAATCAAAGATTTAAGTTCAAGCTTTTTACTAGTCCTGATCCTGATGCGCAATATGCTGCTGTAACAACTAAAGATGCATTAACATTTTATCTTCTCAATAATGGCAAAGGACATCTTGGTGAAACTAAACTCTTTGATGCTACTGATTCAGGCTCTAACATTACTTTAGTTGAGTCTATTGCTTCTAATGCGACAGGAACTACTACAGAAGCTCCTAGTACAAAAGCTCTTGTTGATTACGTTACGGCTAAAATTAGTGCTTCTGGCGTACTTACTGACAAATTCTTTAGGGCTGTTAAATCTCATACTATTACCGATGCCGATTTAACTAATACAGCAATTAGTGTTCCTGATGGTACACAAACTGGCGACGTTGGTCTATTGTTTACAGCAGATAATGATAATGCCGATGGGAATGAACAATATTATTTTGTATCTCTTAAAAATTATCTTTCTACTGTACATACGTTTGGTAATACAAATTCAATCACATTTACTACAGACGCAAACAATAATGTAACTGCAAATCTTAAAATAGCAGATGGAGAAGATGGACTTATTGTTGATGCAACTGGTTTACATCTTAATAAAGTAGATACTATCAATGAAGATACTCCTACTGACAAAATAATTACAGAAAATAAAATGATATCTTATGTGCAAAACAGCGTCCTTCCTGCTGTAGACACTGCTATAACTAAAGCTTTAAAAGATGTCGTTACTTCTGAAGTAGATGATGGCACAGGTAGTGCTGGTTCTGAAGAGTCTGGTGGTAATTCTGACATAAGTTCTAATGGAGAAACATATTCTACAGAAGAGATTAAAATTGGTACTTGGATAGATGGGAAACCAATCTATAGAAAAGTCTTTGAAACTACCACTCCAGCGGTTACGCCAAATGGATTGTCGCCATTTATTGATATATCCAGTTTGAATATCAAAAACGTCATAAATCTTTATGGGTTTGTTAATGTAAAAGATGATGCAGCTAACATTAACATGTATCTTCCTATAAACTCAACATCAACTGATGATATTAATAATAATTTAGTATACGTTGCTTCTTATGTAAACATGCATTCTCATTCTATATACTTTTTCTCTGATTTTGTTAATGCGCCAACAGTAGTTATTCTTGAGTATACCAAAACTATAGATTAAGAGGATATAATACATGAGAAAATATATGATTAATGAAACATATACTGCTTCTCATGGTCAACAGATATTTTCTGTTGAAAAACCTTTTATTAATGAATCTATCTCTGTTTTTTTAAATGGGAAACTCCAAACATTTGGTGAAGATAAAGACTATATTACTTCTCGTGATACAGGACGTATAGCATTTAATTCACCATTATTGGCTGGAGATATAGTTTCTATAGTATCTAATGTTGCTTCTAAAAGGCTTAATTTAGAAGTGTTATCTACAGGGCGTGCGGATAAACCGAACGCCCTATATAAAAAATATGGTACTGTTAAAAGGTTAAAGCCAAACAATAAGTATGAAGCATGTATATGCATCGGAAAAGAGTTATTTAAGTGGACATTTGTAAGTCAATTAAATCCTCTCCTATCTAGCGCTAAAAAAGTATGGGAGGATATTGGCGAATTTATTGAGGGATTTACAGATGAATATATTAATTCTATGCTATACAGAAACAGTATGGGTGTGATAGAATTAATAGATGAATTAGCCAATCAAGAAGACCCTGTAGAAAACGTTACTTATGAAATAGATCAAGATGGCAACTATACTTTCTCAAGCAACGCTGCAAGAGACTGGGTTCGATATCAAACAGAGATTAATTTGATAATGAATCGTTACTATGGCATATCTCTTCGTTATGGTTCTCAAGAAAAAGAAATAGGCGATATTCGTATTAAAAAAGATGTAAAGCTCCCATATCTTGATAATCTTCTTGATGACTTGAAAGATAAATGGAAAGAAGCCGATGATAAAATTCGTGGCGTAAATATCGTAGCTTATGGGGTCAAAGCTATTGATAATTACAAATATGATGATTGGGCTAGAACCACGAACTTCTAATGTACAAATTCACGAATCAATCCGCTGAATTGCGCAATGTAGACATTGATATGCGATTTCAATCTGAATTGCTTACAAATGAATTTGGAATAGATATATTGTTTATCCATAACTGCAAATTTGTGAGATGTCGTTGCTTCAATGATTTACATAAAACGGGCGACCCCAATTGTCCTATTTGTCATGGTACTGGCTATTTTGCTAGCATTCAAAAAATAAAAGCGATAGAAAGCTCTAACAGTGCATATTCAGATACAAGCTCCATAATACAAACAGCTTTAGGTGCAACAGATCAGAAAAATGAAATATATTACATACGTCAACAATATAATCCCAAGGAACGAGATATAATTCTTAAAGTAACATGGGATAAAAAAGGCAATCCTGTTGACGTATTAAAAGTATTAGAAATAATCAATGTATGGGAAATGCGTGGAGATAATGGACGCAATGAATTAAATGGATGTGTAATAAACGATAAGACAGACTTAATGGCATCTTACTCACAAGCTTTGAAGAATTTAAACAATAAGGGCTTGAATGAGTTACTGAAAGGTGGCAAATATATATGGCCAGCACAGTTATTGACAAGATGATAAAAGAAAGAGAACAGTGGTTAAAAACTGTTGTTTCTGACAATACTCATGGCAAGCGTATTTATTTGCTTGGTTCTGCTGAGTATGGCCCTGTAAATGAACCAATACTTATAAAGTCTACTGTTGGTTTTCATAGTAAATTTGGTACGAAAGGAACTCTTGTTAGTGCTTTTCATGCTATTAAATATACCAGTAAAGCTAATCAGGTATATGTTGTAAAGGTAACTGGAGAACATGCTAAATGCACCCTAAGTGTAAATAATTTATTTGGAGAAGTTACTTTTGATGGATTAGTCCTTACATCATCTCAAGCAAATGAAATATTTAATGATATTAAAATAGTTGTCAATGAAGATAGCTTAATGTTTAGATTCCCTGAAGATTTAAATATCAATGATATTATATACAAATATGCTGATTATCCATACATGGATTTATTAGTAGAAGCTATAAATAAAGATACAAAAAATCGTAAAAGTTTTATATATGCATATCACAATGTTGCTTCTGAAACACCAACCCAATATGCTTTTTATGGCGTTAACCCTTCTATGGTATATTTAGAAGGAGGAAATAGCGGTCTTAATTATAGTAAGAATGAATTATATTCATGCTTATCTTCTGCTTATAATATACTAGAATCTCATTCTATAGATATTATAGTTCCTGTTGATGCATTTTTAGACGACATGTACCCAGATATGGGAGAAGACAGTTTCCAATATAATAAAACATATTATCATCATGATAGAGATTATCTTACAGAAGATAATTTTGGACGTAAACGTTCCTTCATGAATCAGCTAATTGATTTTTGTATTATACAATTAAACTTTGGCATGGTTACAAATGGAATTTTAGGATTTAACTCTAATTATCAATACTGGTGTAGACATTTATCAGAGGCTGATGACTTAGCAAAAATGTATCAAGCATGCATAAAGTATAATTTATCTGTTTGCAATAATGCTGCTTATTCTTTTATGGTGTCTGTAGTTGGCGGAGACTTAATGTATAATAAAGGTACTATAATAGATAATGGATATTTAGCTTATGCCGCATTATGTGCAAATACATTATATCTTGAAGGCACAACAAATATTCCTATATCTAAAACTCTTTCAATATATCATGAGTTTTCAGAAGATATTTTAAGTAATATGGCTGATTCAGGCATAGTTGTATTCCGCCATAGTCCGTTATATAATACTCCAGTTGTATACGATGGAATTACTCCATGTAATAATGAAAATTTTAGATTATACTGTAATGTGCGCATGATTCAAATTTGTATATCAATGATGAATCAATTATTCCAATATTATATCGGACATGATATGATTCGTATCATTAACAAAAATATACTTGAAAAAGATTTAGATAATCTACTTAAAGTTTTACGTGCGCGAGAGATAATTACTGCATATAAAATTAAATTGGAACACAATTATATAGAAGGACATATAACAGTATATTTGTCTTTAATGACAAACTACATGGTTAAAGCCGTTACTGTTTGTTCAGTTGTCGATGTTACAAGAACTGAAGGTGACTATAATGAATGATGAAATATACAATGCATATTTTGGTATAAAACCTGAAGAGAAAGAAGAAAAAGTTACTATTGACAAATCTAAATTAAATCATGCAATATATAGCTCTGTAACAGATAAACGTTTTCATGATACATCATCTTCTCTTGGTATAGAATATAATGTAGCAAAACTGCGTCAAATGGCTGATGGTAATATATCTAGCATTGAACAATTAGCTGATATACTTAAAAAATTATGTAATGCAGCGTGGGGAGAGGGTTGGGGAGAATTTTCTATGGATCTTAAAAAAGGAGAAAATAGTTCTGTTGTAATTCTTCCCCAAATTACTATAGAAACTAATCTTCGAGAAGTAGACGAGGCTCTTGGTGGATACAAGCCTAAGCTTACTGATATTATTGAAGAACTAGATGATAATGGAAATCCTACTGGAGATGCTTTTTTGATTTATCGCCAATGGTTTGCATCTAATGTTGAATTTAATATATATGGTAGAAACTCAAAAGAGTCTAGAGATTTAATGAAACGTTTTGAAAACTTACTTACTGTATATACTGGATATTTAAAGAAACATGGAATTAGTGAATTGTGGTTTGAGTCAGAAACTCACCCAAAATGTTCCTTAAATTACGACGAATCGGCTTTTATGCATTGTATATATTATTATATAAGGTTCGAAGCGATTACGCCTATTCGACAAAGTGTAATCAATAGGATTAATACTGAGATTGGCGTAAATCAACTCAATACTCAAAAGGTTAAAACGTTAATCGAGCAAAACAGATCTGAGTTAATAGACTTAGAATTCTTTGCTGGAGATAATGGTATAACTTTTAACAAAAGCTAAAAGGAGGAAATTCAAATGGCTATTACTAATATGTATCCTAATCTGCCAGGACATCTCGTAGAATTTCGCGATGGCAGGCTGCATAGTGATGCTAATACAGATGCTGGATACAATAAAAGCTTATTGATCCTTGGCACTGCATTTGATGGTCCAGTTAAAGAACCTGTCAATGTCACTGAAGAAAATGTAAGCAAAATTTTTGGCTCCGAAGTAGATGACAATGGTTATCCAAGTGCTGGTACTATTACTAAAGCTGCGAAACAAGCCTTTAGACATGGATTTAGAGATGTTCGCTGCATGCGTGTTACAGGTTCTCGTGCATATACGACTGTTACTATGCAAACTGGTGAAACTGTTGAATATGAGCAATTAACGTCCTCTCCAGTATCTGGCGTAACTAAGGGCAATGCACTTATTCCTATTTATCCAATAGGACGTCCCTTCGCTAGTGACCCAAAATTTTATAATGCAAATACTGGGGACATAATCAACAATGTTTTCTTTGGCGAATATAACAGTCCTATTAAGATTAATGAAGGCCAAATTCCTATGCATTCCGACGTTAAAATCGTATATTCTTATAAAAAGATTTACGATAAAGACGGTGAAATCAATAATTTCACAGATAATACTGCATGGAAGAGTCCTATTCAAGATCAAATGTATTATGATCGTGTAAATAAGTCCACTGGGTCTAGTTATACTGCGTCCGATCCTGCTACATCAATTCAAAACTATGTTACAAAAGTAACAGTAGATGGTACGGAAGTAGACACTAAAGTTAAGGATGCTAATAACTGTCTTGGTGTAGAAGTATCCGACCCCGCTGGATTTGTAGACATTAATCTTGTTATGCCTACTACTACAGATTCAACTGCAAAAGTTGGGTTGTATACTACTACTTATGATACAGGCAATAATGCCTTAGATGAGACTGGCATTCTCCCTGTAACTAAGCAAGATCAAGATATTATAGTAACAATGATGACTTACGATAATAGCTATAATGAAGTGGCTGGTTCGTGCAATGTGCTTCTTGAAAAAGGTGTCGATTATGATTTAGACGAGAGCACTATGACTATTAAGTTTAAAGATACTAGCACTAAAGTTACCGCTACTCCCGGCGTAAGGGTTATTGTTGAATATTATCCATATGTTGAAGTGAAAATGGAAGAAGTTATTTCTTCTACTGATCCAGTAGATAGTAAAGAACAAATTTCTTTTGAACTTGTTTGCCCATCTGAAGATGATGTTACTAGCGTAACCGTTATGAATGTGGGAATACAGGGAGCTACTTCTCCAACAGATCCTGTTACTGTAGATCCAAGCGAATATGATATTCAATATACGGAACATGATGGTATCGTAACTGGCGCTATTGTCTTTAAGAATACAGTTAGTCCAAATTGTAAGTATAGCGTTCAATATACTTATAATGGTGCTCCAATCTCTGGTGAAAGTACTTTTACAGTTCAATCTATTAATGGTGGTTCTGTATATAATACTGGCAAATTTGTTATTGCTGACACCACTATCGGCGGCGAAGAATGCAAAGTAGTTACTTTCCATAAGCCAGAAGCAAAGAAGGTTGGAGATGCTGATAAACCATTCTTCTTTACTTCTAAAGATTGTCCAACATTAGGTAATCTCCAGAAAGCTCTTGCCGATTACACACTCAACAATGTATTCGAGATTGTACTTGCTGATGAGCTTCAGGAAAACATTATGCTTGATGCTCTTCCTAATGGTGAGTATGTACTTAATGAAGGCGGAGATGATGGCGTAAACATTACGAACCTTAACCTGATGTACCAGGCTCTTTCTGGCAAGCGTAATGATGATGGAGTTCTTGAAGAACGTGGTGCATACCAGATTCTCGAAAACTATAATGTAGATTATATCTATGTTGCTGGTATTTATGCAGATTCTACTTGTACTTTGGCTCAGAAATATCATAGTGATTTCCATCACGAACTTGCTCTCTTGTGTGCAGTATTAACATATCGCACTAAGATGACCCATGGGTTTATCGATGTTAAGCCAAATCGTAATACTACTCTTGAGGGCATTAGTAAGTATGTTGACCATCTTAAATCCATGCCAAACTTGAATTATATGACCGATCAAGAAGGTAATGTAATTACTGATAGTGATGGCAACAGTATGGATATTGGCTGGTATACTTCTGTTGTAGTTGGTCCAGATCCAATAATGAGTTCTGATGTTTTAGGTACTTATTATGGTTCCCCAGCTCTTGCGTATGCTGCTCTCTGTGCCTCTCTGAAGCCTCAGTCTTCTCCAATGAACAAGGCTCTTCCTGCTGTTCGTGGCATGAAATATAAGTTCTCTAATAAGCAAATGGATGAGCTTATTGGTCAGCGTATGGTATGTTTCCGCTTAAAGAACGAAGGTACTGCTTCTGCTTCTACTACGCCATACTGCGTAGATGCAATGACTGGTGGTGCTCCAAATTGTGACTATGCTCGCATGACTACTGTAGCGGTTGTTACAGACGTTGTTGACCAAGTGCGTGAAGTATGTGATCCATTCATTGGTGAACCAAATACTGTTGAACAGCGTAACGCAATGTCTGCCTTAATTTCTAAGCGGCTTAGCCATTTAATGGAACAAGGCGAAATCAATTACTACGAGTTTGAAGTTAATGCAACCATTGAACAAGTTCTCATTGGTGAATGTACAATTGCTCTTACTCTGGTATGCCCAACGGAATTAAGGAAGATTACAACTGTTGTATCTCTTCGTTCTGCGGCGTAATTAAAAATAACGAACTAAACTCCAGAGCAGCATAGTCTGCTCTGGGGGATAGGTTGATAAGGAGGAATTAATAATGGCAAGCCCAACCATTCAAACTTTAACAAGCTTTTCCGGCGCTGACTTGGTTGCCACCTTTGCTAACCAAGTAATCGGTGAGCTTCAGCAAATTTCGTGGGCTATCCAAAGGGATAAAGCTCCAGTATTCACCTGTGGTTCTCCTGATGCTCGTTCTTTCTCTCGTGGCAAGCGCGGACTCGCTGGTTCTATGGTATTTGCAGTGTTTGACCACGATTCTTTAGTAGCTACTTTACAGCGTGTATGGAATGAAATAGCCCCATCTGCTATGTTTACTGCGGCTGCTAATAATAAGCTTGCGCTTAACGAAGATTTCAGGAATGCACTTGATATTATCAAATGGAATGAGACAGTAAGTGCTGTACAAAATGGCACTTATAAGAGCAACAATACTGGAGAGGCTCACGATTCTCTTGCCGACATTAGCAATAATGATCGTGATGGTTATGGATTTTCATTTGGTTCTACTGGCGCAGGTGAGTTTACTAATGCAATTAGTGCTCAAACAGCTAAAGGGTCTAATAATAGTCCTCTTAGCTATGCTAGTGATGGATTAGTCTCTGAATGGGATGCTAATACTGGTGATGAAATTTATGTTCCCGCTGGTTTTGCTCCAATTCGTGGCGAAAATATCGTATATGCTGATACGCTCCCGCCATTTGATATTACTCTTACGTTTGCTTCTGAATATGGCCATACAGCTTTCCAGAAGATTTATGACGTAGATATATTAAATGAAAGTTCTGGTGCGTCTATTGACACAGTAGTTATGGCGCGTCAAGTAACATGGATTGCGCGTCGTATGAGTCCACTGGTTCGTGGAGTGTATACTCGTGACAAAGCTGGCAATATTCGCGGTGTTATGCCAACAGATTATGATGCTAGCACCACTAATAATACCTAATTGTAAAATATTTAAAGAGCCAAGGTTGCAAAAAACCTTGGCTCTTGTTTCATTATATGATATAATCAAATATAGATGTAAAGGAAGTGACTATATTGGCTAATATACTATCTAAATTTTATCAATCATATTCTGGTACTGACACTATTGCCTTTATGATGCTTCCAGGATGCACACCTATTACATTAGGCTCAGTAACTACTATTAGTTATTCTATGTATAGAAACAAAAAGCCTGTAATAAATATAGGCAGAACAAATATAAATGGTGTTACTAGAGGTTCTCGTATATTCGCTGGTACTATAATATTTACATTGATAAATCAACATTGGCTTAGAGATGTTCAAGCAGAAGTTTCATATTTAGCAAATATGAAAGACCTGAAAGCAGATGAATTGCCATTATTCGATATAATGATTGTATCTGCTAACGAATATGGTAGCGCTGTTGTTATGTACATGTTTGGTATTGATTTTACAGATGAAGCTCAAACTATTTCAGTACAAGATTTGTTTACAGAAAATACATTTAGTTTTGTGGCGCGAGACATTGAGACATTTCAAGCTATTAATATATTTAGTTCAAATGGGAATTCTGGTTCTGCTACTCAAAAAGAATCTATCTCACAAAGGTTTTATGTTGTAGATTCTAATGTATCATGGAATGATATATTAAATAAAGAAAACGCCATAAAAGATAAAGTAAATAAAACACCTATTAACACAAATAAAGATTTTAACAATGGTGTTCCATGGCCATGGAATGGGGGTAGTTCTCCAGAAGATGGAGTTAATAGCGAATACAGAGATTATAATTATGCAGGAAAACTTTATAATACTCCATTAAATAGATTAATGCCATCAAGGGAATATTATTATGATTCTTCATTGAATAGAGCTATGTCTGGTTCTGATATTTTAGACTTACAACAAGCATTAAAAGATTCAAGGTATTATGATTCGTTCGATGGATTTTATACAGATGCAATGTCTAATGCAGTTAGGACATACCAAAAGGATCATAACTTATATCCAACTGGTAATGTTGATTATAGAACATATATGTCTTTAATGAAAGATAGAAAAGATAAAAAGTCAGTTGTATTAAATAGAAATGGGGCTAAAGTATATAGAGATCCTAATCTATCTTCTCCAATAATAAAAGTACTTAAATATGGTACATATATTAATTCTGATTTAAAAACTTTAAAAGATAAAGATGGAAATGAATATTATGAAGTTAATGGTGGATATGTAAGAGTTCCAGATATATTTAGTGGTTCAGAAATGAAAACTCAATATTCTTTTCCTGACGTAAGATTAGGGGATAGAAATGTCTACGTTACCATATTACAAAATGCTTTAAACAATATATACCCTGAACATACTATAAATGTTGATGGGATATATGGAGAAGATACATTAGAATATGTAAATAAATTTAAAAAAGAACACGCATTAGAAATAGATGCAGTAGGTCTTGTCGATAGGAATACGTGGGAATTTATAGGAAATGCTACATCTAATAAAGACAAAAATATAAAAGAAGATTTAAAGATTTCATTCAATATGTTACCTGGAGAATATGCTTTATCATACAATGATTTTTCAAATAGTATGGGCATACAAAATGAGCCAGCAGCTTTAATATTGGAGCCGTATAATATTATATTTGAAAATCAGAAAAATAATCTTAAAACAATAAAATTTACTATCATAATAGAGTATTATGATAGTAAAACAAAAGATAAAAGATATAAAAGTAATGTTATTAACAAAAGCGTTTCTGATATTTTAGAGTTTAATCCATTAAGATGGATTGATCCAGACGATAAAGGAAAAGAACATGACACATTTTATTATGATTTAATAAATTGTTCGTCATATAATGGCAATAAAGATTATAAAGCATCTAAGGCAGAAATAATTATTTGGCCCATTGATTTTAAACAAGTATATAAATATACTTTTAACTATAGATAAGAAGGTGTATATATGTCTGAAGCTTCTATGACATATAAATATATCCCACCTGAAGAACCACGACAACCGAATTTCTTCATAGAGGAATATTATTCAAGTACAGATACAAAGATATATTTTAATGATGAAGAGCAAACAGAAATAGGGTATATTAATTATTCAGTACAAGAGCAACTTAAGCCTATTTATGGATATGCTTCTCGTACATGGGATGATGTTGCTGTTGGTAATAGGGTTGTAACTGGTGCTTTTAAAATGCCAATTAAAAATCCAGAACAACAAACCGTATTTGGAAATTCAGATATATTTAAATCATCTCAAACGGAATCAAATGAACAATATAATGAAACTCAACAAGCATTAAAAGATAACATCGATTGGGTTAATAACTCCAAACCAAATGCTCAATCTAAATCAGATAATACGCAATCTCTTACAGATCTTGAAAATACATATAGAAATAAGTTACATACTATTGGATATACTCCCAATAATGAAGCTGAGTACAATCTCAAAAATTTACTAATGAGATTTCAAAATGAATATAAGACAAAATACTACAAAGATTTAAGCTCAGAATATGGAGAATTAGGAACAGAAACTAGAAAGGCTATAGATGCATTATATTTAAAGCATTTATATACTAATGCTACTTTTAATCTTCCTGTTAATACTATTGTTTATTCTGGACCTGGAGAAAATACTCAAAAATTATATTCTATTGTTAATATTGCAACTGTTACACAAAAAGAGTCTACAGTAGATTCAAATGGTCATACTTGGGTTCATGTATTTAATGACGACCCTGAAGTTGAAATAGACGGATGGATTTGCCCAGATTATTCTTATACTCAATAAATGACATAAATGTTTTTCTAGTAGGGGGCAATAAAATGAAAAATGTTCTTATTCTTTCTGGGCATGGAGGTACTCCGTATGATCCTGGTGCTATAGGTAGTGGAGAAAAAGAAGCAGTGCTTACGAGAGAGCTTGCTCTTATGGTACAAGAAGAACTCAAAAAAGTTCAAGATATTAATCCAATTTTGTACGACCAAAATAATGATGCTTATAAAGTTCTCAAAAACGGCGGTTCTTTGCCTCTTGATAATATAGATTATGTGTTTGAAATACATTTCAACGCATCTGCAAATGATTCAAGTGGTGATGGTAAAACTACTGGTACAGAAGTACTTATGCATAGCACAGAAAATGATACTAGTTTAGGAAATGCCATTTGTAAACGTATGTCTGATCTTGGTTTCACAAATCGTGGCGTACAGCGTAGAGACGGTCTTTTAGTAATGAACACCGTCAAAAAGAAATACGGGATTAGTCATGCACTATTAGAAACTTGTTTTATTGACGATATTGATGACATGGATCTTTATCGTTCTCAAAAAGATAAAGTAGTAAAGGCTGTTGTTGGAGGAATTGCTGAAGGATTTGGATTAAAATATAATGATACTACTGAAAATCCAACTCCTCCACCCACTAATGAGACGGTAATTAATCCAACTCCAGTTAAAAGCTCAAACAATAAAAAAGAATATAAATATGATTCTGCCGAACCTTCTTCTGGCTCTAAAAATGCATTAGCAAAATTAACTGATGCTAACGGTACTTCGGGTTCAGAATCTCAAAAACATCCTGAGATTCCCAAAAAACCTCTTACTGATGCTAATGGAACTTCTGGGACTGAATCTGCTCCATATCCTCCAGCTAAACCAGAAGAGCCGCCTTATGTTAGACCTGACCTTGGTCTTGATGATTCGCATGGTACTTCAGGTTCAGAATCTCAAAAACATCCTCTTACTGATAAAAACGGTGCCTCTGGTTCAGAATCTCAAAAACGACCAAACATGACTAACACTCCTATCGAAGATATTATAAAATATTTAGATAAGGCAGGATATCCTATTTCATCTGATCATAAAGATGGATTATACGATCAAGCTGTTGAAAACATTGTTAAAAAATTTCAAAAAGATAATGGGCTTACTGAAGATGGAATCACGAATCAAGACTTATTGGATAAAATAGTTGAAAAGGCTAATGAAAACGCCAATGATGTTATTGAAGAAGAAGCTCCTATAGATGAGATAAAAATTGAAGAAGATCCTGAATTTAATGCTCACTATGATTCATATTTTAATACCAATGCAAGTAAAGTAGCTAGATTAAATCACAAAGACATTAAAATAGTATTTGGAAATTCTAGTATAACTAAAACTATTAAAGATGTATTTATGAGAAGTGTTAGTGTTGAAGTAGATACATCTGGTAATCCAATATCAGAAGTATATGAATTTATCGCTAGGGATGTAATTGAATCTGACGAAGCTACAGACGAAGATAAATATGAAGAATATAACGGTCTTGCGGCTTCAGATTATAAGTATTATTCTAAAGATGCATCTATTCCAACATCTTCAGATGAAAATCAAATATTATCAAAAACTGGCGTGCCAGTAATAGAAGCTTGGAGAAATAATTCTGATTATAACTAAGGTGATACAATGGAAACAAAAGAAGAATTTAAACTTAGGTTTATGGCAATGTCTAAACTAATAGGTCTTGTAGCATTTTTCTTTGTCTTTATTATTACTGTATATGCAATGATTGAAATGCACCGTTCTTGTGATTATAGCTCGATGCCACAGCTTATTATTTCAGCATTTACATTTGCTAGTATATATTCAGGTTTTTACTTAGTAATGGCAAAGATAGAGCATGTTGAAAAAGAAAAAACATATAGAGAGCATAAACTCGAAAAATTACGTTCTTCTAATGCAGATCCAGAATTAATTGAAGAACAAAGAATAAGATTAGAAAATATTGAACAAAGATTAAATAATTTATATGACGATGAAACACACACTTTAATGTAAGGAGATTACTATGGAACAAGATAGACTCAATGATTTAATGAGTGCAGCTAATCAAAAACTTAATGTACAAAAGAAAATTGCGGCAAGAGATTCTGAATCTGTCACAGGTGAAGATATATATGCAGCCATGAAACAAGAAATGGCAAATGATGAATATGGAGAAGCTACTATTCAGTATCGTCCAGATAGTAATTATAATGATATCAGTCTTCAATATTCTGGAGAACCAGAAGAGGATTATGATTTAATTGATGACGATCCTATTTTTGAAGGTGGTCCTGGTGCCAGTCAAGTTGAGCTGTGGAAAAAACAATTCTCTAATGAAAAGATATTCCACACTCAAGTACTTGAAAAACATTTTGTTTTCCGTACAATGAATCGTTTTGAATATAAACAATTAGTTAGTATTCAAAATATAGATGCATTATACAGAGAAGAAATTATATGCCATACTTGTGTATTATGGCCTAGAAACTATAACTTTAAAACTATGGCAGCAGAAGATAGTGGCTACCCTAGTACCTTAGCGCAAATTATTATGGAAAACTCAGGGTTTACTAAGCAATATGGAATCGAGGTACTTTAAATAATGAAGCAAGAAAAAGCCGTCGATATTGCCCTGTTACATTATTATAAGGACTTGTATGGCGGACATAAAATTATTTATGTCCGCTTTTGCGATACCGACTTTATTTTTAGAACTCTTACTAGAAAAGAGTATAGATATATATTAGCTGAAAATTCAGATAGAATGGATATAGAAGATGCAATATGTAATACAGCTTGTGTCTTCCCAGAAGAATATGATTTTTGTTATTGTGGTTTTGCAGGACTAAATGAATATGTCGCTCAACATATAGAAAAATATTCTGGGTTTATAGATATAAATGATATTTTAGATGAATATCGCAAATTTAAAGCATATGACAATCTTGATACTCAATGCATGGATTTAATAAAGGCATTTATCCCCGAATATACTTACGAAGAAATGGAAACATGGACATGGACCAAACTAATGCAAATAGTTGTAAGAGCAGAAAAGGTAGCTGCGCTTAAAGGATTCGATTGGCATGTTGAAGACAAGAGCGAAGAGTTTAATGAAGCCGTTTCTAAAATTGATATTGAAAATGAAGAGTATATACAAGAACTTATCAAGAATGGCATTGACCCAATGTTTTACTTCGCAGACAATTTACAAGATTTGAACCATCGTACATTAGTTGACTTCCCATTGATTGGCGGAGTTCATTGGAATGATGAGGAGGTATTAGATGCCATCAGACAACAGATTGCAGCAAAGAACGCTAACAGGGAATTATAACGATAAAGATAATGCGACCGTTAATGACCCACAAAACGTGAACGATGCCAGTGTATTACTGAATGCCGTAAAAATGGGTTTAATTGCTATAGCTGGTTACGGTACATATAAATCTGGCCTTTTAAAGGGAATAATTAAACCTATGCTAGAACTTGGCGATGTTATTTCTGAACAAGGGTTAGATAAAGCTAGCGTTGTTATGTCTAGCATAAAAAAGTGGGCTAATTCTGAACATATAGATTCTTCAGCTCTTGCAAAATCTGGTCGTAGTTGGAATATTCCAGAACATAGCTTATTTCATAAGCGTTCAAGTAGTGTTGCTTTTGATTTATTTCAAGATATATCAGACTTGACTGGTTCTTCTTCTATGTCTCACTTTAATCGCATGAAGCGTATATTACAAGATACTGAAGACGATTTAAAAGTTATGCATAGTATAATAGAAGACGGACTTTCTCGTTCTACAGAAAGAAGATATTCTTATTTTGATACTGACCTTAAGAAATTTATGCAACGCCTACAAGAAGTTGAATTTACTGCTACCGAATATCATCCAGATCAAGCTTCTATATATACTCAAAAAATGATGGAAGAATTTTTGGAATTAAGAAGTTTAACCGCTGAAAAAGCAAGAGAACAATTGCGTACAACAGGATATCGCCAATTGGTTCTTGGAGATATTTTAGAAGAAGTAATTGACTCTAATGGCATTAAAAGATTACAAGTAAAAAGTAATGCTGTTATTGATTTAGACAAAGCGAAAGACCAAATGGGACATTCTTTCCTAGATAGCATTAATAATTTTATGGGTAATCTTAATCATAAATATACAGATGAATTTGGTCATGTTCAAACAATGTATTCTAGAGGAGCATGGAAAAATTTAACCTTAGATTCAGATATTCGCATAGATGAAGTTGGTAAGTTTATAGATTATCGTATGCCCAAACAAGATTTATATGGATTTATTAATTCTCTTGCTGAAGATTTTGGATTACCTGTTGTTAAATTTAATCCTTTAAAAAGTGGATTTAATTATCTTGGTTTGAATAAGCTCGGATACAAAGAGCCTTTTGCTGGCTTGTTAAGTAGCGAGCAAATTAGTCCATTTCTTACTGAACGTGGTGGTAGATATACAATAGGAGAATGGTTAGCAGAAAATCTTGGAGATGAATATGCAAATAAATCTGTAGCTGTCATTAATGGTTCTGCTTACACTACTACTACTGATGGAAGGTTAATGAAAATAGCGGAAAACCTTCATTTGTATGACACCACTAACATGACTCGTTATGGATATGGCACTCATCAAATTAATGCTATGAGAGAAATGGCTGGATTGTCATATGGAGAACCTATCAAAGAAAGCATAACGGATTACGAAAAACGTCTTGGTAGAAAATTAACAGCTTCAGAAAAACTTAGATACAGAACAGCAAAAGTATTAGACATGGGATTTGAAGAATGGCAAACAGAAGCGAAAGATATTACCAGAAGTTTTGATAGCGCAACTGCAATAGATGAAACTACTGATAGGTTTATAGATAGAATGACAAGAAAAATTAGAGTGAATGGATTTGAATATGACTCGGTTAATGAGATGTTGCAAGCTGCTCAAAAATATGATCATAGTGACGTTCTTGGCAATGGATTTGGTGAATATATTAAAAACAATATAAAGTATACCCCGCATACTTTTAATGTTACTAAAGAAGGGTATAAGCTCGGAACTGTAGTAACAGATCTAATGGACAAAAGACCTGTCGATGCTTTTGAAAATTTAATAAAATTTGTTGGACAATTTGGTTCTGGATTCGACAGAAATGGCATGGCTGGCAAATATTTTACAGAGCGGACTACTAGAACTTGGGGATTATTTGATGCATTAAATAATCAGTTAGCTAACAGTGTATATCTTTTCGGATTTAGTACTCAAGCAAAACATAGCGTAGGGTCTTATGCTGGAAATTTAATAGCTAAACGTGCATTACCGATATATATGCTTACACAGGTTCCTGATATGATTAACTATCTTAGTGAACCATTTTTTAGAAAGGATGATGAAACTAATACTGGCAAACAAGACAATATAACAAAGTTTTTAATGCGAAAAGTTGTAAAGCCATTAGATATTCAAGCTCATAACATGATGGATATTACTGGAGCTACTAAACTTGTGAAATTTATGCAAGACATGATTCCTGGCACTGAACAAATAACGGAATTACCATTGATACATCAAATGGGTTTAGGACAAACCAAAGAAGAACGTAAAGAGTATATTGAAAATGGCTTTGATCCTATCCGTAAAGGACGCTGGTGGGGAGCAGGTAATACTCCGTTTACTGGAGGGAAAATAGAATACTGGAGACCAAACTTATATCGTCGTATTGAAGCTGATGTTGATTTTAGTGATACTAAGTGGGGTTCTCGTAAAGAATATTATAATCATACTTGGTATCCGAATATCTTTAATCCATTGGCTCCATTAAACTATTTTATTTTCGACAAACATCATTATGATTATAAACATCTTCAGGATAGACCATATCTTAAAACTGCTCCAATTGGCAATGATATTCCGTTTATAGGACCTATATTTGCATCTACTATAGGAACTATTATTTCTCCTCCTCAAATGATGCATATGGAGTATCAAGGTCAAATAAATGTTAATCCAGCAGACGAGCAACCCAATCCTATACTTACAACAGGAAAACTTGAATTAAATCGTAAAAAATTTATGGCTCAAGCACAAGAAAATATTAATAGTTTTGTAGAATTGCAAAAAGAATTAACAGCAAATCAAGCAGCTTATACTCAAGCGATGGATGCTTCTATTTATCAAGCTCAAAAAATTGTTAAATACAAAACTACTAATTCTAATGGTGTTACATTTGACGTTAGAGACATTATTCAAAAAATGCCTTCAAATTCTGTTACAGATGCTCTTTATTCTGCATTTCCAAAAGCTCAATCTTATAAACCTAAACCTTATACGCCTGACACGCTACCTAGTCCATATGGCTATAGCATATCTGGTCATGACGATTCTGTTCCACCATATGAGATATATTCTACTCCTTCTGGTAAATTAAGTGTAGTTGATATACCAAATGATATGAACTTGTGGGAAGTAAATAAAGACTTAAAAGAATATAGTATTAAAAAAATTATTGGTGCTAAAGACAGAGTAGAATTAACTCCTAATTTAAATCCTGATATACCTGTTGGCAATGATTCTAAAGCAATAGACAATGCTTTTATGTATAATAGTAAAGAAGAACTAAACTGGTTAGCAGATGTAGCAGGTTTAAAAGGGTTTATAACACAATCTCTTATTACTGGTAAACATAATGTCGATGCTCGAACTATAGAAGATTCTGGTTGGGCATATAGCGCTCGTCGTTCTTTTTGGGATGAAAACATGGGCGGTCTCGGTGGAAGCCTGTCAGAAATATCTCGTCGTTTTATGCCTAAACGCAATACTACAACTGAATATATTAATCCAATAAGAAACACAATGCCAGATTGGATGCCTGGTAGTAACTATTTTACAGATTTTAAACATGGAGATCCATATACTAAAATCGCTAATGGCGAAGAACGTTTGCCTGGAGAAGGGTATGAACGCATGTATGGCATTAATAATGTTTTAGATATGCGTACAGGATCTTCATCTATTGGGTACGATAAAGAACATATTATACGTCATTTGTTGCATCAAGATTTTGTTAATACTCAATTCCAAGAAGATACTCTTAATAAAGGAACTAAACTGCATAGACAAATAGAAGCTGCTTGGAAAGAACAAGGTATAGCTTTTAAAACGGAAGGCGAAATAAAAGATGAACGTAATGGCATACTTGGATATTTTGACGCTGCTGTATATGACATGAGTTCACCCACTGGTGTTGGTATAGTTGATATTAAAACAACGTCTGCAAAGAAGCTTAAAGAACTCCGAAAAAGTGGCAGACCATTAGACTATCATAAGCGTCAAGTAAATTATTATTTATGGGCAACTGGCAATACAGAGTCTAAAGGATATATTCATTATGTAGACAAAGAAAATCCTACGGACTCATATACTGTTGGGTTTAAATATGACGATAAATTACTTCGCGATACTTTAAAGAATCTTAATGACGCTCGTGCTGACATCAGAAAGGGCATAGAAAAAGGCGTAATAGGTAGAGGTGACTTATATAGTCCTCTTGATCAATATCGCATTCTAGCGGATGTAGCACCCTATTCTGATGAGTTTAAACAAGCTACTGCTAAGTTATCTCGTGAACAATTAACTGATGAAGAAAAAAAAGAAGTTCAACAAATTCGCAAAAGAATAACTCAGCAGAAAGAACCTCTTCGTGTATATCCTTATAAATTTAAAACATCGAATCTTGTTAGTGAAGTTGTAACTGTAGACAAAATATTAGACAACAATACTATTGTCACTAAAGAATATGGTGCGCAGCATGCTATTAAGTTTGCTGGTATTACTGTAACAGAATCTAGTGACTTAGTTAACAAAAAAGAATATCCGCGCAAACGACGTAAAGGCGCTGAAAAAATAATTCATAATATCCGTAAAGAATTAGAAAAGGGGCCAACGAAACGTGAAGCGGCTTACGATGAAATTAAAAAGCATATACATAAAGGTGGAAGAATTACTATCCAATACGATGCAGATTCTGCTAATAAGTTTTCTGGCGATTCTACTGACTCTATACGTTCTGTTGTTATTTCTGGAGGAAGAAATGTAAATCAAATATTGCTTAATAAAGGTCATGCTAAAGAAAATGAAAACGATGATTCTCCTGCTGGTATTCATGCGAGATATAGCAAAGGAGAAATCGCATTTGGTTCTGCAATGGAAACAACTGCCCATAGTATTATTGGAAATATCCCATTTATAGGTAGCAAAATTTATCAAGTACGTTCTCCATATGAACAATATAGAGATAGAGAAGTATATGGGAAAGACTTTCAAAGCTGGGATCATCCAATTAGAGACTTATTTATGCCTAACATGGTTGATAAACCAATTGCAAACGGATTACTTGGCATAGTTACTGGTACATTTATAGGTAGATTATTTGGTAGAAATAATTTTGGTGCAATAATGGGAGGATTTGTTGGAGGAGCTATCCCAACAATAGGCCAGATTGCTTTTTCTGCTGGTTCTACTAAAGAAAGAGATTGGAGACCAAACAGAAGAGTACAACAAGAAAAAGTAAACGAATACGTTGATACTTTAAAGTATGTAAAAAACATGCGTTTATTTAATCAATATGCAGACAAGTCTATGGCGGAAGATCATTTCGATGTTCGCCAATATATGAATAGCACAGAATCACATGGTGCTTATAATAAAATAAGAAAGCAAGAGCTTGAAGCATATAAGCGGCAAGTTAAAATGGATTTTAAACATAGTGATAAATTCGATTTTCAATATGGTAAACCAAAATATATGAAACCAAATATGGGAAGAGAAGGAATCATTAAAGCAGTAAATCAAGAAATCAAAGAAATACAAAGTGATAGAAAAACTGTCAAGGTTCCATTAAATGCTATGAAAGCTATTCAATATAAAAATGCAGCCGATAAAACCATGTATGGATATGAGCCAGGAAAATCAATGGTAGATATTATGTCTGCATTACCTAAAAAGGATAGACAATATTTTAAGCATTTCATGAATGCTCCAGAAGAAGAAAAAGATAAAATACTTCGTGTTGCTCCAAGCTATATGAGACGAGCATTACAATCGACTTGGGGAATGAAGCCAGATGTAAAACCTAGTTTACAAGAATATTTTACTCAGCATGCCTTACCTAATGCAAATTGGGTAGGTTGGGATGAAAATACTAATTTAGATGATGTTAAAGTTAAACTTGTCCATAAAGAAAAATTAGACCCCGGTGAATTTGATATATGGCAAGATAATAAAAATAAAGCTAATATGACTAATATTCCTATTCCTAAAATAGATAAACATACAAATGCTGCTCAAATACGTACAAGGCTTAAACATATTCTTGGTGAAAACGGATATGATGATGTTCAAATATCTTATACAAGCGCTTTAAATGATACACAAACTAAAATGGAAGTATACAAAGATGGAAGATCTGATGTAGAATCACGTATAGGAAATATGAATATATAGGTGATATAAATGAGAGATGAAATATATGCATTTCATTATAGATTACCAGATGTTTGGTCACAATATAATAATGCAAATAAATTTACTGTAGAATATGATGGAAGCAGATTAGATCCAGAAACTTACGCTATTAGAAAATCATCTAGTACAACAGATCAAAATGTATTAAATGAAATTAGTAATTTGATAAATTCAGGTCAAGCTGATACTGAAGAAACTGCTAGAAAAATATTACGTTCTAATTATAGGAATCAAGCTTGGAATTTGCAAAGAGAACTTCTTGATCAAACTCCACAAGCTATTCTTAATACTGGAGTAAATTTTAATACTTCATCATTTGACCCTACAGACTATTTAAAAATGGCTACTTATATTAATCAGAAGTCTGTAGATCAAGTATTGGGTGCTCATGATAGATGGCAAGCATTTGCCAAAGCTGTTATAGATAAAGGAGATAATGGCTTATATAAGAATATTTCTTTATGGGGATTCGATACAGAAACATTAGGCGATATTGCCGATGGTACTTCAACTATTACAGAGTTAGGCGTTAATTTAAGAAGATACGATAGAAAATTACACAGCGTTCCAGACCCCAGAGGACAATCATTTGTTGTTCCTATGACAAGTGCTCCACAAAAGAAATTTATGATGGATACGCTAGAGAAATTTAGGAAATATGGCTGGGATAGCTTAAGCGAATCTGAAAGAATTTCTATGGAGCGTGCTGCTGTTTATGCTGGTAATTATACTGATGTTTTTACTGATGTTGAAGTTGATTTATTTGGACAAAAACATAAATACAAAGTAGTAAAAAAGGGTAAGCCAACAAATATAAATTATGCTGAAGCTCTCAGCGGTTGGCGTAATTTTGAACAAGCAAGTAATGCAATATTAGACTCGAAAAATGGATTCTCTAATGCTGCTGATGATTTTATTTCACTTGTTATTGACAAAATTGTAGACAATCCTACCGACACTAATTTTTTAAACGCAGCGAATAGTGAATTCGATGTTAATAGGTTAATAGCATACGTAAAACAATCATCCAAAACTCTTCAAGAAAAAGAGATATTAATCAAGAAGCTTAAAATTGCTCAAAGTAAAATATTAGATAACATTCATATTGTTCGTGCTGTTGCAGAAGCTCAACATTTAAGTCCATTAGAATTAAATGAATTATTATATGGTAAACGAGTTGGTGTATCTATAAACGAAAGGCTTGAAGCATTAGGACTCCAAGAACACCAAGCTCATATTGCTATAAGTGATATCAATAACCAAGGGTTATTGATTGACAATGACGTTATTCTATTTTCTAATAATAGTAACGCGCTGGAAGCCTTAAAGAAAGAGCCTTATACTAAACAATTAACTTATGGAGATTTAGATAATACAGTATTCTATCTTCGCTCAGGAGCTTTACAGAAAGAAGAAGCTAAAGAATTTGTTGTACAAGCTGGAGATGACTTTGGAACTAACTCTTATTCGATTAAGAATAATTTTTGGAAAGTTGACACTTCTCAAACTAAAACGTTTACTCAAAATATAGATGGCCAGAACGTAACAAGATATTCTATTGCTTTACGGAATTATGCTCAGGGTGCAGATGCAGATGTAATGTATCTTGTTGGGGATACTCAAGAAGAGGTATTTGAAAGATTGCACCGTATTATTAATGGAGCAGACATATATGACGAAAGTTCATTAACTCAAAATTTCATTCAAACTATTAGAGAAAATGATTCTCTGGATTCTGGTAGAAGAGAAATTGCAAGACTTTTTGATCCATCAGAAGTTCGCATGGAATATGATAATACTCTTAAAAGACAAATTGGTGCTAATGGCTATCAAAAATTAGCAGAGATAAGGAAGTTCAATGAAGCTTATAATAATCATCTTGCTTCTATAAATCCTCTTACTGATTATGATGCAAGATATAGAGATTTAAAAAGTTTTATTGAACAAACTTTTGGTACTTCAAGAAGATCAAGTAATGCTCTCAAAAATGGATTAATTAACACTCCATATGAAATGCAGGCTTTTTTGTCCTATAAGAGAATTTTAGATAATGAATCTCCTGTGCATGATGTAATATTTAAAGCAGTTAATGATTATTTTAAGAACTCCCCTTATGATCCATCACAACCTTTATCTGGTATAAATTCTCCAGAACTCAATAGAGAACAGACAGTCTTATTTTCTAAAATACGCAAAGCTTTAGCTAAAGTATTAGAGAGCGAGAATATTGAACTTGATAATAGTGGAGCTTTTGAATATTTTAAAGATAGAGGGCGTTTCTCATATTCAGACCTTTATGATTTTGACATTATTTCTGACAATGGGGCTTTCAAAAGAATAAACGATCATAGCGAAAAGACAATAGAACAAGGAATAAAAAATTTCTTAGATGAAGCTAAAGACAACAATACAATTATCAATGGATTAAATAATTTACAAGATAGAGGAATTATTAAAGATGCTAGTAAATATATCAAAACACTAGATTCTCTTCTTCCTCTTAATGCTAAACAAAAAAGTTCTTATACTTTTGGTTTATCTACAGAGATAGCTACTGAAATATGGAAGCTGAAAAATACTCCGGGAAGTATACTTGCTGATTCTATAACATCGAGCATGTCCGATGAAGATGTACAAAAACGTATATTGCATAGTATAGGTCATGATAACTATGATATTGATGCTCCATTTCTTAAATATAAAGATAGTAGCCTAAGAGACTTTTTCAATAATTTAAATTCAAATCCTACACAAGCCAAAAAAGTAAATGATGCAATAAAAGAAGTATTTGATAATTATACTCCATATAGATATATTACGTCTGCCGCTACCGACTTACAATATGAAACTTTTGAACGTTCATTGCTAGAAGCTTTAGGAATGAATTATGGCACTAGTGAAGATATAGCTGCTAAAACAAAATTACTTAATGATATACTTCTTGACAGTAAAAAATATAGTTTAAATTCTAAAAAAGGAAAAGGACTACAAGCATTAATCATTACTCCTTATTCAAATCTTAATGTTGCTAAACACGAAGGTAAAAGTGGATATATGCTTCTTACCAAGACAGGTGATTCTCATAAACTTGCTTCTTTTATAGATAATCTTACAGACGATGAATTTAAAAATATTACATCTTCTTATAAGAATGTAATGGATAGTGATATTAGTAAATACGCTACCGTAGTAGAACTACCAAGGGTTAGAGAATTTGATATACGTTCAAACAATTCTGGGCTTGCATCTGTTGAATCTTTACGTTTCATTAATCAAGGAGATAACTATCCTAAGTACTTACATGCCCGTTCATTGGATACTTATCTTGACAAAAACGGAATTCTCCAAGTTAGTGAAGGTGATGGTTCTACTGCCGTATTGTCCATATTTCGTAAGGGACTTGCTAATGCAGAAGAATTAGCCTTAGATGGTAATTATGGAGAAGGTAGCCGTAGAATGCGTAGAATTCTTACTGACTACCTTGGAGGATTAGCTTCAGATAATTCTATTAGTGGAGTAAGCCGTAACGTACATCTTAATCCTAATAGTATAATGAATGCTTTTGGATATAGTTATCATAAAGGACTACGTGATATATTTGAACAGTTAACCCTAGGTTCATTTAAAAATCCTAATGCTATTTCTGCTGAGCTAAATCCTGCACAACTTATTGTTAAAACATTTGCAGAACATGTAGGGCTTGGAGATGTTAATTCATTATATTCTTACCGTGAAATATTGAACAGTCAAGAATTTCATGAGTTTTTCCATAGGCGTATGCTGATTGGTACTGTATTAAGTGAAGACTGGCAAGCAAATGGTGTATCTTGGGCTGATCAATTAAGAATTAATTTTAAAAATGCTGGTTATGAAGACTTCTTTGATACTGGAGATTCTAAAAATTTTCTCAATATTATTAATGACCTTATACATGATGATAGAATTCGTAAAGATTCTATGATTAGTGATTTTGCTGTAGATGCGGTATCACGAGTTGTAAATGTTAATAAAACTTCTGGACTTAATCCTATAGGTTCTGAAAGCGCCTTAGAGCGTGGTATATATTATTCACGTATGTTTGGTGATTTTCAGACACATTCTGGCTTATACAATATAATGCGTCCGTTATATGTACAGCAAGGAAATCCTGTTACATATGACATAAATCAAGTATCTAGTGTATTATCACAGTTATCAAATAACGTTAATGCCCCTAATATGGCTAAAGGTCTCACTGAAAAAGGTTATAGCGCTATATCTTTTGGAAATAACGCTATGACTCATTTAGAGAAAGGAATTAAAGACAGTCTCGAAGCTAGTACTAATGGCAAAATAACATTAGATGAACATGAATTTATGGCTAGATTCAAATTTATTAATGATGCTGACTTGCAAATTAAGTACAATGACATACTGTCTGATAATGCAGCAATAGATTCATTAGCTAAAAAATTATCTCAAACTGGAGTTAGTGTAGATTCTAAGCAAACAAGGGAATTAATAAAAGTGTTTCAAGCTCATTATAATTCTCTTTATGAAGATAAAATGTTTGCTAATCCATTTATACAACAATTTGATTTCTTCACAAAACCAGATGCAGTTAAGCTTGAATTAAACTGGAGCAAAGCAGATATACAAAGAACCACTGAATTATTAAATAATCTAGTTGGTAAAGATATAGATACAAATACTGTTATTGGATTTAGAAATGATGGTTCTCGTATATTCTTTAATAAACCTAAATCTATATTAACTCAGGAAAATGTAGATCAATTATTGTCTGGCATAGATAATGGAATAGGGAAAACTAGACTAGAAACTTATGTAGGAGATATTGTTGATCAAAAGATAACAATAAATGGTCTTGAAAAAGCCACTGTACACTCAATCAGACCAGAAGATATTTATTCAATTATAAACCAGGGTAGCAATGTTTATAATAAGCAACAAGCAAATACATTACTTTCTACATTATTTGGCGAAATGTTTGATGGCGCTATATTTGTTGGCAATCCTAATTTCAGCAAACATGGCGGAATAATGCATGCACAAGCAATATTTGATTTGGCAACTGATAGATATTCTAAAGCTGGACAAGTAGATCATTTAGTTGATTTAATGAATCAAGCAGCTAAAGATACGCACCAATTTGACCCTATTAATGGTAAAACGCCAAATATATCTTTTCAAGCTTCTGCTGACAATAAACGTCTTTATGTAACAATGGCAGAAATGCCTGATCCATCGTCATTTGATCTTAAGCTTAAAGATTTGCTTAGAGAAGATGCAACTAAAAATGGAAATTCGATTAGTCAATCTATTATAAATGAACTTGATGATCTAGAAGCAACTATGTCAGACTGGTTTACTTTCCGTAGACAAATTATGAATGATCATATGGGCAAATATTTTGTTATGGATAAACGTGCTGAGCAAGGCATAATTTTCCGTGGACTATTTAAAGACCCATTTGGTTATAATGATACTGTTCATGGAATAGATCCAAAAGATGTAGAGTACATGCAATTACTAAAAAAAGAAGCATTAGAGTATGGGCGTACTCATGGTGAAACAAAATCTTTAAAAGAACTTAAATATCTTGGTAAAGAACTCAACGACTATGCGATGGATTTAAACTATGAACGTGCTCGTCAAAATAATCCACATCAAGAATTAAGACGTGGCATTGTTGGAACAAAATATTCTAAAGAATTCTTAGAAGGCAAATATACATTAGAAGATATAAAAAAGTCTAATATACTTACTTTAACTTTAGATGAAATAGTTGAAGGCAATGGGGAAAGAATGCGCACTGGTTATGATAGGGTAAAAGACCTAGATAACACAATGTTTTTTATAGATGGTAAACCAAGCGAATTCTTACTTAAAAAAGCTAGAGAACAAGGTGTAGATCTAAATAATGATAGCTTTAACATATTTGTTGCTTTAGACAATAATCCAGATGTTCATGTTATTAAGCCAAAAGTAAATGGCACAGAATTAGAAGGATTACTTATTCCAATACACGGAGTTACCACTATTCAAGAAAACGAAAAGTTTTTGTTTCAAAAAAGCATAGGTATTGTAAATCAAAGATTAAAAGAAATTGATGAATTAAGAAAAAATCCTGGTAAATTTTTGGTTAATTCTCTTGGTAACACTATTGGAAATGATGATCCAAAAATAATACGAGAAGTAATGAATGAAAGAATCGGCAAGATATATAGCACCATGGTTAAAGAACTTTACAGACAAACAGATTTTATGAAAAAAGATACTGATATTTATAAAGCTTTTCAGAGTTTTGTAATGCCTAATTCTTCTGAGTATTTAGGACAAAGTGAATTCTCTCCGTTATTAGAAGAACAAATTGCTAAAAATAGCAACGTTAGAAAAGCATATGAAAAATTACGTGGAACTAGTACGCAAAAAGGATTATATGCTCAACTTCGTGATAATCCATATGATATGAGCATTATTGAGGAATTAACTCAAGCGAAGAATGATTTTGATGCCGCAATAAAGGCTTCTAGTAAAGAAGTTCTTACTAATTCTAGTAATGCTGCAAAATTAATATTGCCAGATAACGTTAGTGACTCTTTAAAAAAACTTGCTAGAACAACTATTAATGGAGTAGAATATAACGGTCTTGTCGTTCAAGTAAGTCAACAAGCTTTAGAGCGTCAAGGATACGATTTTAGTATTGTAGCAGCAGATATAATCAATGATTACGAGAAACATATGAAAGATGGAAAATATACTATTGAAGGCATGAGTGATCTTGTTCAAAGTAGTAGATTCCAAAAATCATATAATGATTTAATTCAAGCATTTAATGATAACACAAAACCTCCAGATCATCTTAAGTCAATTAGTTTCCAGTCTAATAGAATTGCAGGATTAAACAATAAAACGTTAGAAGATATACATACTCTTCTTGAATCAGGTACTGATAAAGATATTGATAGTGCGATTAAGAAAATGGCTAAAGTTGATAGTAAAACATATTATCAAACTATAGATAAATTAGAAATTAAAGGCCAAGGTAATTTAATAAGTACTCTTGATAACTATATGGGAGTAATTCAAGAAGGTAAAAAGAAAGCTCAAAGAACATTAGACAAATCACGAGAACAAATACATGTCCTAGAAGGAATAGAAAAAGTAAATGCCAGTGTTAAAGATAGAGATGCATATAAACAAATACGAGCAGCAATGCAAGATAGTATAGATAGCGCAGAGAAAGCATTAAAACAGTATGATGAAATTCTTGAAGGACAGTTTAAAAATGCTGAAGGCTTACTTGGAAGTAATCTTAAACTTTTTAAACAAAGTGGCATAGCTCAACAATTCTTTAGTGAAGTAGGTATTTTTGCTGAGTTTTTACGTTTCCCGTCATTTCGTAGTCAGCCAATTGTTAGACTTGCTTTAGGAGAACATCTATCAGGGAATCAAGTAAACGTATCCAATCCTATATTGTCATACTTAACTCACTTAGATTTTGATGGAGATAAAGTATTTGTAAGTACAATCGCTGATGGCGCCAGTATATTAAAATCTAATTCTAAGTTATTTAATTTACAAAAAACTAGATATGAAAGATTTATCACTAGAGAAGCTCCAATCTTATTAAGTGAAGCAATTAAAGAAGGCAATCCGTTTTTGTTTAACGATCCAAGCGCAGTTAACAAACAAAAATCTAAATTATTAGAGATTATTGATAGTAAAGAATATCAAAATTCTATAAAAGAATATCTTAATAATTTAGCAAGCCAGTCAAGTGATAATCGTATACATCTTAATGGTGGCACATATAAAGTTGAAGATATATTAAGTAACCAAAAAGATAAAAAATTTTCTGGCATTTTTGAAGCAGCTTTACATTCTAATGAGGTAGATTCATTCTTTAAGTCTTCTGTAGGTAACACATTATTGAATGAAGCTCAATTAGTATCTGCGACTGTAGCAAGGTTAAGAAAAAATTTAATTGGGCATGTTTCAACTCCTATGTATCGCATTAAAGAAACATTCTATCAAACTATGAGCTTAAAGAATTTAACTGGCGAACAAACTAAACTTATGAATGAGTCATTAATTAGTTTTTCAAACATGCTTAGTGGAGATGGTGGTTTGTTTAGTGTAACAGAACAAACAGCCGTTGACCCAAAACATGCTAGAGATAGTTTAGATTTATCAAAAATTAGACGCTTTAGTGAACATGCTTATGGGTTTTTAGAGACTAATGATGTCCAAGCTCAAAGATTACATATGATTGGAATGGTTGATTCCATTGGCTCTAAAGTATTAAAAATAAATGACAATGAAATAGAAACTTATGTCGATAACTTTATAATGGGCGATTCCTTAAGGAAAGTCAATGGATTTAGTAAAAATGGAATTCCTCATATAGGGCCTGGCGTAACATTAAATCAAATAGATGATGCTTTAAGGATTCTTAAACAATCTAACTTACAAGGCGTAATAGAAACAGTTACTCTTAATGGTAAAGTATTTACTCAAGACGATACCGCTTTGTTAGAATATCTTCGTTCTTTTCATTTAATGAACAAAGCTAAAATTGAAGTTCCAGAATTAACTGAAGTATGGAATACAGTAATGAAGCGTAGAGATCTTTTTGGGTTAGAAGATATGATAAACAACCTTAAATCATTAAACCCTAAAGATGTAAAGAAACTTGTCAGCGCTATTGATACTGACATGGCAGAATATTTAATGACAAAAGTAAATGCATTAAGAGATCCATTTGATGTCAATACATTATACACATATACTGGACAATTAGGTAAAAATAACGCAGAAATTAATTACTATGCTTATACTGGAAATGGGAAATTTAATAGAGTAAATATTAACGATAAAGGCGTACAATTAAAAGGCGAAGTAATAGACTTGCATAGTCCTAATGCTACTTTTGAAGAAAAATTCTTTAAACAAATAACCCATGATTCTTCTAAAGGCTCTTCTCCTTATTATATAGGTAATCTTCATATTGATCCAGAGCTTAGAGTTAATATACAAAAAGATGCGGCAGAGGTTAAATTAACTGGCATGCTTGATGACGCTATACTTTATGAAAGTAATGGTACATCCAAGATAAGAACGGCAAAAATAAATAAAAATACTAATACTCCAGAATTTACAGGAACATTTGAAAAATCAATATTAAGAGCTACTGGCATATCTAAGAACAAATATGGTAGAATATCTAATCTTGGCCAGTTTTATGGAGAAGCAGGTAGCTCAGCTCCAATGACAAGCGTACTTCAACAAATATTAGGTATTACAGATACTGATCCAAATAAGGCATTAAGTGCAATAATAACTACGTTTGATGAAACTAAAAAACTTGGTAATGCGTATGAATCTTGGCGTGCGCAATATATGATAGATGCTGGACAACGTGGCTTAGATCCAGCAGTAGAATTATTACGCAGTGTCAATAAAAATATAGCAAATAATGGACGAAAAATTAATTTCAACGATAAAGACGCAATTAAATCTTTAGGCACTCTTAATGAAATATTTAAACAAACCATTGAACAAGAAGTGTTAAACGTTGACTCTAGTGCTAATATGCAACATCATTATAATAAAGTCAACGCTCTTGGTAACTTCGATTTTCAAAATTATTACGAAAGTATTGAAAAACTCCGCAAAAACGTTTATGATATACCTAGTGAGGCAAAAAGACTTCAAGGTCAATATGATATTTTAGAGCAATATATAAAGAAAATTCAGGCTAAACCTAATGCTCCAACTGAACAGCTTGATACATTAAAAGAAATGCTTTCACATAAATATACAGACTTGGGTCCTAAAGGAACCCCAGGTTCTTTGATAGACATTATGGAAAATGAGCGTTTAAACTCTATAAAACAAGCTCAAGATAAAATATTTAGTATGCTTGTCAAATCAGACGATGCAGCTTCTTTATTTAATTTTAATGGGTCTTTTGATGAAATGCGTGTAGGCTTTGGATCATTTATGGGGACTAAATTTAGTAATCTTAATTCAAAAGATTATGATTATGTTTTAGAAGAAGCATCGAAAATGCTTGGTAAAAAACCTAGCGATAAGATTAAATTCTCTGTGGAGACTACTCTTAAAAAATTAGAAGAATATAAAGCTAGTGGACATGTATTTAAAGCTTCAGATGCATTATCTCTTTCTGGTATGTCAGAGTCTATTAGTCATAGAGTTGAAAGCTTAAAGGCACAAACAGACAGCATTATATCATATTTAAATAAAAACAAAGTTTTAAGTGATAGAGAAATTATTAAAATATTAAATAATAACAATGCAAACAATCCATTAAAAAGAAGGACTTTGTCACAGTTTTTTGATGATACTTTATCTGATTTAGATATATCAAAAAAACATGTAGGTATGGCTGCTGGTTCTTTAGTTGCATTGGGATTGTTAACTAACGTTATGCATAAAGATCAAGACAAGACTCCATTACAGCCCCAAGAATCTGGTTTATATAATCAACCCAACATTAATGGTAAACAAGTTCCTTCAACGCCTAAAAGTAGAAATGTAATATATCAAGATACACACAGTGGATTGTCTTTTAATATTAGAGCAAAAACCCAAATGGATATTAATGCGCAAAATAATGGAGCTATAATAAATAAAGCTGGCGGTGGCTCAACTTCTATGTATTCTTATATTGACAATAGTGGAGTAAATGATAATTGGTTAGCAAACAAATTTGCAGAATTAGCTCAATAATAACGGAGGGATAATATGGCAATTAAAGAGCCTATATATACACACTCATTATCTGACGATTATACAATGGTTTCAGATAATTATGTAACGCCTCCTTTATCCAATGATTATTCTACAGTAAAATCATCTGATACGCCTACTGTAGAAGGGAAGAAAGAAAAGCCAATTAAAAACATGGTTTATAATGAACCAAAAGTTTTGAATATAGCCGACATGGAAACTGGAACTAGAATGCTTGACAAATTGACACGAGTAAAAGTCGAGAGGCGCGTACAGCCTCTCGACTACTATGATAATATTATATATCCACATAGAGCTTTTTACGATATGTATAATCTGCGTATTGGTGACGTATGGTTTATGATTCCACCAGAATTTATTATGGTTCAATCAGAATCTATTACTCAAAAAATAAGTACATTACGTCAAGAGAATACTCAGAAATCTAAATCTGGATATCATAGAAGAAATATTATTATTGATTTGGTATTCCATGGGCATGATTCTATAAATGGATTTAAAGTCGTAGGGCCGGAAGGATACTATTATGTTGATGGATTGCGCCAGTTATTTGCGGAATTTAAATGTACACCTTTTCTTCCTATAACAAATGAATTAATCAATGTTACTTATGGAATCTTTACTGTAGTTCTTCAATCTATTACTATATCAACTATGTCTGGCTTTCCAGATACAATGACTGCACAGATTTCTCTTCAGGAAATTAACATGATGCCTTATATAGAAATGCCTGATTTGGCGTTTAAATATATGATTGATTGGGATTTATTTAGATTTTATTATCAAAGATTACTTACAGATACTCATGAATACAGAAAACTACAAAGCCTACCAGCTAACAAAGAATATAATCATTTTAAACTTAGTATTTTAAGCGATGAAGCATTTGAAGACACTAATGAAACTAATTATCTTGATAAAGAATATAAATATAATATGTACGATATTATTACTGATAAAGTAAAAGTATGTACTAATCAAGAAACTAATTATATCACATGGGTAGATAGTACGGTAGACGATGCTAAGATTGTAGAATTTCAATGCGGTTATTCTAACTTATTAGCTAATTTACAAATGTCTGACGCTAACAGTCCTACCGTTCAATATATGGGCGGTATGGACACTATATATAATATTACTATTGAAACTACAGATATTAATGTTGTTCAATCTTTAGAGCAATGTCAAATTGCAAATGACATATTAACGCGCAAAAATATTAAAATTCATTCATGTGGTTTTGTAAAACTTGAATCTGAACTTGTTGAATTTACTGGTTCTTTATTTGTCATGATAGATACTATAAATGTAAATACTGTTCCCGGTTTTCCTGGTTTATTCCATATACAAATGCAATGCGTTGGATTTGATATGTGGCAATCTGAAAGAGAAACTTTGAATGGTTTTAGGCCGTTTGCATGTGGAGTTGGAGCAAAATCTGATGAAAAAAGTAATGGAACTTCAGATTATCATGATATAGATAATGACAATGGAGAAATTCATTGGGAACAGGCTATAGAACAAGATCCGTCTGGAGTGCTGACTAAAGTACAACAAGATAATTATACTGAGGCTTATTTAAGAGCACATATGGAAATATATCCAGATTTAAGATTACCAACTTATAAAGAAACCGATGAATTTATAAGTAAGTGTATTGCATTTAGAAAAGAATTTAATTTGTCTGATTTGCCGTACAAAAAATATCCAACAAATCCTACTAATATTTTATATAACAGTTTTTCTGCGGGATCGACAACTGCTCCAGGAGTAAGATTTCATCCATCCGACATAGACACATCTTTATATGAATATGATTTATACGTAGACCCAGATTTTTATGTTTTCTATCATGACACTTATGCTTCTTATTTAGAAGAAGATAAGGATTATTATGGATACACTCCTATACAACGTGATACTATAAAGAAAAATATTAATACGTATGATATCGAAGGCAACAATGATAATTGGGTAGATAATACTCCTACATCTAGCACTGTTACAAATAATATAATAAAAAGTAATAATTTGATATCTACTGGGAATAAATTTGTATCAAGTTATAACAAGACTACGACAGTAAATAAAAAATATAATAGCTCTTTTGATTATGTGCAAAAACTTCTTAAAGAACAAGGGCTTATTTCTCAAAGCTATGTTAATTTTTATAATCTTAAAAACAGTGGATTATTTACAACTATTAAACATTCAGAAGCATTACCAAATGATCTTGTTTGTGCTGATGGTAAAAAAGATGTTGGTATATATGCTGGTAATAATAAATATTGGCATTTGAATACTAAAAATAATAAATGGGAACTTGCTACTCTTACTAACCCATCCAGTAGAACATTTGTTAGATATACTGGCGGGGCGACCACTAGTGATATAAAAAATGCAGATATATCTAATAATATTGTTAACACTGATAGCTCTTATAAAAGTACAAGTGAATCTACAGCAATATTAACTGAAGATGAGTTTGATGCTATATGCAAGGCAGTTGCTGGAGAAACAGAAGATGAAGGTAGTGCTAGTGATAGAACTATAGAAAAAGCAGTTGCGCAAGTAATTTATGATAGGCTAACAAATGGATATGGTACATTAAATCAAATATTGGCCTCTCCTCCTTTCAGTGGGAAAACAGGTACTGTTACAGAAAGCATTAAAAGTAATGTTAAAAAAGTATTTTGCGATGGTAACAAATATCTATCTTCTAAAATAGTAACTAATTTTTTAACATCCGACAACTCTGTCAGTGATTTTGCCACCTATAATAAATATATGACTAGGGTAGGAAAAGTGGATGATCATACATTTTGGGGAAAATCTACTCCATCATCTAAAGTACAATATACCATTGTAGACAAAAAAGGTATTGGCAGTGTAAATATTACTCCAACAAAAACAGATAATAATGTTGAGTATGACTCTATAACAATGACGAGTAATGACTTAAAATATTTTGCGGAACCATCTATATGTAATACTAGCGAATTAACCAAAACACGTTTTGTAAGAGACGAATTAAATGATTATAGATGTGTATACAATAGTAGCTTTTGTGATATGTATCAATACTCTGCACGAGGAAGGTTAGTAAGAGCATTCCCTGCGTATCTATTTTGCATATTAGATGATAATGCACAATGGTTTGACGGAAGAAAGTTATGGACTAATTTTTATGTGTATCGTTCAATTATAGATATTAATACGCACGCTGCTAATGATATGCCAATAGAAACTGCTACTTTAACCATTACTAATTATTATCATAATCTTGATAGAACACAAAGAAATTTGCCATACACAAGTTTGAGTGATGCTATTGATGATAGTAATTTGTTAGGCAAGGTTGTTAAGGGTATTTATAAATATACTGGTATGTTTATAAGTTTGGGCATGAAACTTACCGATAAACTTATTAAAGTACATCAAATGATATATGATCATGCTAAATTACGTGAAGGCGCGCGTATACATTTAAGAATCGGCTATGGTTCAGACCCAATGTCATTAGCGCCAGTATTAAATGGTCATATTAGCGATATCACTATCGGTGAGCAAGTTTCTATTGTAGCTATGTCTGATGGCAATGAATTAATTAATCATATTACAAGTGCTAAAGAGCACGATGTAGACACTGGATGGCTTGGACTATTTGGATTAGGGGCAGTACAAGAATCTAGCAATATTATTGCACATATAATGACACAAAGACAAAGCTGGATGTCTCATCTTCATAAAAATATATATGAAGGTAGTAAATATGGTATAGAACATTATGGAATATATTTCAGGCAAACATTATTCGGACAAAAAGCTAGTTTTGCGGCAGCAATGACAGGAATAGTAGGTGGTTCAGTTGGCGCACTTGGAGGAGTCGTTACAGGTAATCCTATTGGTGTAGCTACCGGAGCTGTTAGTGGAGCTGCCATAGGAACTATTGCTGGCGGAGCTGTTGGCACTATTGGCGATATAGTAACTGGTAGTGGCGGTGTAAACTTAGAAGATATATGGAATGATAGACAAGAATTTTATGATATATTAAAAAATGTATATGTGGGAAATTATGACGGAATATCATATGTATGTCGTGACTATATGCCTATTTTTGATGGAGAACAAAATGTAGCATTTAATAAATATAATATGACTCCATGGGACGTATTTCAGGTTGCTACTCAAAATACTCCAGAATACATATTTAAATCTTCATACCATCAATTTGATTCTCGTGTATATTATGGGCTTCCATGCTTTATGGAAAAGTTTAGGTATGATTATTTTGGTGGTATTCCTGGCACATCAGAAGGAATGGTAAATTCAGGTGGGTCTTCACAAGAAACTACGGTTAAGGGAGATAGCCTTTCTAATGGTGCTAAATTTGAAAACGGAGCGTCAGAATTTAGAGCAGTTAAACAAGGTAAATATGAAAATGGGCAATGGATAAAAGGAATGAAAAAAGTTATTTTTAGAATCCAATTGCCAGGGCATAATAATGGCTCTAGAAGTGACCCTGATAAAGTTATTATTACGCTTCACGATTCAAGTGGTAGAAGCGTTCCATGTGAAGTTTTTAGTGGAAATCTAGGTTCTGGTTTAAATGTTCTTTGCGTCCCAGATGATGTCATTGGTGGCACAGGTAGTATTGGTTCTCTTGAAAATTATGATTATGCTGATTTTTTTGTACATGTACCTTCTAGTCATGTTAATTGTTGTCAAAAAGCAACTGTATTAGACTGGGAAATTATTTATGACGATGTCGTAGTAAATAAACAAAATACAAAAAAAACTACACAAAAAGTAACTTATAAAAATTTTGGAGAAGTCTTGTATGAAGAATGTAAAACGGCTGCACAGGTTCATTACCTTGATTCTTTAACTTCTATTATAGATAATCAAATTCGTGTTACATCTAAGTTTAGTTCTACTAACGTTAAGGTAATGTATGTTCGTGGGAATAAACCTGTTTCTACTGCTGTTCTTCATAGTGATGACACTATTGATTTTGCATATCAAAAAACTACTATATTAGATAGCCCCATAGTACAAGATGCACTAGGCCCTGATGCTTTATGGGAATTTTTAGGGTATAAAATAGGTAAAGAATCAGCAACTCGTATAGGCATTAGTACATTAATATATGGTTGGAATCAACAATATCAAGGACAGCTAATCCTTTATGGTTGGCCTGGAATTAAGCCTAATGACTATATGATGATTAATGATACTTTTTCATATGTTTATGGTTTATCTTTTGCAAGAGAAGTAATTCATAGTTTTAGTTCTATGACTGGATTTACTACATCTGTTACTCCAGGGATGATAGCTTTTGATACTCATCAAAATTCTGGACTCATAGTGCATTGTCAAAACTTACTTGGGACATTGAATGTATTTTCTGCCATTACAAATGCAAGGAGACAACTTGTTAAGACTCATACTCAATATTATTCTATAGACGCATTATCTGATACTATGATGGAAAAATATAAACATGGTATAATGTCTGTAGAGGCAACAAATCAATGGCATGAAAATGTTACTACTGCTACTCATATTTTTACTGGAGTATGGACTGTTAGCCAAATATATGAGGCTACTTCATTAATGAGAAATACTTTAAAAATAAAAGATTTCGCAGCTTTAAAAATAGCAGCTAAGGGGTTATATAGCTCCGTTGTTAAAACCATAAAAAGAACAAGACGCGCTTATCATCTTGCATCTCTTTTTACAAAAAGTAAAGTTGTCTCTGTTAAATTTGCTTTAGAAAAGCTAAGAGCTGGCATAGGTGCTATAGTTGCCCCTACTGGTATAGGTGCTGTTGTATGGTTTGCTGTATCTATTATTATTGATAAACTTATTACAAGTGTATTTGAATGGCTCGATAATCGTAACGTTATTGTCTTACTCCCAATGTGGTGGGAAAATTCGGCTTTTGTTAGCGGTGTACATTCTGGAGAAAAAATTCTTCTTATGGGAGATTATCTTTTAACTGATGAGAATGACCAAGGAGATGCTATTGGGGCGACTAATATAGAACAAGGCATGCATAAGTCTGAATTTGTAACAAATAGCAATAGTAACATAAGAGCAAAAGACCCTAGTTATTCTCTATCCGATGATTACAGCATGGCTCCTGGAATGGGCGGAGCTTCGTTATCAGGCGATCCTACTATGCAAGATTCATGGGATACTAAAAAATAAGAAGGTGTGTATATGGGTATTATTAAGAATGCTATTCAGAATCAGATAAATACCAATAATAGACTTGAAATACATACCTCAGCAGCCACAATTCTTGAATATGATAAAATATATAATCTTGCAAAAATAAGGTATTCTAATCCAACTGGCGAAGGATATCTTATTAAAGAAGCTACTCCAATTGCAAATAGTTTAGGAGCTATGACAACTGGAGGATTACAAGTAGGTCAAACATGTTCTATAACATTTATCAATGGAAACATACTTGCTCCGGTCATAACTGGCATTACTGATAGTACATATAACGATAAAACTAACACAAGACAAGGGGCTTATCTTATAGACGAAGACATTCGCGAAATCCAATCCTCTACCATTGTTCCTATGGTAGAGGATTGGATCGATAAAGACAATATCGATAAAGATAAATATGACAACTATATTGGCGTATATTCTTCATTAGATGCTAACGCCGTTTCTCATGATTTAATAATGGATTTAGATAAATACAAACAAGATGAAGTAGGTATAACAAATTTGGATACTAAATCTACTTTAAAAATGAGAAGTAATGGAGATATAGATATCTTTGTTGAAAACAATATAGGCATTAGAATTTCTAAGAAAAACCATAAGATATATTTTTATGGGTTTGAAATTGGTATCAATGGAGAGTATAATTTAATTGAGATATTAAATAAGTGCAAGAACTGTCCATACGAACCAGAACCTGAAGAAAACAAAAAGCTTATTGATGATCTTATGAAAGACATTGAAAAACTATTTATGCGTATAGATGGAGACATACAAGAATTCAAAAAGTGTGTTGCCAATACAAAAATTATTACTGGAGATACACAAGTATTTAGCGACATAGATGAACAAATTCAACAGTATGAAACTCTTAAAAGTCAATATCGCTTTTATGAATATGATACTCTTGATAAAGTTAAAGCAGTATATAACCAAGTTATGGACTATTATAATTACTTCTGTAAAGAGCTTGCTCTTGGTAGAAAGAAATGGGGGCTTGATTAATGGCAATATTATCAAATGAGTTAAGTCAAGTCATTAAAGATATAGACAATGCTCGTGAGGCTATTAATGAAAAATACAAAATTAATGGTTCTCCTGAACCTATTGAATCACCAATGAAGTCATCAGAAATGGCAGAAAAAATAAGAGCTATAACTTGTCTTGGAGAAGTTCCAGAGCAAGATGGAAATATAACTCTTTCTGTAAATGAAAAACAGAAAGAGTTACCTGGAGGATATTATAAAAATGGAGTTAAAGCATTTTTAAAGGATTATGTTATTGGTTACGTATGGAACCGTCAAGGATGCGAAGCAAAACGACAATATGTAAACATTGGAGAATCATTTACTGTACCTGATTTTTTAGAAGGTTCCAATATGCATCCTGAAGTTCCTAATGAAGAATTTCTTGGATGGTCCTCTAATTGGAAGGCCGAAGAGCCTCATTATCTTCCAAATATGTTAGTGTCCAATTTTGAATTTGAAAGAGATCTAGATACTCCAGAGCATATTGCTTATTTATATGCTGTATGGCGTAAACTTTATATGTATACATTAACCTATAATCCTAATGGTGGAACTGGAGAGCCTCCTGTAGATACATACGGACCTACTTCAGATGAAGAACATAACTTTATTCTTAATACGTCTATCGTTCCATCCAAAGCTACATACCGTTTTATGGGTTGGGGAGAAGCTCCAGATTCTACTTCAGCTATTACTAATAAAACAGTTACTCATTTAATTCCTGACGGGGTAGTATATGCTCTTTGGCAATTAATGAATTTAGATGATATCACGCTTTCTTTTGAATATGCTAATGATGGAAAATTAGATAAAAAAACTGGGATTGAAACTGTCATAATGAAAGTTGAAGGACAAGATCCAAGTTATCCAAACCTTGAAAGGACATATGATTGTTCTGGATATAAAGATGTTAAGGAAGATATTGAAAAAAGAGCTATTTATTATAAGCATCAATTCACTTTTAATGAAGTAGGCATATATCCGGTTGTAGTAACACATAATGCTCCATCTGTTGAACCAAAGACTGCTGCTGGCGTTATAAAAGTAATGGGTAGCGATGGTAATATGAGTGGCAACGGAACTATGAGTGTAAATAAGGGTTATGGCTCATGGTATGATAGTGGATGGATTACCACATCAGTTGTATTTGGTGCTTATATATCTGCTGTTAAGTTCCATTTAAAATTTGATGGGCATGGTAACAGTAAAAAGACTGATGCACTTGCAATATTTGCAAAGAAAACAGATGGTAAAACTTATACAATATGGGACTTAGGTAACACTGAAGAAAGAAGGGTTAACCTTACTAACCTTGGGACAACTGCAATGGTTACTGATGGTCCACATGGTCCTCTTGTATTTGGAAATGTTACATTACAAAGAGCTGATTTAAATGATGTTAATCATTATGTTCCTGGCAAGTCTGAAGCTGAAAGAATGACATTTACAAAGAATGATGATATAAGACAAGTAAGATTCTTTGTATTTAGCGCACATGATACACCTAGCTGTATGGATAATGCTATAATTAATTATGACATAGACTATGAATTTGATATAGATTTATACGAGTCTGATAATAATGATCCTCCTAAGCCTGAAGACCCAGGCGAATCTCCTAACCCTGGTCCTTCCACAGATGATCCTGACCCACCTCCGAACCCTCCAACGCCTTCTGACACTTCTGAATATTATAATATTAGCGAAGTTAAGGATTTTACAGATCAATGGGGATGGGATGAGTTATCTGGAAATAAGGCATTACAAGAGCTTTATACTAGAATTTATAATTCTTATGTAAACAATGGCAAAAAGCCTATTATTTATACATCTTTTGATGGTTCTGGTGAAATAACTCAAAATGCCATATTCAATTCTTCTGAGCAAGGTTTCGATTCTATGTTTAATGAAATGAATGGCAAATATCTCTGTATCCCCGTTGAAGATCTTAATTTAGATTATTATGATGTCGATCGTGTCCAAAGAATTGTTGAATATGATTGTCCACATCTTCTTTATCAATGGAAATATGAAACAGATGGAGATCTTTATGACTCAGACACTGGACAAATATATTTTCACCTTGTCCCATACTTTAATGAAAGTACGGCAAATAAAATGCTTAAAACTATGGACTCTACATTTAAAGAAATATGTGGAATTATTAAACAGTATTACAATATTGATTATGTTGAAGATACATTTTATAATAATAATAGAAGATATACAAAAACACAGAAGAAACAAATTGCCAAAGTCATTCATGATTGGATAGAAACACATAATCATTATGGAGATACTTCGATGGAAGCTACTAAGCCGCCATGGGTCGATGGGATTATGCTTAATCAAATCGCATATCCTGCTCTTTCTAAGGGAGAATATGATCCAATTTGTGCATCTTACGCAAGAGCATTTAAATATTGCTGTGATAGATGGGGAATCTCTTGCCTTATTGTCGTAGGGCATGTTGGCAATGAACGGGATGGAAACCATGACTGGAACATGGTTTCTTATGAACAAAAAACACCAAAAGAATGCGGAATGACAGGTTCTTATTGGCAAGAAGTAGATTGTACGCATGACGATGTATCATCTCGTTCATTGGCCGATAGTGCTGCATCTCAAGGATTTACAGAATCAGCTCTTGCAAGTATTTGTATATGGAATCATTTTAATGTTCCTACTGCTGAAATCAATAATGGTATTTATGTTGGGCAAATTCAAATTCCAGGAACCGATCTAGCTTTTTCCGAACATCAAGGCCCATCTAGGTTTAGGGATACATACCAGAAAGAAAATCAAGATAGCGGATACAATCCTGATGGCTCTCAAGAAATTGGCACATATTTAAAATATCCAATTGGCACATGTAACTCTAACAAGTACGAAGGTAATACTCTATATGGAGGATTTTAATATGAAACAAATTGATTTTAAGTCTCCGGGGAATGATTCAAAATTCAAGAAGCGTTTACCCAATATAGGAATATCAAAAGAAGAGCTAGACGCTTTAAAAAAAAGAATGAACGTTAAAAAAGTAAATGTTAATAAAATAAAAGAGGAAGACTCACATGGCAGCTAATGGTTTCGATTTTAAACTTCTTCCTCAAGGGGAAATTGAAGTTAACCAAAGCAATCATGAGATAGAAACTGTAACTCAAAATGATTTAAAAGTTCAACTTTCATATAGTCGCATTAAGTCTATAACACATGACTGGTTTATAGATAATATTGGAGCCAATCTTGAAGAATTAATAGGGCAACATTGTACACAAGACATAGTAGAATATGGGAAGCAAAAAATATTAGACGTATTAACCTATGATAAGTTATGGCTTAGTCATGAGGTATTTATAATGGCTACCATAAAAAATAATGTTTTGATAGAATATAATATCTATCTCAAATTATATGACCCAGAAGATACTACTGTTAATCCTATATCTACTACTACTAACGATCCATATTGCTACGAGATAAATGTTACTCTTGATTTAGTTAAAGGTGTTTATGTACGTTTAGGGTGGAATCCTAAACGTACAGGGAATTTTGCTGGTATCGACTATAAACGGTCGATACCAGCCCCCGAACAGAGGTGACATATATGATTGTTTTGAATACAAAAACTTTTGAAGAATTACGAAAAGAGTCAACTAAAGATTTGGAAGCTATAGGGTTTGATACAAGTCCAGGTAGTGTAGCAAAATTATTTATGAATATCGTTAATAAGAATATAGCAGACTTATATCAAACATTAACAGTAAATCATTTGCGTGCATTTGTAACTACTGCCGATGGAGATGCTCTTGATGCAATAGGAGCATTATTACAATGTTTCAGGCAAACAGATGAAACTGACAATAATTATAGATATAGAATTACAAGACAATGTCTTACTCTTGCTACATCTAATGCAACGTCAATTCGTTTAACTGTTCTTACTACATATGGCGTAAGCGATGTTGTATTAAAACCATATGCTATGGGTGCAGGTTCTTTTTCTGTTATATTGATATTAGATACAAGCGTACTATCATCCGATTTTACAGAACAAGATGTTATAAATAGGGTTTACACTAGACTTTCTAATATACATGGATATGGAATTAGATATAATGTAACTACTCCAACTCTTACGTATATATCAATTAAACATCAAATATTTTTTGATGACAAATTATCTACATTGGAAAAACAGGAAATTAGATATACTGTTCAAGCAGAATTAATAAAATATTTGTCATCTCTTACCATAGGAGAAGACTTTAATGTAGATAAAATTACACAATTAATTATGAATGTATCAAATCACATCATTCAAGAAGCCAACATTGAATTAAAGATTAATGGAGAGAAAGCTTTGTATGTAAATCAATCTTGTAGATGGTTTGAAATATTTGCTCCATCTAATGAAGCTGATAACGTTGTTATAATATAAGGGGTGAGTATATGGCAGACTTAGTATTTGCACGATATACGAACGCTATATTAAATATGCTCCCATATTGGTTTCAAATACGAAAATATTCTAAAGACAGCATAGGTGCTAGATTTCTTAACGTATGTGGACTAGAATTAGATGATATGCGTTATGTAATAGATTATGCTTATCGCCAATGTTATGTCAATACATTGGATATGGATCAAGCAGATTTCTGTTATAAAGTAATATTACCTATGCCATTTAAAAGTGGAGACATTAAAGGTGTATTTGCTAATAATGTAGGCTTATCTAAAGTAGATACCGTAAGAGAATTCTTTGGGGTAAATAGAAATGGTATTGTTGATACCACCGCATATTCATTTGAAACATATTACGTAGACACTAAACGTAATATAATATATGTAAGAAAAAAATTTAATGTAGATGCAATAAACAATAATGGTAAAATACGAATAGTATTTAAAGATGATAAAGAACAAACATATAAGTTAATGCCTCATCACGTATGGAATTTTTTTGATGAAATCGGTAACTTATTATCTTGTCCTCGTTTACCAGAAGAATCTAATTTTGATTATGGTAAACGCATTGTAGATGTATTTATTAATCCTGCTGGAGCCAGCAAGCCTGGTTTAATAAATGGTATCGGAAGAGAACTGTCATTAAGGCGCTTTATTCATTGGGATAATCCAATGTCTGATATAGAATTAAAAGATTCAATGATAGTGCTAAATTCTATTACCATAGATAAGCAACCAGTGCAAGATTCTAGTGTATTCATTACAGACGTTGGCACTGTTCTTCTTAAAGCAAGTGATGTAAACAAATATATTCCCATACGAAATCATGTTGTAAGCTATGTACATGGATTAGAAATGCATCAATTACACAATAAAGATGACATTAAACTATACAATGAATTATTTACTGCTGAACATAAAGCAAAAAACAGACTTAAGAAATACATAAGTATTTTAAATTCTGAATCTCCTATCTTTTGGGATTCGTTCCATTGGAATGAGCATTACTGGGATCAAAACGCATCCGATGTTTCTGGTGTAGGATATATTCCTCATCTTTATGATGGTTATATAAATGGATTTTCTAAATATGGTTTAATTGAATATAAACCTCCAAAGGTTGTGGAGCCTCCAAAGCCAGAGCCTATATCGTTATATCTAAAAACTCTTAGTCTTCTTAATGGGAAACTTGAACCAGAATTTAATCCTTATATTACAGATTATGTGGCTACGTTACCAGAAGACGCTGTGTTTATTGAAATTCCCTGTACATTAGCAGACAATAGAGCTACTTTTTCTTCTACTGTAGGTCTTGCTTCCGACGGTAAATATCTTATTGATCACATGGAAACAGATACTTTTGTAATATCTTGTTTTTCTAGAATAGAATATAATGAAATTCCAACCATAGGCGGCAACATTAACAATATGGTAAGAGAATATAGATTTAAGATTGTTAAAGAAAAAGTTGACAAAGTATCATTGAGGTTATCCCAATTAGAAGTATCTCCTGGTGTTTTAACTCCTGCATTTGATCCTAACATAGCAAGATATAATATTACTGTTCCTAAAGGTACAACGCATCTTAAGATTATTGCTAAGTGTGAAGATCAGCGTACAGATTTTACTATTAATGGAGGAATAACATCAAATGACATGTATTCTATTTTAAATGATATGATATATATAGCTAGTATGCCTCATTTATCATACCTTGGTATGCCTGTAGAATATAGCAATACTTCTTCTGGCATAAGAGAAACTATAATTAGTGTTACTTTTGAGTAAGAGGGTGTAATTATGGCAAAAACGTTAATAGATATTATAGGCAATAATGCTATTAATATGAATGATATTATACCTTCTGATTATGATGATATTGCTATAGATCATGACTTTAACAAAAATGACCCATCAAAAAATCCGAGTGGATTTACGTGTGTATCTGTAGATTTTAATGGATTGGGCAAAGATTATAAAGCAACAGATTTAGTGGGGTTTGGCATAGACACGACTTGTGCTACATGCCAAGCCCACTATACTATTATATTTGTTAAGAAATCAATAACACCTGATCCATATGTGAAACAATTAAATGCAAGTGCATTAAATAGAGCATTAAATTTATATATTCCTGTAGATGATATTACATTTACCAACGGAACTATACTATGTAAGTATATAATAGATACTCTTAATGATAATGTTGGCAAAAAGTGTTTAGATCATTATCAGCAATATGCTTATAAAGGTAATAGACTATATGTATATGATCAACGTAACCAGCCATTAGGAAGCATCTATACAAGCATACAAAGAAGTATCACTGGTTTTACTGTAATATATAATGGACCAGATATATATATAGGTAATAAATATAATGTAAAAGATCTTATCGTAACTATTTCCTGGGATGATGGAGACTCTAAAAGGTTAGATTCAAGCGAGTATATATTATCTGATGTATATGTTAATGTCGAAGGAATAAATACATTTACTATAACTTATGTGGACGATATAAATATAACTGCTACATTTAATGTTATTGGTTATGATATAGATATTAGCATTAAATATACTGGAGCTGCTGTGATAGTTGGTGAGGAATATAATCCATATGAAATATGGATAACATTCACATATTCAGATGGAAAGAAACGCGATCTTGATAGAGAAGAATATGAGTGTTTTGATCTTTTAATAGATTCTGGACCTATTTTTAATGATAATAATGATATAACTATCCTAAGAACTGTAGAATGTACTGATGAATTTGGAGGGAAACATTTATTAGAAGTTGAAATCCCTACAATAGCTAGACCATATAGAATTATTCCTGAATACATTGGAGGGATTAAAACTTATGGCGATATAGTAGAAAAGGATGAAATACATGTAAAAATAGAATATATACGAGAAATAAGAAATGGTGAAATACATTTTATTGAAGAACTTGATGCTAAAGGAGAAGAGTGGGATTTTGCTTTTTCTAATATCGTTACTCAATATAATAATGGCGCTTTATTCATTCAATGGAAAAGATTATATCCATGGTGGCAGTATCACATTGATGAAGATGGAAACAAAATAGGATATCAAGCAAGTTGGCAATATAGAAAATTACTTGAAAAGGTGACTATTCCTATTGTTAATTTTGAAACTTCATCATTGCAAGTATGGTATGAAGGCCCTGCAATAGAAGTTGGAAATGATTATGACATAGAAAATGTAGTAATATATTTATGTGAACCAGGTAAGGACAGATTAAGGTTGAATTATCTTGATGAAGGTATTATAATAGAATCAAATATTAAGATTAAAAAAGAAGGCCCCAATTGGTTCACCATAATGTATAAACATGGTTTATATAAATTTAAGCATATGTATTATGTGCCTGGCATTATTTATAAAAAATATCCAGATATTACATTTCAAATAATCTATGTTGAAAAAGAAACTATGAAAGATATAGACTTGACAGAAGAATTTCGACCATATTTTACGTGGGCCAATCAATTTATAATCACTTGGGAGCAATTTATTATATGCTTGCAGGATTTAGAATCTAAAGAAGATAGACACTATTTTGGGCTATTTAGAATTATGGCTCCAAAGCAAACAGGTTTGCTAAACAAATATGCATCTATATGGGATGTATTTTGTTTTCAAGATTATAATGTAAACGCTAGTATAGCAGAAATATACGATAATGAAATTAAGGAGGACATTAATAATGGCAAGACCAAAGAAATATCAGGCTCCAATAATTGAAGAAAACATTCCTCAAAAAGAAAAAAATAATATTGAACCTGTTATTGAGATTAAAAATGATGCTCCAGTTAAAGAAAAGCATACATATCCATTTGTTATCGCTAACGATAATAAATCTGTTTTTCGTAAAATGCCTACATTAGACCCTAAGCATATAGTTGGCCCTATGCCTGCTAATGTATCATATAAGATAAAAGCTATTGTTAATAGTGAGATTTATGGCAAGTTTTATAAACTCTCTAACGACTATTATGTAATTCAAAGAGGTAATTATACAGTAAAGGAGTAACCATATGGTTATACAATATGAGTTATCCGTAACTATCGTAAATCTTATTACGAATGCAAAGGAAACATTTATTAAACTCTTTGAAAAAGACATTCAAGAATCAGGTGATTTATTATATAACAATCACCATGTTCTTCAGGAGAATGTTTACCTCTTAGAGTTGTTTCGTAAAGAGATAAACCAATATCTAAAAAATAATAAACTTACCGAACGTGATATAGAAATAGATGAATTTGAAGCCATTAGTGCAGATGAAATGGTTGATGTATATTTTGAATTTACAAATGAACAAAATGAGGCTTCATTAAAACCCACGTTTAAATGTTATATACATCCTTTTTTAAAACCTTTAGACATTCCTGAACTACATGGTGAAGCATATGATAGCACGACTATCATATGGTCATGGGAAGATGATGGATGTGCTCATCGTCTTGTTACAAGAGCTATAGATTTTGATAATGAGGATGACAAAGAAGCTATCATAGCTGAGTTACCTATAGGCGTAAATATATATACCGAAACTGGACTTAAACCCAACACTGCATATACACGTCGTCTTATCAGTTTCAATGATAAACAAATATCATTTCCATCTGCTAACTGTACTGTTCATACAGAGACTGTAAATCCATCCATTTCTCTTGAAAAGTATGGTATTGCTAAGAGCTATGATTTGATTACTGATGAAGGCAAATGTTTAATTATGAATTCTAGAATGAAAGCGTTTCATTCTGGTGTTGGAGATTTTACAGATTTAAAAGTCTATAAACAAATGGATGCAGATTTTTATCAAAAGTTTAAAGCATATTTTAAGATTACTGGTAGACGTATTCAAAAAGAAAAACGTTTTGATAAAGTGAACTTTAATTATAAAATATGCCTTGAAGGAGAACAAACGGTTACAGATCAAGAAGGTGAAGTTGCTTTTGATTTAACTGCATACCCAAGGGAATGGGTTCGCGCTCATGATTATATGTGGTGCGTTAAACCAATTACAATTAATACTTATTTTAGTTGTGACGTATTTCTTCGCAAAACTACTGATGAGACGAGCGACGTTAATATTACAATGGCTGAAGGCGTTTATGAAGAAGGAGTTACAATTCCTGGTGTTCCAGGAGCTAATGATACATTTAAATTCATTATGCCTATAACATTAGTAATTTCTATAGATATGTCTGGTTCTATGTTTGATGAAAGTGTTCCTCATAAGTCAATAAGATGTAATGGATGGGATACTAAGCCTCCTACAGCCGATAGTAAATGGCATAACTATAATGGGCAGCAAGTAAGTACTACTACGTTTGGTGCTTCAAGAGATGGAGCTACTATCATAATTAATTATATCGGCGGAGAAGCGGAAAAAGAACGCGCAAGATACATGCAAGTAGTTCAAGAAATAGATAAAAAAATTCAAGCAAAAGAACCTGGATATGAACCAGAATTAAGAAAATATATTTTGGAATGGCCTGTTGGACGCAGCCTAAGACCAGATCCTAAAGGCGGTCCTGATCCAGTAAGCAATATGAATGAGAGTATAGCGGTTCAATACGTGATTGTTGGATTCGGCGGGAATATTTGCGCAAGAGATAGATTTGGTCCAGGCGGAGAAACAGTAAAATATAATAGTATAATGGGCGGAAGCGATAGTGGTGCAGTAACTGCTAAAGTTTTTTATAAAGGATATAGTCCTGAAGTTGCTAAAAAAGTAATCAATGGCGGCTATATAGAAAAGTTTTGTTACTCATGGGCTAAAAATAAATTTAATCCACCAATTCCCAAAGAACTATGTATTTTAGGTGATTATAGCTTAAACGGTTCGAGTCAATATAATAAAAATTGTAATGGTTATCCTGATACTGATCAAGCTAGAAATTATGGCGATAGAGATCAATATCCTGCTGGTGATGGCTCTTGTGCTTATTGGGGAGTGGCTGTGGGTCCTCATCAAAGTATAGATTACAATCGCAATTTTATGAAAGGATTGTCATGGAATACTACTAAGTCTAAATTTGGCGAATTAGTAAAAGACACAGACCCAGGTATAGGCGGAGTAGGATACTTAAGTGCTACAAAGATAAAAAGAACTGTGATTCAATGTATTTTTACTGATGGCGGAACCAATATTGGACACGGAGGAACTCGATGGTACGAAAGTAACAGCAAGGGAAGACATGAGTACGGACATGATCCTAATAACCCTTCTCACTGGTTTGCTAGCAATAAAGAAAAATCCGACTATATGTACCTCCCAAGAGGAGGAAATGAAATATATAAATATGAAGACCATAGAATATACAATTCAATCAGTGCAGCATTTGGTGAAGACACAGAAGTTGCCCCTGGCGCAAAATTCAGGGGTGGAAAACTTAAAAGCGATGTTAGAAATTTTGTATTCATAATGTCTGGATTTAAATTAACTTCCGAAGCTACTTGGTCAATGGAATTACCCAATGAGGGCGGTACAAATGTTAATGATCCTGCAAGTTTAACTTCATTTGCTATAACTGATGCAATGTTTAATTCTGACTCTTATAAATATTTAGCTGGCGAACATGGCCCGAACGATCCTCAAGGTCATCTACCTCCATTATGTATGGGAGGAACCTATAGAAAAGTTGGAGGAGGTAACTATATAGGTGGTCTTGACGGTAGAAATAATAATGGAGCGATAATGCAGTCAGATAATGATTGTCAACTTACCAGATATATGGCAATGACTATAAAAGCATTTTGGCATGCTTATGATAGTAAATATAAAAGAAAAAAAGATGATGGAAGTTATGCAATGGGCGAAGTGTTCTATCCACATAAAGCAGGTAGAACATTTTTAGGCAATCCATGTGCAACCGCAATAGAAACATGTAGACTTAGAGCTAAAAGAGAAGTATGGCCTGAAATGATTCTATATCCAGAAAGTCACAAGAATGCATCTTGGACACAACAAATAAAAACAATTTTAGAAAGAGAGAAAATCAAACCAGGTGGACATCCAACAATAGATACAACTAAAGGCCGAGATTGGTTTGAATTTATCTATCAATGGCATTTCGCATGGATGACAGAAGAAAATAAGAAACGCTATGGCGTTCCTAGTGTCGATGTGTTATATGAAGGAGTCCGTTACATGGACAACACTGGCTTCCTTACCGAAAGTCATTATAGTTTATTCCAAGAAGTTGCTAAAAATATTGTTGATTCTCTTCCTACTGTAAAGATTAGAACTAAAATGGATGAACCTAGCACAGAGACAGAAGATGCTTTTAAAGAATGGGTTCCAACTTCAGAAACTGATGTAGAAATAGAAGCTCCTGCTGAAATCGATACGCTAAAATCTATTCATGTAGAAAGTGATCCATATCCTTTTACATTCGACAATACCGTTACTCCAGTTGGATACTCTAAATCTGAAAAGAGAGCTATAATTGGCAGTGTCATCCCAAAAAGTAATCCCAAAATATTATGTAATAATCTTTTACAAGCAATAAAAGATAAAGTGGATTTACCAGACGGGTATGATTTTATAAAAGTAAAAGGGAAAGACACTATTCTTGTTAATAACTTTCGTATCTTTAAAGATTTTAGATTATCAGATGAAGATAATACTGATTCGTCTGAAAGTTTATTCTCAGATGAGTCATCTGGTATAGAAGGCACTGTTGACGCTACCTGTAATATATGGAACAAAGGTAAGAGTACTACATTTGGTGATGACGTATATTTTATTACAAACAATAGCAAACTCCAAATTAGTGGGTATACCGACGCTATTATCTATGATGGGGATAGGTATATAGAACATGAACTTAATGCCTATGACATGAACAGGGTAATATTATTGGATTCCAACAAAAATTATAGCAGTGATTTACATAATAGAAAACGCAAAGGTTTATCTCCAACAGGAATGAGTCCTTCTGATATAAATCATCATCTTACGTTAATACAATTAGACGACGATGTTACTATATCTGGAGCTAAAAAATTAAAGACTGCTGGTGACGAAGAAACTTTTGACCCGCTTAAAAAAGATATTGTTGCAGAAATATCTAGATATTATTCTTCTCCTATACTTGATTATCGTTTTAATATAGAAGACCCAATGGCTGATACACCTATAAAAGAAATTTTACCTGATTGTGACCCATATAATGAATACTTACATATTGTATTTCTTAGGATATATTATGCCAATAATATATATAGTATGGGTGATACAGATAAATATTATATTAGCAATTATTGTAGCCCTGATATTTCTCCAGATCCAATGTCTGATCCACCAATCGTAGGAGATAGAACATGGTCTCCTTCCATTAAAGAAGGAGTTATACAATGGACACAACGTGAGTGGAAAGGTGAAATTGATAACGGTTGGACAGTAGACGATTATATACATTTTCGATCTAAGCCAAAAGATAAAGTTATTCCATATTATGATGAATTACCAGGGCCAAATATGCCAGAATTTTATGGCCAGGTAAACGGTCAATATAGTGCAGGAAATGTTAATGGTAAAAAAGATCTAGTTGTAGACACTCCACAGTTTAACATTCCTACAAGCGTAGATCGTAAAACTATAGAGATATATATGCTAATCACAGAATACTATCCTGAAGATTCTATAGTATATTATCGTTGGAGTCATCCTATTACTGATTCGATAACTAAAAAGCCAATAGATGATATTACTAGATTTAATGGAGATACAGCTATATTTAGTTGCGATTCTGTAGTATGGAAAGATGTCGATTATTACGATGTTATTCAAACTATCAATAGAGAGAATCAAGAGATATTCGACAATAAGACAAGAGAAACAACATATGAGTTAGAAAAACCAAGTACTGTATATACTTATGAGAATTATTATCTTGATGTTGCAACTGATAACTCAGATGTAATGCCTCTAAGGTATCCAAATGAAATTATGTTTGATGACGCTGGTAAGGCAAATGTTACAGTTGCATTTAAAGGCGTTGTTAATGCTACTAGTAAATGGTCTCCTCATGTTCACAATGGATATTATTATTTGAATCAACACGAATATTACGCTTATAGTGAATTTGATGTCCAAGCTAACTTTGAAACATATGACGAAAATAACGTTGATATTGCATGGGGACATGTTATCTTTGATGTAACATTAAGGCACAAAGCTGCTGCTCCTGAAAATTATGAAATTGTAAAACAGACTCGTTCTTCTTTACTAAAAAACGAAAATCTATTTATATGGGAAAAAGAAAAAGGTCTTACGCTAAAACCAACTATTAATGGCGAATATTATAGAGAGTATGAACCTCAAATATATGAGTCTCCTGTTATATTATTCCCAAATAAACTTACAACAGCAGGCACTATCAGTGTAGATTTTGAAGCAAATAATGGAGCTACAATCCCATTCCTTATGGCTCGTAGTTACATTATTGAAACTGGTAAATGGTCTGACTGGACATATATTGCAAATAATTCAGTACCAATTACATCTAGCATCCCATTAAGTAACGCATATCAAATTTGTTGCACATTAAGTGCAGCACCAGTTAATGAAGAATTTACATGGAATGATTATGCATGTTGTTATCTTGACTGGAAAGATGATATTAGTGAAGCAAATTCTCTAAATGTTGTCACTATTACTGACCATATTACTACCGGTGGATTACCTAATAATGGTGAATTCGTATCTCGCATAATAGATTTTGGTTGCGAATCTGAAATTAAATTAAGTATATTTGCTTCTACTGACGCAAAAAAATATAAAGGCGCTAAATGTGCATTATATTATGCAGCATCCAATGATGAAGATTCATTATTGATGGAACGTGTTGCATGGAAAAATGCAAATAGCATTAGTGGTTCTTTAAAAGGTCGTTACGTTAGATATAAAATCATTATCCCTAGCGGACAAAAAGTATATTGGCTTCACAAGCAAATTACCACTAAACGCACAGTAGAAGACAACTTACCATATATTAAAAAGATTTCTATGACTGGTACATATGCAGCTAGTGATATCGTAGAAAACTTTATTAATACTGAGGCTATAGAAATTCCAATGGACGGAGAATATCATACCGTATTTGAAGATATAGAAAAAGTTATTGGGGCAGATATATTAGAGCGTAATTATGCGTATTCTGAAATAGATAAGATTAATATTCAATGTTCTGCTAAATCTATTACTCTTAGATATAATAAAAATATATTAGGAGCAAGACCATGGGATTACCTTAACACGGCTATTGAAGCAAAAGCTCCATTAACTCCTAAGATTAACCCAGTGAAGACTCCATATATTTTTGTTGAACGAGATGAAAGAGATGAGCATGATATTGTAAAAATTATAGGTACTCCTCAACAATATGCTCCTATTTCTATAGAAGACCCTGAAGGTAATACTTACATAGAATTGCATCATCAAGATTCTTTCTTATTAGAAAAAGAATATGAACTTATAGAAGATACTAAATACATTGAGTTACCAACTAGTAGATATGATCCAAAACGAATCAAGCTTTTCTTAGATGGGAAAGAACTCGATAAAGATAACGATTATAAGTTAGCTAATCATTATGCTATTTTTAAAGACCTTATTGAAAGTGGTCATAAAATTAAAGTAGAATATTGTATTTTGTATAGCTTCATAGCTGATATAGATAGAGATGCTAATACTACTATCATATATCTACACACTGGTGAAGATATTCCTGTCCCTAATAAAGTTAAAGTATACTTTGAAACTAATACATCTAACAATAAATTAGTAGCAAGTACATTAAGCCTCAATCCTGTTTATAGAACAGATTATAAAGGATTTATATATCTTACTGATGATCATAATGATGCCTATAAAATCAATATATATTGTAATCCAACTACTATCGAAGCTGGCGGTTACGATAAACTTGATATTTGCATAGAAGTATTAGATATACTTGATAATCCTGTTATTGAAAAACAAGTATATATAGATTGTGGCAATGCATACAGACCAACATCAGGCGGAAGATTTGAACCTGGCGGAGGTATTATAGATTCCGACTCATATATTACTGATATAAATGGAGTTGTTCATGTATTATATCAATCTGCTGTAGTAGAATGTATGGATATTATTACTGCTCGTGTAATTACTGATGACGGAAGAACAATATCTAATTCTATACAAATTACTAACGAAAAGAATGCAATGAATTTTATTACTACTATAGATAGAATGACTATGACTTCTAATAAATCTATAGTACAAGGCAATGGAACAGAAAAAGTAAATGTTACAGTTAAAGTTATGGATCAAAATGGTCAACCCATACCTAATCAACAAGTATACTTTAAATGTACAACTAACTATGGTAAACTTACTCCAGGAATTGTTAAAACAGATAGCAAAGGAACTGCTAAAGCAACGTATACTTCATTTAATGGCAAATGTACAGATATTCTTACTGCAACAGTTTACAGAGGCGGTACTGATTATATTTATAAATCATTAAGTATAGACAATGTTTAATGAATGGACGGTGCAATATGTTTAAAGCAACAAGACCTTTTAGCGATACTATATCTACCCATCCGAAGGAACCTTCCCTTCGGATTGGGCGCACTGTCCCGCCAGAGGCAGTTAATCTTGCATACTATTATAATCCTGTTGCAACTGATGCGGAAAAAGTTTTAACGTCTGATGCACCTAGAAATACTGTAGATCATCGTATAGAAGAAGGGTATAGATATCTTTTTAATAAAGCTGTAGCAGATGATAATCTTTTCCCAGGGTTCATTACTTATGAAGACGAAGAAGGGTACTCTGGTAAACTAGGACGTATGTATGTGCAATGGAATAAAGATGCCCATATAGAAATAGAATCTGCAACTAAAACTGAAACTTATTATCTCCCTCGCAAAAATAAAGATAGCATTCCCAAATCTTATGAATACAAAAAGGATTCAAGAGGGTATGAAGGAACTCTATACTTAGATACTGTTACATATGAAGAAAGTAAAACAGAAAAAATTCCTAAAACAGAAGTTCTTGATAGACAAATTAATAACTATGAAATAAGTTATTATGATATCTATGGACATTATATGCCAGCATCTGAAGTAGATAAATGGATGAAGTCTCCAAAGAAAGGTGGCTTATGGCCTAGCGGTATCACAATAAATGATGGAAACTGTGGTGTTGTTGGCTCATGTAATACTGATGTAAAAAACTTTATTAAGGGTAGACCCAATACATTAGATCAAGCTACTGGCACATTGTCATTTAGCGACGGTCCTAATCTTGATATTGTAGAAGATCCAGATTCTCCTACAAATGAAACCAGTAAAATTACTGAAATAGATTTAGATGGCGTTACAATATTAAGTAGGACTTTTAAATATGACAAAGCTAAAGCGGACAGTAATCTTTCTATACAAGAAAAAATAGATAAGATGGAAAAGTTCATGAGCAAACAATTAGAAGATCTAATTGGCGATGAAGTACAAGGTTCTTATCTTGCAGAATTTGATGACACAAGTTATATCTACAAATATGATGCAATTAAAGAGTTTCTCTACTTACTAAGTGGAGCTGATGGAGACCCAAGTAATGCTGAAAGACAAATAAACGATGCTATTACATCTAAATATTCAGATATTTGTATTCAAATGGAAAGTTCAGAAATAGTTGTAGATCAAGAAACAGAGTTATATACTAAATTTCATTTTGAATTTAAATATAAAGGCAAGATTAGTTCTGGTATTTCATTTGGAAGTCATTTATATAATGTAACTGTATCATACGCTGGTTTACTTAAGAAAACTATAACTTCGTATAAAGAAGTAATAAGTGAATACAAAGCAACTGCTACTTATGTCGGTGTTATTAGAATGGTATGGTACGATTACGATGGAATGGCTTATTATAGAGGAGCTGTAACCAAAGGAAATGCCATTGGTAATATGAATGTAACTGACGATAATGAAATCCTTATGTATAGTGACGCAGAAGGAGTATTACGAAGACCTTTCCCTGATTTAGATGAAGAAGGTAATCAGCGCGTAGATGCTAATGGTATCCCTAAAGTAAAGAATTATACAAGGGTAGAAGCAGATTTCGTTTATCTTACAGATGTATTTAAAGATGGCGTTGCTTGTTTCTATAAACATACACTTAAGAAACCTATATATGATTATCGCGGCCCTGATGAACGAGGATTTTATGAAGGCGATGCCGTAAAGATATTTACTTCTAATTTTAAAGATATCCCTAATACGTATAAACATGCTTTGAAATTAACAATAGAAGAAACAGAAACAACAAAAGAATTAATAGATAATAAACTTCAAGATGTAGAGCGTCCTTTGCGATATCGAGCTGATTTATTTACATCATTTATATCTAGTTCCACAGACACATTTAAAGTTACGTATAATGCATATGATGATAACGATAAAGATAATGTAGCGCTAGATAATGGTGTTACTGAAGATATATATAATTATCCTTACATGGTTCAGAATAGAGATTACTTTGTAGAAGCTATTGATACAAATTTAAGAGTTAATAGAATACGTCTTGCACAGCCATTAAGGATAAGAGATACTCGCAGGTACGTTCGTTTTTCGTTTAGGGTAATAGCTGAACATCAAGATTTACCCTCTATTTCAAATAATAATAACGTTATTCCATATAAGAAATTTATGTCTCCATGGATGCAAGCGGATATACTAAACAAAGATTATGCTCTTGCAGTTGAGTATGAAAAATTTGTTGATAGAGCTATGATTATATCTCCAATGTCAGATGGTGTATATCTTAGTCCTAAAGATATAATTTTGAAAACCATTAGTGGATTAGATGTTAGTGGAGATTATAATAATGTATTAAAAAGTCCTGAATTGATATATTATATTGAAGTTAATAACACAGAGGAAGATTCGCTAGTTATTGGTGGCGTAAATGTATATTGTAACCCAGATGGCAGTGGCTATGTTTTAGCTGAAACTACTATAGATACTGGGTTTTTAGATGATAATACAGAAACATATACTAAAAAGCTTGTATTTAACAATCCTTATTACGTTGAACGTGGAAGCTATATTCATGAAGATCCTATAAGCAAAAAGAAAGAAGAGCTTCCTTGCACATGGATTTATCCAGGAATTAAAGTTAAATGTGTAGATAGTAGACAGATTACTGTATTACCTCCAAGAGAAGAAGGGTTGTTAGAATCTTGGCATCCCCGTATTCAGTTTGGTCATTATAGTCAAATAATGGACCAGTATCATACACATACTAAAGTAAGCTATAGCATGCCTGAATATGATTTACAACATTATTCTCCTAAATTTAAAAGACCATATGTAGACATAGTAGAAGAACCAGTAACTATTATTAATTCTCATATGGTTAAAACTAAATGTTATCCATTATTTATTAATGACATAAATATGGATGAGAATACTTATTATAAATTTGGTAAGTATTATCGTTTATACAGTAAACCTACCACATGGAAACAAGCAAAAGAATTTTGTGAAAATGCAAATGGATGTTTAGCTTCTATTAAGACACCAAAAGAAAATGACTTCTTTGTTGAAATACTTAAAAAAACCACATTACCTTCTGCTTGGGTAGGTGGCACTGATGAAATGCAAGAGGGAACATGGTATTGGTTAGACGATCCATTACAAACACCAATGACATACACTAACTGGGCACCAGGAGAGCCTAATCAAACTGGTGGCAATGAAGATTACATGTGCATATATAATAATGGTACTTGGAACGATTATAATGATAGTCATAAGCTTAATGGATTTATATGTAGTTTTGAACCATTTAATACAATTAAGCTTTATAAAAAAGTAGATAATGTATTATATGAAGTTAAAATTAAAGACGTATCTTTTTCTGATGGAATAATTATTACAGACGAAGCTATAAGTGAAAATGATAACATAGTATGTACTTATACTTATATAGAAGAAAGCTATGTATATCGTGGATTTTGGCGCAATAAAAGTGACTTTGCTCGTATAGACTTAAATCCGAATATGTATCATACTTATTCTGATTTGACATATACTCCATCTGAAGATAAACCATCTAAAAATTTATTCAATAAAGTTATTTATTTCTTCTTAAAGCCTACTATTATATGTGAAGTAGACCCTGATTATAACAGTATGGTAGTTGATAGAGAAGACGATAGTATGATTAAAGATGTAGTTCAGCTCAATAAAGCATGTATATATCATCAAATAGACAATCCAATGCCACAGAGTAGTGTAGATATTCAAATAGGTTCTGTATACATCAGACAGAACACGTCTTTACATTCTACTGTACTTGTAGATTCACGTACTCGTGGTGGCGGTATTATCGAATCCATGAAAGATGATTTAAGACATGAACTTGAACCAGACTCTGATTATTATCTTGATATAGGGTATTATGATGGAGAACCTTATCAAGAAAATGGAGTTATAATTATCAGACTTGATAAGAAAGTTCTTAAAGAATTTGGCGGCATGTTTACTCAAGGAGACGTAGAGCAAAAAGTTAAACGATGGCTTGGTCTTGGCGTATATCCTATCATAGAATATGTAGACACATATAATAAATATGATATGCCTCAATACAGTCTAGTAGTTGAAGATACGTACAGCAATGTAATTGATATTACTCCAGAAATATATCTTGAATGTAAAAGAGATTAGATATATAATAGAATAGAGGCTTTAGGGCAGGTTCTCCTGCCCTAAATTATTAAAGGAGAATACTTATGTATACTGAGATTACCATACCTAAACTGTCCGGGAATTACCTATTGTATGTGTATTGCTCCAAAAATCCTAATGATATAAATACAATATCAAAAGTGCGCACGCTTATACCCAACATAATTATTAACGAGTCACTTGCTGATACACATATGGTAAACGGTAAAGAATGTTATGTTGTTCAAGATAAACCTAACTTAAATCAACCTGGCGTAACATGGAATGGTCCTTTGGCAAATATCATGCCAGTTACAGAATATGAACAATTTGTTGACATTGCTAAAATTAATGATTATACATATGTAAATGTTATTACTTTTAGTAATATAGTTACAGAATCTAAAGGTACAATATTATATTATTCTGTGATAGGAGTAGATCAATCAAATAACACAATAACTCACCTATCTACTATAAGAGAAATATTGTTGCCAATAGATTTAGAAAAAGATATACAGTGTGAAATATTTTGCACTAAAGACTTAACTTCTATTGAAGATAATGATTGGGAACGTGTAGGTGTAGCTCCTTGGGGAAATGATATCATTATTGGAGACATTACAGATGTTTCTTCAATAAGTAAATATGGAATTCCATTTCCCAAAAATGTTCCTATTTTCACAGAAGATGAAATAAAATATTCAACCAAATATCTTGCCACATATAATTATATAACTGTTGATATACCAAATGTATGGCAAAAGAACAACACACGTTTCAATTATCGTAAATTAAAATCATTTAAAATACGTAATGTTTCTAATGATTTTATTGGCGATTTTAGTGAGCCTACATTTCAAAGTTTATTGCCAGTTTCCATAGAGAAAATGACTATTCTGCAAATGTATTGTGATAAGATGGGAAATTCTCATATTCCTTTTGAATATTCTCCTGATACTCCAGAATTAGGCAAGGAAATTGGATTTAAAAGATATAGTATTATTCGTAGAGATGGTGTATATTATAATACTAAGGAGCATAGTCACTTAGGATTAAACAAGTATAATATACCATTAGAAGAAGATATAGCTATCTTCTCAGAAAACTCTACTGAAGACTATATTACAAAACAAATACAAGCCGCTCCTGGTATTCCTTTCAGGTTAACATTTTACTTACAAGATGTATATGGTAATATATCGCCACCTACTACTATAATCTTTAAGATATAAGGAGTGGTACTATGGCTGAATTCCTGCCAGGATTGATTACTAAAAATATTACATTTAGAAGAATTAAAGATAAGCATGTTAAGCAATACAAAATACAAGCTGCATTTAAAGATTCTACTTATACTAGTGGTATACGATATGAAACTTTAGAAGTCTTTGATAATCCTTCTGTTCCTTCTCCTGTACAAAAAACTATTATATTGCCATATAACGAAGATGGAACGTGGAAACTGCCAGACGATGCTTACTTAGATACCGATCATAAATTTAAAATATATCTTAATGGTGTGTTACAAAGTACAATGCATTATAGTTTTAATCGCATAAGTAAGCTTATTACTTTAGATAAAGCTATAATTACATATGATTCTACAGTAAAAGCGGAAATGACTTATTTTCAAGATGTAATTAAACGATCATATGTATTGGAGGATGATTGTACTATTTATGTAACCCCTGTTTTTGAGGAGAACTATGAATATGGTTCTCATAATGTTATTATTTAAGGTAGGTGTACTGTTATGAGCAACAGTCCATTAGTAAATTATACTAAAATTTCTCCTAACAAATCTTCACCTCGTAATCATAAGATTGATACTATTACAATCCATTGCATGGCTGGTAATCTTACAGTAGAATCTTGTGCAAATGTGTTTGCTCCTACTTCACGACAAGCATCTTCTAATTACGGTGTTGACTCAAAAGGTCGCATTGGTATGTATGTAGAAGAAAAAGATAGAGCATGGACTACAGCTAGTCGCTCTAATGATAATCGTGCTGTTACTATAGAAGTTGCCAATGATGGTGGTGCTCCTAACTGGCATGTAAATGATAAAGCAATGAACGCTCTTATTAAGCTTGTAGCTGATATTTGTAAGCGCAACGACATTAAGAAACTTATATGGAAGAACGATAAGAGCTTAATTGGTCAGGTTGATAAACAAAACATGACTGTACATCGTTGGTTTGCTAATACTGATTGTCCTGGCGAATACTTAATGAGTAAACAAGGTTATATTGCTGATGAAGTAAATAAATTATTGGGAGTTTCAACATCGTCTTCTAAACCAGCCACAACAAAAACCTTATATAGGATACAGACAGGTGCTTTTAAAGATAAATCTAATGCTGATGCCGAACTTAAAAAAGTAGAAGCTGCGGGATTCGATGCTATTCTTGTACATGCTGGTGGCTTGTACAAAGTACAGACAGGCGCATTTGCTGTTAAAGATAACGCAGCAGCATTACAGGCTAAGATGAAGAAAGCTGGATTTAGTACATTTATGACCACTACTGGTGGTACAATCGTTAAAAGCGATAATACCTTAGCGACTCCTGTTGTCAATATTAAAGTTGGCGATAAAGTTAAGATTAAACCTGGTGCTCATAGTTATACTAATCAATATCTCGCGTCATTTGTATATGAAGTAACTCATACCGTTACTGAAGTTAAAGGTGATAGAGTTGTTATTTCTTATGGTGGAGACATAATTGCCGCCATGAAGAAATCTGATTTATTTAAAGGATAGAAAGGAAGATCATCATGGCTATGAATCAGTATGATGGAACAAGACAATATACTAAATATAAAAGACATGTCAATAATACAAGTGAGCGTGTTGATGCCTCTACTGTTAATAGCCTTCAAGATGATCTTAACGCTCAACAACTTCAAACAAATAGAGTTAAAGATACCGCTTTTGAAGAACGTGTTTATACTATATTTGAGAACAACTTATATACCAATGCCATGTTTTTAGATATATTTAATACTGGCGAATATGTTAATATGAATGAATCAAACAATGTTAAAGTTGACTTTGAAAGCGGTCATCTTACTCTTATACAAAACTCAATCACTGGTTTAATGACAAGTACGTTAATAGAAAGCACTTATGGATTAAGCGTTGAAATGAATGATTTTATTCTCATTGCTAATGAAGTAATTCCAGTAGGTGCTTCAATAAAATATTATCTTGAGAATAGTCTAGGTGAGCGTTGGCCTTTGACCCCAAATGCAGTTAAAACACCTATGCATTTGATGAATAATCTTAAATATGGATTTAAAGTTGTTGTAGAATTAAATGCCAACAATCTTGGCAATGTACCAATTATTAATGGTTATGCTGTTCTTTTTTGGGATGCTGGTGTAGAGGAGGCTCTGGGTCTAACCAACCCGGACCTCCAGCGATTTCCCTAGCGTCGAAATAGGTTCAGATGACGGTATGGTTATACTTATTCGTGATAGAGCATTAGACGATAAAGTAGTTAAAGTCATTGAACCACTGGACACTGTTAGATTGACCTATAACATAGAAGATGAGGAAAGACGGCTGGCCTACGTATCGACCAATTGGCCTAATTATAACGGTGTCGAAGTCAATCAGATTCATTCTTTATTCTATGGACCGTATTTGACCAGTGAAGATGAAACCATTACCGTTCTGAAAAAGGTACAGCAATCCACTGAATTTGGAGACAAAGTTTTGGACAATGTCAAACTTATAAGAAGCTGTAAGCAATGTATGCTATTTGACCAACTTAAAAATAAAGTAGAACAACTAGATATACTAAAAGAAACAACTGTTGGACCAGCAGATTTAGACCCAGATGTCGTATATACAAAGTAGGTGATTATATATGCGCATGGAAGAACTTACTAATAGCAGATACAATAAAAGTACAGATAGCGTAGAAAGATATTTACTAGAACTTGTTCGTAGATATTTTAGAGATTCTAATGTAGCTCAAGTTACATCTAAAGAATATATTATTAAACTAGCTGTCAAGAGAATGAAAGAAGAATTGTCTTTTGATCATATAGGCGTATTAAGTATTACTCTTCCAGATGGGTCTGTCCATACTGGTCCAGTTAATCTTAGTATACAAGATCTTGGAGGAGAGCCAGCTATAAATCCAAAGCTTACAGCATTCAATGTAAACTTTGGAGATAAAGCCAATACTGCTTGCGAAGGTAATGACCCTCGGTTATCTGATGCAAGAAATCCATTGCCACATCAACACCAGATATCAGAAGTAGTTGGCCTTGATGGTGTCTTAAGTAAATTAGCTGGAGAAGTTAATAGAGTTAATGGTTATGTTCATGAACACAATAATAAAGGTGTATTAGATAAATTAATTTATACAGGGCAGAAAAAACAGATAGATTTATATTTTATAGAAACCTTAGAAACAGATATCGATAAAGTTGTTAAAAGAATAGAAAAACAAATTGATGACTTCATTAAAGATATTCCAAATAAAATTAAAAATATTGATGATAAAGTTAAATACATTGAAGATCTTATTAAGCAAATACGCCTAAATATAGAATCAGAAAATAAAAAGTACTTAGCAATGTCAAAACAATACACAGACGAAGAAATTGACAAATTAAAATTAGAGCTTAATCTTAATGATTATGTCGTAAAAGATAAAGTAAGTGATGCAATTAAAAATGGATTAAGTTTCGTTGGTCAAATAACTATAAAAGTTTCTGACTTATTGGTAGAAGAAAACAACACTCCTACAGGATATTATTTAGAAAATAATATTCCTAATTCTATTTTAGAAGAATTAAAAGAAAGAGAACAGGAACTTTCCAGCTGCGAAGTAGATACTTTATTAGATTTTGAATCTAATGGTAATAGGCTGATAGCAAATTTGCCATACATGTATACTATTAATAATGCTATATCTGGTTCCTTGTTTGGCGGTATTGCATATGATCCTTCTAATATTCCTAAATATTGGGCAAAAGCTTCTTTAAATAAAAAAGCATTAGATCGTGATCCAGATAAAGCTAAAGAAATTAACAATGCTACAATAATTATAAATTTTTATTCTAAGGTAAAGGTGAGCTTATGAATGTTGTTGAACATGATAATCAAATACTCACCAAAGAAAGCTCTAGAATAGAGAAGTATTTACTTAGAATTATCAATAGATATTTCACAATAGAAATCAGTGAAAATACTAACAATATAGAGGCTATTATCGTAGAATCTTTAACTAGAGTAAAAAGAGATATATTAAAAGATAGTGGCGGAGTATTCCATATAAATAGAAAGACTGGTCATATTACTTTAACAGTACAAGATTTTAATGGAGAAGTAGCTTTCGACAAAAATACAGCTTTTAATAAAGATTTTGGTAATCAAGCTGATACTATTTGCCAAGGGAATGACTCTAGGCTTTTTGACAGTAGAACCCCTTTAGAGCATATACATACAATTGGGAACATAGATGGATTAGAGGATAAGCTAAACAATCTTTCAATATCTTCTGGGAAGCACTATCATCCCAACAAAGATGTCTTAGATATGTTAGTATATACCGGAAGTAAAGTGCAAATAGATTTAATTCAATTAGAATATTTAGAACAATCATTAAAGACATATATAGAATATTTAAATGGATTAGAACAAAGTTTAATTATGAGATATAATTTAGCTATTGCTCCATTAATAAATATTTTAGATATTATAATGAAATATGTGCAAGAACTTGAAGAATTACAAAAACATCTTTGTATCTGGTATGAAGAAGCCATTAAGTATACAGATGAAGAACTTGCTAAATTAAGACAATATATAAATAATTTATTGACAGAAGAAGAACTTATATTTTATGAAGATAAAGCTAAAAATAATATTTATTTAATATATGAGGATGAAATCCCTCTTCCAAATGGTAATATCAATTTTGTTAGAGTAAAAGAAGATGTAACAACAGACATAATACAAGATGGAGATGCAGAAACCTTAAAGAAGATCTTTGATGAAGGTATTCATTATGGAGATCCAAATAATAATAACTGGATATGGGATGACTCATTAAAATCTTTTATGTGTACAATGAACAATGAGTATTATTGGGACGCTTTTTTAAGTAAAGGTACATATAAAAATTATACACATAGAGTAACATTGTTTTCTAATAGCGAAGATGATGATGCTATAGGCGTTGAATTAATGTATAATGATGTTACACATGATAGAATATCTTTAGTGTGTATTTTAGGTGGACAGCATCTTGGAAATTCTACATATTTCATGAATGGATGCGTTGCATATATAAGAAAGAATTATACAAACAGTAATATAGATGGAACAACTAATAATGTAAAATATTATGCCATAAAACCTGTTGATAATTCTTTATGTAAAATGATACATTCTACATCAAGTGTTAAATGGAATAGTTTAAGCAATGGCATCACTGTTCTAGTAAAACGGAATGGAAACAATTTTAGAATATGGTTAAAATATAATCAGCCACATACGTGGAATAGTGTTGTTAATGAAGAGATTATAGATATTCCAGATCCACTTGAGAACCCATTATTTGATTTTAATTTAGAAGATTTCTCTGCTCTTTCTGAATTTGTTGATCAAGAAGCTCATTATGGATACGCATGTTATTCTCAAGAAAGTTCTTACTTTAAAGACGTATTCTTCTGCTCCAATAGAACGGAAGAATCTAATGATGGATATGTAACTAATGTAGATAGTACATCAGAAGTTAAAATTACTTTACCAAACGATATAGCAACAAACATGGGCAATGTGGAACATATTAAATTTTATTTTAGATATGATGAAGATAGACCTGTATGGCAAGAAGATGCTACATTTAAAGATTTTCCTTATACTATGGAAGTTCCAATACCATATATGTATATGACTTATTCTGGAATACCTATACTTGTACAAGGTTTTTATAATAAAAATGGTTATATAACTGCCCAAGCAAAAATACTAGAAAAAATTAATGATAGTATTACAGCTAGTACCACTTACAAAGATAAGGTTATTATTGTTTCAGATATACCAGAAACATATATAAGTATTGTAAATAATTTTTTAGCAACAAGATATCAATTATTCCCGGTTACTAGCGCCGAAGACTTTGCTGTAATATCTGGTTTAATGAATCCTGGAGAAGAATATTTTATTGATGGTCATTATGGTATGTATTGGAATCCTGAAACTGATGAAACAGTGCGTGGCTTTCTAACAAGTGATCTAAAAAAGTTAGAGTATTTTGATTGGGCTGCTAACCAACCTCCAGAACGTCTTTATAATTCCCATGTTTTATATATAAATAAAGATGGTTATATGGCAGTAGATGACTGTTATAATCAAACTAAAAGAAAATATATATATACGTATACCCCAAGATATTTAAGTAATTATTATCAAAATCCAAGAATATACTATCAAGTATTTGGAGGAAGGAGTAAGAAAGATGGAAACACATCTGAGTAAACTTAAAGAAGAAATTACCGCCAAAGTTGTTTCTGAGCTTACTGATATGCGTTACATGACTTCTTCTGAAAAAGAAAGGTATAAAGAAAATTTACTATCTGGTATTAATCAAAAGAATCTAATAACTACCGTAAGAACACAAAGTGGTATTACTAATGCAGATGATTATAACCAAACCGCATTTGAATTATATATAGATATTCTTACTACATTTTATTATATTAATGATTTATACGATTCTTTAAACCAGCATCAAATGCTTAATGAAAGTATTGTTAATACTTTATTTTCTACAATAGCTGGCCTTAACGATAAGTTAGATGAATATGAAGCTGTAATAGGCACGGCAGGCAATCCATATTGTTTTATAGAGGGATTCCGTACTACTAACTTTCAAGAGTTAGACTCTAAGTATTATACAGAACGCTATGGAGAAAAAATGCCTCTTGATACTTATGCACATTTTAACTCTGAACAAGAGAATATTACTCTTGGGTATACTAGACAACAAAATGTTATGGTATATAAATCAGGGGTTCAACTTGGTGAAATAATTTTAACTAAACAATATGGAGCAGGATTTATTAAAGCAAAAAATTCTGAGACCAAGTTAGAAAACGCCATTGATACATCCATGAGCACATATTGGTCTGAGACTATATTGGCTGACTCTGAATTAAAGATAAAAGGGTTAGAATATGATGATGCCACTGGCTTAGGTAAACTTAACCGCTCTTATTATGATTTACCTCGCGGCGCTATGTGCGAAATATGTCTTGTATTTGAAGCTCTTGCAAAGATAAATGAAATCACTCTAAGACCATATGGCAATTTCCCTATTGATATTATTGCCATAAGGTATTCTTTAAGTGATGATGAAGATGACGAGATATATAGTATTGTATATCCTGATAACGAAAGCTATAGCTGGCTTAACGAAACAAGCGTAAAGCAAGAACATACATTTCATTTCCCAACTATAAGCTGTAAACGTTTATATATATTAATCAATCAATTACATTGCATTAAAAGCACCTATCTCATGTCATGCAATCAAATGTTTAAAAATGAATTATGGTTTAATGCTACATATAATGATGGTTCAGATGCTAATATGCCCAATACAGCGGTATTCAAGCCACTGTATTTAGATAGAGCCGCTGATGATGCAGTATGGAAATATATTAACAATAAACTTGTCTCCAATGATAATATTGACATTAATGATTTACTTATTAACAATAGAGATAAAGTGCTTCCAGTAACTAAATATCAATATACGTATGGATTTTATAATATAGCTCCTAACTTTGTAGAATTTCAACGTGCAGGTATATGGGTATCTCAAAAGATAGATTGTAATGGCCCTATAGATACCATTAGGTTAGAAACAGAGGAAGAACATTTTTATGATTCTAATGGACAAATAGTAACCGATATAGAATTCTATGTATCTACTAAGGATAATCCATCGTATCAGGATTGGAAACCTATATGCCCTATTAATAAATCTTACGTACATAATGAATTGTTGCAACTTGATTATGATGTATGCTACTTAAGACATCCTGCTGTATGTAGAAATGTAGTAATCAATAAACTAGAAGCAGATGGTACTAGTACTCCTACTATAGAAATGGAACGTCCTGTTGTTACTATGAATGATATAACACTGGTAGAAGAAGCAGATTATAGAATACGTAGGGAAAATCCAGATGACCCAGAATCTGATGTAATTGCAATAGAAATATCTAATATAGATCATTTTGCTATGTACACTGTGTCTTATACCCCCGCTGATATTTCTAAAGAACTTACATTAATAGATGTGACAGGGGAACCAGAACCATCTAATTCTTTCGATGAGATTATGGGTAATGGTACTGCTTGCTATAAATTATCTGGCTATCCTTATTATAGTAAGATAAATCCAGATTCTACAACGAGTTTCGTGAAAATTATTGACATGGACACAAATAAAACTTATAATCAAACTAGCCTTTCTAATAGTGTTATACAATGCGTAACCAATAAACAGTGTCCTGCTGATAGCTATAAAAATTTCAATTCAGATAGTAACATAGTACAATATTATACCAATGGTGGTTATGTATATTTTAATCAACCTATTAGTTCTCATCAAAAAATAGAAATAAACTATCCTAGCTTTGATTGTAGCATGAGACTTAAAGCTATATTACGTAGAAATACTAAACGTGACACATGGATTACTCCTGTACTTAAAAGCTATAAGTTAATGTTTACAACTATTTAAGGAGGTTATATGATGGCTACATTATCCGATGAAAATAAGCAAAAGATTCACGATGCTCTTTATGAGTATTGCCATGGATATATTCCAGTTCAGGAAATTACTCATGCAGCTAATGAAATTTGTAAAGATCCAACGCCTGAAACTTGTGACGAAATGATTCGTTACTTAGATAAGTTTGATAAGGAATTTGTTCCTCTTCAAACTGTAAACACTAAAGCACTTACTAATAACCAAGTACGTTATGGCATGGCTGAAGTACGGAAAGTTATTGATGGATTAAATACGGAAGAGGAGAGTATTGATTAATGGCATATACAGATGAACAAATCCAGCAAGTATGTGATGCTGGTTACGAAGTGATGGGACATTTTACTGACGTACAAAATTGTACGTTCCCATCCGCCGCTATTATTGCTGGTATGAAGGCTGGCAAGTCGTCTCAAGAGATTGCCAATGACGCTTATGATTCTATCATTGATTTGCCATTGCGTCAGACTGGCTATGGACTTGTTGGTACTGGTGATACTATGCACAACGTTGCTATGTATATGGCAGGAGAAGTAAAGAAACGTATTGACGCTCTTGAAGAAGGTACACCAGAAGAGGAACCAGTTCCGTCAACCGATTAAAGGAGTTTTTATAATGGCTTTTACAGAACCTAAAATGCTCTACACAGAGCAACAGGTAGTACGTGCAGCCGAAATAATCGACAAGTATACTACAGAATTTATGGATGAAGAATATCGTACAGTATTAAAAGATATGACCCATGAACAAATGCAAGCAAATAAACATTGTGATTTCATAGAAGATACATTACGAGATTATATTAAAAATGATATGTGCGTTAAGGAATATAAAATGGGTGGGTGCCCTAATACTATACCTAATGCAGTTCTTGATCTTTTATGTGATGCTCTTCATAATGAATTACATACCGGTACACCAATATGCGTATATAATAGGTGATGAATCATAATGAAAACATATACTGATGAACAGGTTAAAGCCGTCAATGAAGTAATAGATAATCTTACTTCAGAATATCTTGATAATTATTGCCGTGACTCTTTAAAGAGATGTGCTAAATCAGTTATGGACGGTGAGACAGAATCTAATGACCCTCAAGATGTAGGCGATGCTGTCTACGATATGGCTGACTTTAATTTCTCAGGTAATATCACAATGTCTTTAATGTGTCGGCAAATGTATCCTGAATCAGAGATATTTACATTACGTAACGAAATCATTAAGGCTCTAAATTAACATGGAGGATTGTTATGGGAAACTTGTTACAATATACTGATAAAAGTAAGAGTATAGATAACAAGCTTCGTACCATGTTAGCCCAAATAGAATATGATTATAACAATGGCAAAATACGCACAAAAACTGAGTACTATTATCGTATTAAAAAGATGTTATCAGAGTTTTATGATTCACTGACTAAGCCTACGTTTAAATATAGGCCAGCAGTGAGTACTCCAATATCTGATGAGTATAATGCCATGATAACGGAATCGTATAATGACATGCAATACCTCATTAAGGACTGTGAGACTCTGAAGGATTTAGTCTCACAGTCCTTAATTGATGCAGAACTTGGGCGTACTATGCTAACTAATGAAGTGGCATATCTATCTAAAAAGATAGCTGCTATAGGTGAAAGCATTAGTGTTAATCAAGGTACTAATACTGTTATCTTTACAGAAATGTTCAGCGATATTAATTACACTGGTAATATCGCTGCAAGTAATTCATGTTATGTAAATACCAATGATTCTATATTAACATTACGTCATGAGACTATAGCTAATTCTCCTATTAAATATATTGAAATAGATGAAACAGTTAGTAATGGATTTCCTGGCAATACTCATTGCGTAGATACTTTGAACAATGAATTACATTTTGTTGGACAAAACGGTTTACATATGAAGCTAACTGAGCTAGCTGATGAAAATGTAGATACATGGTTTGAATATGAGCTGTTTTCTATTACAGATCAAATTAGAATCGACTGTAATTCTTTTGGATTTGAATATGATGAGGGAATAAGCTGGATTAATAACAATGACCCCTTAAGATTAAAACTTGTGGTCAAGCTTACTAAAGAAAAAGTATGTTCTTGGGTAACTCTTAATCCTTACTTATCAGATATTAAAGGTGTTAAACCAGCTATCATTGAAAAATGTGAAGTTATCGCTGCTTCTAATGTAGCCTATCAAGTAGCTACCAATATAGCATTTGATGGTACGTTAGTATTTCCATTTCCTCCTCAAAAAGTACAACGTATAGAAATTACTTTTTTACAGCCTTCTAAATATTTAACTAAGGTAGGTCATTTCTATTACACTGTAGCTAATACAAGTAATATGTCTATATTTCAGGAATATGATTATTCTGATATGTATGCTCGTGTAGATGGAGATAAACCATCTGTATCTTTATTAGGATGCAAATATGAACCCACTACGAAATGGCTTAAATATCCTTCTACTTCTACTACTTATCCCAATGATTATTATATTAAAAATAATTTATTCCAAACTCCTGCCAGTACAATAGAGAAAAAAGCATCTCATGAGATGATAGATGCTTATAGATATATGATAGGTATACGTGAAATAAGTATACGTAGTTGTACGTTTGCAAGAAGCGGAGAATATGTAAGTTGTGTATATACTACTGAAGAACCCATAACTAGCGTAGTATTGGAAACAAAAGAATATATCCCTGGAGACGATCCAGAAATTCTAAAATACTATATTAGTTTAGATTATGGTGTAACATGGCATCCAATATATCCTATTCATAGAGCGTATTCTGGCATTTATAAATACTATGTAAATAATAATTCTATTGATAATTTAATTGCTTCTACTACAGAAAATAAGCGTAGTAAACATATCATGGTTGTAGGAGAGCCAAAACAAATCATGATTAAAATATATATGGAACGTCCAGTTACCTTATCTCAGCCATTGGTATTGGAAGCAAAGACTGCTGAAGATGAAGATCCAAATTATTATCCTCTTGAATATGCTACCCCCATAGTATATTACTACAAGTTAAAGCTTACTACAGGAGGCGATAGCATTGAGTATTAGTTCTATACAATACGAAAGAAAGAAAAATGAAATAGCACAAGAGCTTTTACAAAAAGGTATAGAGCCTAATAACTTTGAATTGAATAGACTACTTATAGATTATTTCAATCAACATACATTAGGCATGCCATATTACTCTCCTATAAAGCAAAAACCTTATGAAGAGTCAAGCAAAGATGATTATAATCATAATTTTCAAACTTTCAAGGAAGACATTGAAACTGCTTATGAGGCTAATGTAGAAGCAAACAATAAAGCTGTAGCAATGCAGGAATATTATGATCTAGAAAAAGATAAAGTTTGGGCTGCTCTTAGTAAGCTTCATCTTCGTATTGAAAATATATCTGAAGCATTAAAAAGTAATAGTAATGTGCAACAATATGTTCAAGTATTTGATGATATGTATAACATAGAGTTCTATGGTGATACTTATCGCAATATTCCATATACCTCTGCATTTGTAGATTTACTTCAAAAGAAAGTAGTAATAGATAAAACAAATACTAAAGTAAATAAAATTAGTCTTGATGGTGCCAAGATATCTATACAAGAAATTGGGCATAATTCTACAGTAAAAACTCAAGGTTCTTTAAAGGGAGTATTAAATGATACTTTCAATGATACTTTTATTGCATCATTTCTTAATATGGAAAATGGTTCTAAAAGTATTACTATAATTGTTGACATTGGTAAGCTTGTTACTATCAATTCTGTATCTTTTTCATTTACTGCCACTAAAGATTTACCATGCGAACTATGGTTATCAGAAGATGCAGAGAATTATGTAAGTGTTTATGACACTTCTAATAGTAGTTTTATCGAATGGAATTTCAATAAAAAGACTGTTAGATATTTAAAGATTATATGTAAAAAGTCAGAACCAGATGGAATACAATCTAGCGATGGCGGCATAGTTTATTATCAATATTATTTTATCCTTAAGAATATATCCATTGCTTTAGAGAATTATGAAAGTAAAGCTATCTTTGTAAGTAAACTAATAGATTTTGCTGACCTTAGTAGTACAATTAGATTAGATGCTAAAGACATGATATTTGCTGGTACTAGAATAGATTATTTTATTGGTTTCGATAATGAAAAAGATAAAATAGGATGGGATTCTATCGACAATCATAAAGACCATGAATTATTTATGTTTGAAGAGCGTCATAAAATACTTAACTATCACTTAGAGGGCTTCGGGGAAGCAATGTCGGATGGCCTTACTAGATTGATAAAGTTACCAGAAGGCACTAATAGAAATAGTATTAAATTGCGACCAGGATATAATATGTGGTCAGTTAAAAGATATGCTCCTAAAAAACAGCAAGATAATTATGACTTTAATTTAGAAGTTGACGATTTTACTAATTTTATAGATATATGCGATGAATATCAAATGTTTATGGATTGCGAAAATTATTCTTCTTTTAAAATTAATACTGGAGAATTGTATACATTTACTCAATATATCATGTCTGATGAAACCACTAACGTTCTCAATCAGTTTATTAAAGTGTGTGATAAAGATCTAACTGAATTTGTAACAAACGCTCAAATTAGAGTATTTGTAAATGGTTGCGAAATTACTGCTGTGGACACTAACAAGTACTCTTTTGCAATCCGTAAAGGACCTAATAAGATACAATTTTGTGTATATTGTCCAGTTGGAGGAAACGCTATTAAAATGTTATATCATAATGTAAATCTTAAATGTATTAGTGATAATGTATTTGCTATGCCTGCAATGAAGTATACTAATCCTACCATTTTAACTTCTGCTACTAGAGAAACATATGAATACTATACAATTAAAGATGACTATGTATGCGTTAGACCAAGCGCTGATGATGTAGTTGCTAATCTTATGGAAGACATGGGATACTTTATAACTTTTAGATGCTTAAGAGATGATATGAAAAATTATTTCCCTAATGCTCATTTAAAGTTTAGGCTCATGGCTATTTTACATAGCAATAACTCAAATGTATCTCCTGCATTAATTAACTTTAGACTAACAGGAAAGTAGGTGTAGTATGGTATATAGAGACACCAAGAACTGGTATATCTTAGAGGGGAGTTGCGTTACCGACATAGCTCAAGAATATGCTCCTCAAGTATTTACTAATTTAAATAAAGATCCTGATTTTCGTATATTTTACACTGCACCTGAAGTAAAGCTATATAATCCTACTGACCCTATAAATGGTGTTGTATATAAAGTAGTTAAATTTAGAGAACTTAAGTCTATTTATAGTAATTTATTTGAAGTAGATAGAGATTACAATGGATTTGTAGCAGATATTAATAAATTAGATAAGACAGTACAAACTGCTGTAAATAATAACAGTGCTCAATATTATATGGAACCATTTGCTCTTACAGAAAGCTCTGTCGTGTTTTATGCTGATGGAGAGGCAAGTACATTTGACCATACTCTAATAGTATTTGTAGATCAAACAGCAACTGAACCCATAGTAAGCATTAGTGCATCATATAATGGCCCTGCTGTGCCTGTTGATGAAGCTTTTGATATTAATTATCTTACAGTAACGGGTCACTTTAGAGATGGTAATGAAGCTATTATATGGTATGGAGGAGATATTCCAGCAGTTACCAACGCTCCAAGTATAACTTTTAAACCAAATTATTTAACTTTGGGAAAAGGTTCCCCTGTTTTTAGAATACAAGGTAAAGGATTTAAAACAGGTTCTTCTGTGACACCAACTACAGATTGGTTTACCCTTACCGATTCTAACCCAAATACTGATGAGCAATTTGATATATCTAGCGTAGCATCTTTGGAATCTCTAAATGCTCGTGAACTGGAATTAAAATTAAATGGCATAGTAAGAAGGCAAACTAATATTACTATATCTATGCTTCCAGATGCATATGCTACTGGTGTGTTACCTACTAATGCTACCAATTCTATTTCTATTAACATTCCATCATCAGTAACAGTAGGAACTGGATATTCTATTACACCTGTTGATAGAACAATACACAGCAGCGGAAGTAACACATTTACTGTTAAATATATTACCGAAGATAGTGATGAACTTACTGCTACAGTATATGTTCCTGGTATTAAGAAATTAATTCGTATAGAAGCTATATATGATGGCCCTAATATTGCTTATGGTAAATCTATAAAAAGAAGATATTGTACTGTTGTTGCTTATTTCTCTGATGGCTCTAGCCAAGTTGTATCTGACTATAGTTTTCCTGAAGGAGATATTGTATCTGCAACTAATGTTAGTAAGTTCCGTGTGTACTATAAAGGCTATGAATGTTATTTAGCTGGCCTTAAAGCATTTGATTTAGTACCTGCTAATCTTATTGCATATTATACTGGTGGCAGTGTAGAAGTGGGTAAAGAATTTCTGCAAGATAAATGTAGAATAAAAATATATTATACAAGCACTACTACTAGTGATAGTATATATGAAGATGTTGACTATAAAGAATGTAGTTTCTTACCTGTTACTGTAGACCATGAAGGCATTAATTATATACTAGTTAAAAAATCCTTTGGAGAAAAAGGAGATTTAACAACTAAAATGCCTGTTATAGGCATTGTTCCAGATGTGCAATTAACTGAAATTACTGCTGAGTATTTCGGTCCAGACATAGTAGTCGGTAAATCTTTTAGTACAGCATACATGACCGTAAAAGCTTATTACAGTGATGGCACTGTATCTATAGTTAAGAACTTTGTAACAAATGCAAATAAGATAGAACATGTAGGTATTAATACTATTACAGTTTCATATTCTGAACGCAATGGTGTTCGTAAGCAGACTACATGTTTAATAACTGGTATAGCCCCTGAAGATACTACAGAAAGTAATTTTAATGAAATACAAATAAAAAATAAATATCCTGAAGCGACTAGATTAAACAATAGATATAGAGGTCCATCAGAATCAAAGAAACATCAAGACATGAACAAGATGTTATTTGATAACCTTACAGAGTTATATAAAATATATAATGACTTAGAAAAACAATTTAAAACATTAGATACTATCATTAATAATTCTAATAATATTAAACATCCTATATTAAATGCGGTAGATAAATCTAGATACTACATTAATTTATGGGATACTGATACTAGATTTAGTACTGGAGCATATATCTCATCAGCAAAGGGGGATACTAATGAGTAATCAATTATCTACTAGAAATATTCCTAGCATTAAAGAACGAGAATTTAAATTTCGTTCTATTATGAGTAGCTCTGAATTAAATAACATGCAAAAGGAATCATTCGATGATATATTAGATTTATTTAATAGAGCAAATCAAATACAGAAAAGCATATACGAATTAAAGCTTATGAATGACATAGAATCATATTGCTATGCTAGAAAGTTACAAGAAGTAATGGCTAACGTATCTCAATTACATGAACAATATCAAAATATGACAGATCCTGATTTAGATTTTCGTATCATGACAGAGTATGTATATGACGCTACAACTAATAATGACGATTTTGCTGCTATGGTAGATTGCAATTCTAGTTCGGTAACAGCTCATGTGTCTAACTCTGTAAGTAAAACGTGTTTGTATGATGAAACCTATGATGAGATACTTGTTCCTCCCAGCTTACAAGTATATATAGGCCCTGATTCTTTTAAGGACAATCCTAGTGTGATAACTATAGAAGATACAGATCCATTAAATGCTTTTAGTGGAAGCAATACAGATGCATGGTTTAGAAAAATTATTTCTACAATAGATTTAGATTATATCGATAATGAGCTTGTAATAGGTCTTCCTGAAGATATTATCACTACACGTCTTATTAATCAAATAGATATATCTTTGTTCCCAATAGGTCAAGTAGATGTCCTTGGTGTATATTATAAAACTAATGGAGCATGGGAACTCGTTCCTGGTTTTCAAGCTCATCATAGCTGCAAAGAATATAGTGATATACAAGATACGTTTGGCAACCCAGTATACTATTCTGCTATAAGAGATGCAAGTAATCTTAAATTTAATTTCCCTGCTGTACAAGCAAATCAAATACGTATTAAACTTCGAGTGAGACAAGCTAACTCAATCCCTGATTTGCAGAACAACAGACGCATATGGTATCTTGGCATCCGGAATATAAATATTACACATAATACCTATACTCGTGACCATAGCGATTTTGAAATGATATATACATTTAAAGAGACTGATAGAAATATTATGATATATAATGTTGAGCCATTGTATAATAACACATTGGAAGACACTACATATAGTATTTCAAAAGAATATTTCTATTATGATTCTGACGGAAATACCCATAAAGTAGTCAACACTTGTCCATTTAGGCTACAAGGTCACAAAATGATGGTAAGGTTTACAATAGATGGTACGCAGGAGACTCCTAATATATATGGCGCTAGAGTAAAATATAAATTATCATAAATTTATGCTTGCAATTCTTCTTCTGACAGCATATAATAGTATGTGAGCTGAATGGTTCCATATCCATGGGATTACTCAATAGGTGGTGGCTAGAGTCCAGATATTTTTTCTGGACTCTTTTCATTTTAGGTATTGACATTCAGGTTTTTAAGTTGTATGATAGAAGTACCTTCTCAGAAAGGAGAATAACTATGAGTAATCCAGAACTTGTTAAGCATTTCATGAGCCACCAAATGAGTGCTTATAAGTACGAAAAAACCGACAGCTCACACATAATTGATACTCTTAACCACATTTTTGGTAACGATTGGACATGGGAAGTATCAAACGAGGTAGTCCTTATGGATGGTACAATGATAGCTACCACCGTTACATTGTATGTCTTTGGACGAGTACTTACAGGGAGGTACGCTTGTAATGCCAATAATTGCGGAGAAAGCCATTTACATGCTCTTCTCAGTGCTTACAGGATGCTTGATAATGGCAGTGGGAATACTATTTTGCGTAGTGATGACAAAAATCTTTCACATCAAGTAAAAGAAACTCCCGCTGGTATGACACCAGAACAGATTATGAATGCTGTAAATGGTACAGAAAAGAAGCCAGCTTCTACATATAAGGTAGATGCTAGCAAATTCCCAGTAGAACCAGACATTCCATTTTACTTTGGGCCTAATGATCCTAATGCACCAAAAGATGCTCAACAACCAGCTCAGGATACGCCACAACAGCCTTCACAATCTAACCCTAATACTAATGTTACTTCTGATTACGATACACCACAGGCCAAATTAAATGGCTTTACACAGCATCAAATAGACAGAATGAATCAGTTCAAGAAGGATCAAGAGATTATCAACAGTGAGATGTTTGGAAACTATGTACACATGTGGAATCCAAACTTCGTAAGCAAAATGCAAATCACTCCTGAAAACATTGAAGACTTCTTGGCTTGGGCTGAACGCCTGGGAAAAACGGGCAGCTAGTTAAGAACGGTTCCGTATATGACTTGGCTGCTACATATATGATGTTACTAAAAGACAATTCTACTTATGATAGTATCGTGTCTCAATTTAATGGTATATTGGATAGAGGTTATACATACGATGACATTCGTAATTGTATCATGTACTCATTCCATCATCACACGTCTTTTACGTGGAACAGGTTCATTAAAAATATAAATAAAAATATCATTAAGTCTGGGTGTCGATACTATCATAGGGAATTGAATATAATGAGCAGCTTAAATCCAGTACATCATGATGTAGATACTGGAGCCATAACTAGCAGTACCAATGAATATTGGATAGAGCCAAGAGCCAGCTATACTATACAAGAGTTAGCTGAATTCTTTTATAACAAGACTGGTGCAGATAGAAGCGTATGGTTTCCTAAAAGAGTTCAGGGTTTCTTGAATAGTTACATAGCCGAATATGGTGTCGATATTGTATTATTTATGATTGAACATGTTGGTCGCTTATATCATAGCGAACACATTGAATTCAATTTTGGTTCATTCAGGGATAACTTGCCAGTAGCTAGACAGTATTTGAATGAAATAAAAAATAATTGTTCCTACTCAGGAGGAGATTCTTATGTGCTCAGAAAAAGAGTGCTATCTGTGTGAAGTAGGGTACGGTTATGTTGCTAATGGACACAAAGGGTTTAGCCGTGGCAGGTATATACCCTATAAAACAGTTAGCATCTTTGCGCAGGAGAGAAACAATTTCTCCGTATTTAAAACTGCTTATAGGTATAATCGTTCTGATGTTGATAACGCAGATTTATATGGAGACTTCTATCTGGATTTTGATGATGAAGAAGACTTTGAAAAAGTCAGGGCTGATGCCATTACAGCATTAAGCTATTTAAAAATTTGTTATCATATATCAGATGAATACGTATCTATATATTTCAGTGGATGTAAAGGTGTACATCTAATAGTGCCCAGTTATATTCTAGGTGTAGAACCTACGCCGATACTTAATCAGGTATATAAGCATATGGCTGGGTCTATTAGTTCCTTTACTAAATACAAAACGATTGACTTGCAAATCTATGACTCTAAGCGCATGTTTAGAATACCTAATTCTATACATGAAAAAACATCTCTATATAAAATTCCTTTGACTCCTGACGAATTACGAAACAGTACAATAGATGAAATCCGAGAGATGGCGCGGTGCTCACGCACCTCTCATGTTCTGGATTATCATCTCAATTCATATGCTCAACAACAATTTAAGCGTACAATAGAAGAGTTCTATAAATATCATAAGGAAATTAATAAAGATAGAAGATATAAAGCTGTGTTAAATTTTACTCCACCATGTATAGAATATATTTTAGAACATGGTGCCGTAGAAGGTAGTAGAAATATTACCATAGCATGTCTTTCAAGCTTTTGTAAAAGTAGTGGTAAGTCATTAAATGAAACCATTACTTTTATATCAGAATGGAACTCTCGTAACGTTAAACCGACAGGTGAGAAAGAATTGGAACGTACTGTGCGTAGTATATTTCTTGGAGATAAACAATTTGGATGTAGTACTTTAAAGACTATATCCGAATGCAATTCATCATCGTGTAAGCTTTCACAAAAAGGAGACAATAAAAATGGCAAAACAGTTAATCGATATCAAGATAAAAAAGCTCAGACCTAACACTAAGCTTCCTACTGCTGGTTCACCTGATTCCGCTGGGTATGACGTGTATGCATGCTTAGATTTTCCGGTGATATCTATCCCTCCTCATGAAACTAAACTTATCCCTCTCGGTTTTTCTGCATCGTTTGATCCTAACTATGTGGCCCTCGAATACGCTCGTAGCGGTCTCGCCACTAAGAGTGGCCTTGCTCCCGCTAATAAGGTAGGCGTAGTTGATGCTGATTACCGTGGCGAATGGTTCATGCCATTACATAATCATGGAGAGGTAACTCAAGTGGTTGAAGATGGAGAGCGTATCGCACAAGTCATTTTTCATCCAATAGTACATCCCGTATTCCACGAAGTAGAAGAGCTTGATGAAACAGTACGTGGGGAAGGCGGATTTGGTTCTACTGGAACTAAGTAAGTAAAGTAATGATATGAGCAACAAAATCACAATCAATGACCAAGAAACTCAAAAAGTAATAACGATAGATAATCCGAACTTTTATGGTCCAGCTATCAACACACAGGATAGCGCATATGTTGACACCAGTTGCTCCATACAGATAGACCAATCACAAGCTGAACACATTACATTCTCGTTTCCAGATAAGCCTACAGAGGATTATCAGCTTGCCATGTGGCAGACGCTCGATAATTTCGAGGTTGCAGCATGGCAAGCAAAAAATGTAGGTATCAAGACAGGATTCGATTGCGTTGATAAAGCATTTGAGGGAGGATTATTTCCTGGTTTTATTATAATAGGCGGAGACAGTAACCTAGGAAAGACAGGCTTCATTACTCAGTTAGCGTGGCAAATTACTCAAAACAATGATAATGTATATGTTATGGATTTTTCACTTGATGATGCTATGGCAGATAAATTATCAAGAGTAGCCGCTTGCTCTAACAGATTGATAATCAATGCGGTAAAAACTCCGTTGAACTATGTTCAATATCCTCTGATGCTTATACGTCGTAAGCAAGCCATACTTAATATACGTGCTAATGTTGATAAGTATTGTGCATATGACTCTACGTTCTCTTCCTTTATAGAAGATATAGAGGAGGAGGTAAAGAAAAGATTGGTTTACTTTGATGCCAATGGTATAGACAAGAAGATAGTTGTCTGTATAGACAACTTTCATGATTTAAACATCATGAACCAACCTAAGCTACAAGACAAAGAGAAATATGATTTTCTTGCTCAATGGTGTTCTGATTTGGCAAAGAATTATAACATCACTGTAATCTGCACAGCGGAACTTAAGAAGCTCAATGGCAACCGTCGTCCTATACTGGATGACATAAGGGAAGCTGTAAAGATTAAGTACGAAGCCAAGGCTGTTCTTCTTGTATATAACGAAGTTCATTACAAAGGTGACGGAGCAGATGTCTTTTTCATGAAACAAGGGGTTCCCTTTAAGCAACCAATATTTGAAGTACACTTTGCAAAGAACAAGTTTGGAACATATAAAGGTAGAGCATTCTTTGAGTTTTATCCAGAGATGGCTTTCATGAAAGAATGTGACCCAGTTGCCCAGAAAACATATTCACAAATAATATTTGGTTGAGGTATAAAATGCATTACTATATTATTGGCGCTATTGGAGGCTTTACTATAGGAGCTTGTGCTGGTCTCATTTACAAGTTTATGTATAGAAAAGTAATCCGTAAAAGGATAAAGCATAAATAAAATTTTAGGCTGGTGAAATGTATGGAGAGCCTCATTAATAAGACCTTTAATGAACTTACCATTAGAGAGCTTATCAACAAACCCACAACTGAAAAATATAAATCTTGGAACACCAATAAATGGGCGAAATGTGATTGCAGTTGCGGTAGCACAGTAGAGCTTCCTCTATATGGTGTAGTTCATGGTCTTATTAAGAGCTGTGGTCATTATCGTTCCAAAAAAGCCGCAGAAACTTTGTGCAAAATTAAAGAAGAAAATCCTACTCCTAACGCTGTATATCTTACTTATGAAGGTAAGACACAGAACATTTCTGAATGGTCTAAAGAGACTGGCATACCAAGAACAACTATCATGTATCGTTTGGGTAAAGAAATGCCCATAGAAGAAATATTACGAAAGAGGGATTGTGACAATGGATGCATTCAATACGACTGAACTTGAATCCATGGCTAAATCTAATCCCAAATACACAAAATACTTTTTGTCATGGGCCAAGATTGATGCTCAGATTAAAAAGATGGTTACTGATATGATAGAAGCAATGTCAGATTATCCATCTGATTATTATATAAAGACTACATTAAGTTCAATGTCTTATGACCTATATCTTTACAGCCAAGAAGACAAGGTTATCGTAGGAAAGTTATGGCCTGTAGTAGAGTTCCTTAAGATATGTCAGTCAAAGACTATCGAAGCGGAATTACAACACACAATAAAAGCTATGCTTTTAAAGTTTGAAGAAAACGATTTGAAGCATAATGGAGAAACCAACTGGATTTATACTTAAAGGAGACAATTATGGAATACACAAATAATCTTGCTTACGAAGCTATGGGTCTCAAGCCAATAGGTGATGGAGAAGTGACCGATACTATTCGTCATACTCAATTGTTAAAGAAGATACATGATACCTATGTACAAAAGAATGCTGCTTATGGTGACTCATTCCATCAAACTTATGCTGATCTTGGAATAATGTCAGCTATTACTCGTATCAGTGACAAATATAATCGCGTCAAGACACTAGCAAAAAATCACGATGTTGATACTGGCGATGAGTCTATCATCGATACGCTTCTTGATATGGCAAACTACTGCATTATGACGGTTATGGAGCTTGAAAAAAATGATACGTAAATTCTATCTTGCGATAGAAGATTGGATGCAACGTCATATTCTATTAGCTATTGTTATCGTAATAGTTAGTATGTATGTACTTTCATTAGGATACATATGCTTAGTAAATCTATTGATTGATTTTATAAGGTGGTTAATATGACTATATTATACTCAACTGGTTGCCCCAAGTGTAACGTCTTAAAGCAAAAACTTGATGGTAAAAACATTTGCTATACAGTTAATAATTCTATGCAAGATATGCTTGATATGGGGATAACCACTGTCCCAATGCTTTCTATTGATGGCAAGCTACTTGACTTTAATGCTGCCGTAAGGTGGGTGAATCAAATTCCCTAGAAGGGCGAGGATGCAATAATGAATATGCCAATAAAAACATGTAAGGATTTCGAAAGAGCGCTTCATCGTTTAGGAGATAGGTACGGTGAATCTTTCGAGCTTCTTAACGGATTTCATGAGACACAGCTTAATTTTTCCGATTTCATTAACGGTTTTATAGATAAGAATGTGGCTGATGTTACGATAGATGCTAATGCCAATGCTTCTACAAAAGATATCCGCAGTCTCTTATCTGAGAAGAGCAAGCCTCATGATAAGATTTTCGTATTCAGCAAAATCTTCTATGAGATTACGAAAAAGTATGGACTTCCAACCGCAAAAGAATGGTTAGAGACAGAATATAGCGGCGGTTTTTATTTGCATGATGCTCACACTGCTTCTTACATTCCGTATTGCTATGCGTATGACCTTACTCGTCTTGCTACTGAGGGCTTGTTCTTCCTCAAAAATTACAATAATCAGCCACCGAAACATTTAACAACATTCTTGGATGACGTTATAGAGTACATTAGCTTCATGAGTAATAGGTCTTCTGGAGCTGTAGGTATTCCTAACATTCTTATCTGGACATATTATTTCTGGAAGAAGGATTGTAAGGACGGTTACGTTCTTAAGAACCCTGAGTACTATATCAAACAATCGTTCCAGAAACTTATCTATCGTCTCAATCAACCCTTCATGCGTATCGATCAGAGTGCTTTCGTTAATGTTTCTATTTTTGATAGAAACTATATAGAGTCTCTGTTTGGCGGCATACAGTATCCAGATGGTACATATGTCATTGATGAAGTGGAGGGGCTTATAGAGCATCAGAAGATGTTTATGGAGGTAGTGTCTCAAGTAAGAAGCGAGAATATGTTCACTTTCCCGGTCCTTTCATACAGTTTGCTGTACCAGAACGGTAAGTTTGTTGATGAAGAGTTTGCCCGTTGGTGTAGTAATCATAATGTTACCTGGAATGATAGCAACTTCTTTGTCAGTGGTGATGTTACGACTCTTAGTAATTGTTGCCGCTTACTTTCTGATACCAAAAAGCTAAATGCATTTATCAATTCCATTGGTGGTACAGCTCTTTCTATTGGTTCTGTAAAGGTTAATACGATTAACCTGATGCGTATTGCTTTAGAGACTAATTTTGATGAAGAGAAATACCTTGCTCTTCTTCGTAAACGTGCTGTATTGTGTTGTAAAACTCTTGACGTTGTACGTCATATCATTAAACGCAATATTGAAAAGGGCCTTCTTCCTAACTATCAAGATGGTGCTGTAGAGCTTGATAAACAGTATTGTACTATGGGCATCCTTGGTATGTATGAAACAATTAAAGCTTTTGGTTATATTAAGGTTGATGAACTGGGTTATGTAAGCTATACTAAAGAGGGTATAGAATTTGCAAGTAAAATCTTTGAAGTTCTTAACGATATCAAAGATAACTTTACCGATGAATATTCCTTTAACATTGAATCTGTGCCTGCTGAACGCGCTGCTATTATTCTTTGTCAAAAAGACTCTCTTATCTATGGTAGGCAAGGGGATACGTTCATCTATAGCAATCAGTGGATACCATTATCGGCTAAAGCCACCATCAAAGAAAAGCTTAGTGTAGCTTCTATCCTTGACGCTAAATGTTCAGGCGGTTCTATTCTACATATAAATCTTGAATCTAACTTCCCAAATGAAGATGTAGCGTGGGATATGCTCAATAAGATTGCTGAATCTGGAGTTATTTATTTTGCATTCAATACCCGTATAAATGAGTGTGAGAATCATCATGGTTTTGTTGGTACTAATGTTTGTCCTGTATGCGGTAATCCTGTATTTGATACTTATGCACGAATAGTTGGATATCTTGTTCCTACACGAGCTTACTCAAAAGATCGCTTTAAAGAATTCTCTTCAAGACAATGGTATGAATATGCTCAGGATATGAGAGAATGAGTAAACTTATTGATCTAACTGGAAAAAGATTTGGTAGGCTAACTGTTCTTGAAAGAGATACAACAGTTAAAGGAACCCCTGTTTGGATATGCAAATGTGACTGTGGAACTATTAAAAAGATAAGAGGACTTCATCTTAAAAATGGCGTAACATTATCTTGTGGTTGTTTAAATAAAGAGGCAACTTCAAAAGCTCGTTCTGTTGATTTAACTGGACAGAGATTTGGAAAACTTGTTGTAACTCATCGTGTTGGATCTAAAAACGGAAGAGCATTATGGCATTGCGAATGTGATTGTGGAGGAGAAATTAATGTTATATCTTCTTATTTAAGATTTGGAGAAACAAAATCTTGTGGATGCGTAATATCTTATAGAGAAGTTATGATAGAAAATTTTTTAAAAGAGCATAACATTCTATTTAAGAAACAATATACTTTCTCTGACTTAAGAGGCAAAAAGTATCCATTAAGATTTGATTTTGCGGTACTCAATGCAGATGGTACTTTGAAATGTTTAATTGAATATCAAGGCGAACAACATTATTCCAATGTTTTCAAAGTTCCTGACAGTGTATTTCAAGCAGCTAAGGATAGAGACATAGCTAAAAAAGAATATTGTTTAAAACACAATATTAGGCTAGTTGAAATTAACAAAGAAGAAGATATAATTTCAACTATGGAAAAAGCGATTCAATAAAAAGGCTTACAAGAGCATATTCAAAGGATCGTTTTAAAGAATTTACTACCCGTCAGTGGTATGAGTATGCAGAAATGCAACGTGATTAAAGAAGGAAAATAAAATGAAATGCAGTACTAAATCTTTTTTGATTAAGAAGAATGGTGTCTGGATAAAACAAGATAATACAGAAACCATTTCTACAACTATTACTGCTACTAATAGGACTATCCCTATAGAGGAACAATATGAGAGTAAAAGAAATTATCGACGAAGACTTTGTGAATTACAAGAAGCCTTCAATGTTTATAGGTACAATATCCTGTGGCGGTAAATGCTGTATCGAAGCAGGAATTCCTATGTCGGTATGTCAGAATGATGGATGGCGTTCATGCGCCTCCATCGACATTCCAACAAGTAAGTTATGTAAGAGATACCTCGATAATGACATAACTTCTGCCATTGTTTTTGGTGGGCTAGAGCCATTTGAACAAACAGATGAAATGTTCAGTGTTATAAAGTCATTACGTCTTATTTATCACTGCAATGATGACATTGTTATTTACACTGGCTATAACCCAGAGGAAATTATGGAAGATGTTGAGTTTTTAAAGAGGCTCCCTAATATCATCATCAAGTACGGACGTTATATTCCCAATAGGTCAAGTAGGTATGATGACGTACTTGGAGTTACTCTTGCATCTGACAATCAGTACGCAGAAAGGATTTCATAACAATGATTACAATGAATCCAGACAAAGAGTACGCTAAAGAAGTACAACGACAACTTAAGGAAAATGACGGATACTGCCCATGTTCTCTCTTAAAGAATCCAGATACTAAATGTATGTGCAAAGAATTTCGAGAGATGAATGAAGGAATGTGTCATTGCGGATTATACATCAAGATACCCGACAAGGATTAATGGAGGATTATTATGCTTGACAATGCTTACAAATACGAAGACAAAATTAGAGAATTATTTTACAACGTGTGGTATGACCCTAAATATCAGTATTATTTCTACGGCGATACGCACAGTGTTTTTAAGCTCGACAAAGAAAACGGAGACAAATACTGTCGTAGATTCGTGTCGTTAAACAAAGAAGGTGAGGTAAATGGCTACATTGGTTACGGTGTTGATCGTGGCTGTAATATGGCTATCGGTTTCGGGGCTATTAACTTCAGTGAAGACAAAACTGGATTCGGTCGAGACCTCGCTCAATGCATTGATGACATCTTCACCAAATTCCAAATGAACAGAATGGAGTTCTCTGTTGTCATTGGGAATCCTGTCGAAGCCAGTTACGATAGATTGGTAAAGAAGATTGGTGGACGTATACTTTGTGTTAGGCACGACGTTACTTTGGACATGGCAGGTAACTATTGCGATGATAAAACATATGAAATCATGAGAAAAGATTATCTTGCCTTTAAAGAGAGGAGAAAGAACAATGCTAACAAATCATAGTATTCAAGCTCTTTATGAAATGGCAAAATCTGATTCTCAAGTGGACCCCATTACTGGCGTTCCTAAATTTGATGAACAGAAGTTACGCCGTGCTTTGGATGAAAATCAAAAGCTTGGTAGACGCAACCGCGATGTATTCGAGGCGCACGAGGACAAGTTTAAAACTTGTCCTCGTTATAATCCTTGTCCTATCTGCGATAAGTGTATGAATAAAGCAAGCCATCTTTATGTTGCATGTCAAACATGCCAGATTCCTATTTGTTCTCATACTTATAAAGATAGAGAGCGAATGATTAAACGTAAAAACTTTACCATATATGTTCCTAAAGAAGTAATGGAATGTATTCACAATGCTGAAAAAGAAGTTGTTAAGTGAAAATTTTTCTGATATAATATAATTACAAATACTGAAGGAGGCTATTCATATGCCTGACTCAGAAAACTTAGCAAGATTTGTTGCAGCCAATAGTGCTTACCTTACTGAAGAAGAAAAGGCAAAAGGAAGAAACTATATGGTTCCGCCACCTCCTAAACCCGGAGAGGTTATTATCTGTCAGCATTGTGGTCAACCTATGTATCCTGAAGATTTCAGCACTGATCCTAAGATTAGAAAGCATGAATTCAAATGGCATATTCATTGGAAATGCGAACAGGAAATATGGGACTTAGTTGATAGACAGACTCCCGGACTGTTAGCTGAACGAAAAGACGGTAAGCCACAGCTTGGAAGGCCAGTGAGTATGCGTGCACAAAGAAATCCAAATAAAGGACGTAGTTGACTTCTGCTGGTGTCCTAGGTATTATGATATTAAAAAAGAAGATCCAAATGAGTATAACTTAAAAGAGTTATACGATATCAGTTTGCATAAAGTTTTCTACAATTATCTCTATGCACTAAGAGATGGTACTTTAAAGGACAATATGAAGTTCTTAAAGTACCAATGGGGCAAACAATGGGTTAAGACAAAAACTAATTCACAATTAATATGCACTCCTTCTTCGTACATAAGAGATACATATGATGCTAAACGTAAAGCTGGTATTGACGCTATCATAACCTTTGAAGAGCTTATGAATATACCACAGTTCCCTATTATAATAAATAAACCATATGCTGTTGACATAGGTCATAACATTATCTTGAAAGGCATATGGGAATATGTTAGGGAAGTAACAAATTCTGATGGCACTAAATCAATTCAGGTTATGAAATTCAATTCTGAAAATAACAGGTTTGCAATGGTAGGTCAAATGAATCATGACATTGAATTATCTGCGGCAGCTTATGCCTTTAAAGAGTCATTCAATGTAGATCAATTTGAATTATTGTATGTAGACATTTATAAGAAAAAAGTAATTGCAAGTTACAGATCCGAGAAAGATATTCAGTTGCTTAAAGATACTGTATATGGTACAGTATTATGTCTGCATAATAATATCAGATGCGTATCGCCTGATAAACGATGTTATCATTGTGAGTATCGTAACGTATGCCATTCAAAACTAGGGTGATATATATGATGAAAATGAATATCAATGGTGGTTCTCTTGAAATTACAGATAACAATGAAACCATTGTATCAGATAATATAGCAAAGCATATCAATGACAACTTTAAGAAACCTGACGATGATAAACAAACGCCTTTGTTTACTATAAAGGAGTAACGTATGAACAACAAGATACTTGCTATTGATCCGTCATTATCCTCAACTGGTGCAGTTATCATAAGAAGAGCTATAAACAAGAATCGTTGTGAGTTAGAAGAGGTAAATAGAATTACTACTTCTTCTAAAAATACTACAGATGAACGTATCAAGCAGATAATAGATGAGCTATATTATTTCGCAGTGGAGAATGATGTAGACACTATTGTTTTGGAAGATGGGTTCTCTGGTCGAAATCTTAAAACAGGATTACAACTGGCAACGTTACGTGGAGCGATTATGGGTACATTCCTTAGACCAGGATGGCCTGTGATACATATGTTACCTACTCAAATACGTTTACTGTTTGGCTTAAAGGGTAATGCCACTAAAGAAGAAGTAGCAAAACAGGTAATAAACATATTTGGAGAAGACAATCAAATTATACAAGCAATCGGCCCTTATAGTGACAAGCAGAATAAAAACAAGACTAGTGATATATACGATGCAATATCTATTGGTGTTGCTTATATTCATTCTCTTCAGCCTTAAGGGACGGTGCTGCCATGATTGGCGAACAATACTTTATTAATAAGATAGATAAAGAATACGAGCCAATTCATGGCCCTAATGAAGATGTCTACTTTACCGAACAAGATTATCAACAGTTACAGTTGAATCTTGTTCGGTACAAGGACGGCAGCAGAGAAGCTACAGAGTATATAATCAAAGTGTTCCATCCTTTCATAAGTAAGTATGCGAAATTTATCAAATTAGGTAATCTACCTTACACTACATATACTTCAAAAGGCGGGAAAGTAATAACAAGAGTAAGCCCAACAATATCTTCATTTGTTTCTCTATTTATAGATAAGTCAGTAAGAAAACTACCAAAGGAAGAGAAGAAGAAAGTATTTTCTCTTACTTGTGTTAAGATTAAAACTCTTTTTGATAGATATGATTATAGTGACATATACAATGAATTAGTCCTTGCTTTATTGAACATGGCTAATAAATATAAAATAACTCATGAAGGTGAGATATACCATAAAAAGAATGGTACGTTTCATATGTATGTATCTAAATGCTTTCATTGGGAAGCTTATAGATTTTTATCTAAACTAATTAAAGACCCTCTTGTTCATTTAAATGTATTAAACCTAAGAGATCAATTTGATGACATGGATGAAGACCATCAAGATGAAATCTTTGTTAAAGACGATACTACTGCAAAGAAAATAGATAGGATAATTACAGAAGAAAGTAGACGTAACGATATAAAGAGTACAGATAAACTTACAATGAAAGAACCAGAAAATCTTAGCGCATACGATGTTAATTGCTTAAATTTTAACTGGACAAGTGGTGTAACATGTAGTGAGTTATTTGAATGCCTTACTCCTTATGAAAGAGAATTAATAGTACTAAGCTTTATAGAAGAAAAGACCGATATAGAAATAGGAAAGATGTATGGTAGTCACAGGTCTACCATTAATGAACACAAGAAAAGAGCTGTTCGTAAGTTACAAGCACAAGCAATAGCTATGAAAAATATTAAGGAGTGAGTATAATGAATTTAGAAATGTTCAAGGAGCCTGCAATGTTCGTATGCACGATAGTAATAATCACTGGTTTATTGGTAGCTATATTTAGGAATAGGCGTGGATTACTTGTTAAAGCAGCTTTATATGCTGTATCTACAGCAGAAGAAGCATGGGGCAGTAATACAGGACGTATTAAGTTTGCAGAAGTATATAGCTATTTACATGAAGCATTTCCTATTATAACTTTCTTCTTTACAGAGGCACAGCTTACGGAAATAATAGAAGATGCATTAAATGACATGAAGAACATACTTGCTAGTAAAGCAAGCAAAGAGAAAGTTGAAGAAATAGCCACATCTAATAACGTTTAAAAAAGTTAGGGGGAGGACGCTGCAATATTGCAGCGTCCTCCCCCTAAAGATTTTATGTTAATAATATACCTGACCGTTCGCCAGTATACTTTATAGTTCGTCTTACATCATATTCTGGTTTCATTACTACAGTAAATCTGTCATTGCTATCTTCTAACAACATATAAGAATTAGCATCCATTCCGTTTTTGGTAAGTATAATTTTTTGATTTCTAGTAAGTTTTTTAGGTTGCTTCATTAAAGAGCACCCTCCTTATATTATTTTAAATCATTATATCATACTTACTTCATATTGTCACTAAAAATTATCCAATGCTTTTGATACACCTTTTTTTGTTTTATGGAAAGTTACATCTTTTAGCCCTTCTTCATTAAAAGCGGCTCCTTGATTTTGTGCCGCCTTATATACACCAGTATTGTAATCTACTTCAACTGGTCCATCGAATGAGCTAGTGTATACTTGACTAACAGTTTGTTTCTCGCCAAACATATTATCATCTCCTAAAACGAAATGGCGCTCCCCGTAAGGGGAGCGCCTATCTAATGGTTAGTCTTCGTCCTGATTTTCATCGTGTTCCAACGCACAAATCTCATCATACTTATTAAGTACAAGATCCTTAATCATCTGACGAGTCTCGCCATTGATAGGATGACAAATATCCCTATGAGTTCCATCACTATCACGCTTGGAAGGCATAGCAACGAAGCAACCTTTATCGCCATCAATCACGCGAATATCGTGAACTACGAAAGCTCCGTCGATAGTAATGGAAGCCACAGCCTTCATCTTTGTGTCGTTGTCGATTAATTTCATACGAACGTCTGTGATATTCATATTGGCTTAAGCCTCCTTAACAAGATAATAATATGATATCACAAAACTGTAACTTTATCAAGCTTTTTTAAGATTCATTTAGGCCATTTAACTCGATAAAATTCTATACAATCAAGAAAATCACTGGGCAATATTAGTAAGAAAACAGTAATGCATGCGCATAAGAGCATTGCAATTGAAGCATTATATTCATTTGGGAAATCATGTGTTATTATTATAAACCACATGCCACAAAATGATATAACTCCTAGAAGAAATTTAATTATCTTCCATATTATTTTTAACACTTTCATTTTCTTCTCCAGGTAACTTTAAGCCAGTAAAAGCAAAAAGATATGTACTTCTAACCTCTTTAAAGAGAGGAATCATTACTTCTTTCATTTGAGGATGAGCAGGCCCTGTAGCGTCACAAGCGCGTAAGTTAAATATGTGTCGCCATTCTCTCAAGTTAGTAGTCACGGCTATTGTTGATTTTACAGAGTTAGGAAGGATAGAACGTGCCATTTGTGGTTTAATCCCGTTATCAATGAGTGCAAGATATGATGATTCTATCGATTTCATAGTATTACTCCATATCCAATACTCATGTGATTTATTATCGAACTCAAATGGTTTAATAAAAGTAATGTTTGAACCAAACTTATCGCTAGCATAATTGCAATAGCGAGTAGATTCTTGAGCGAAAGAACAATCGCGCATACGCACAAGTTCATGAGCTACGCCACGGTCAACTGTAAATATTACTGTCATATCTTCATGAACTATGCGTTCTTGTGGCGTTAGTTTAGTTACATCTTCAATTAGCGCACAATACTGATAGCCACCATTAGAATGCTTCGAGCTATAGTCAGCAAATATATTTTTACTATTAGCAAGCTCTTCATAGCGTGGACGAGAAAATGCAATAGGGCCATCTTCGCCACCAGTAGCTTCTACTATAACATTATAGAGCGCTTCTGGTATTCCAAACTCTTTTGCCATCATTTCAAATGCTTCAAGCCATGCGCGTATATTCCCAGAGATAACGTAATGATCTTTTAAGTTTTCGTTCTGAGTATGTAAATGAGTAAACAGCAGATAAGGTTTCCTTGTCTTCTTGAAGCTATAGAAGAAGGTACTATCATACAAAGTATGTTCCGTGTAATCCAATGAATTCATTACATCGTTATACAGTTCAGGATTAACTTCAACGCATACAGAAGCATGTTCAAGCATCGCATAATGCTGACGCTTTACCAGGTTCTTAATCATTTTAATGTCAGAACCTTCGCAAATCTTATCCTCTGATTTGTAGCATATTCGTGCGATCCTCTCAATTTTCTTGAGAGGATCGGGGTTAGAGTATACTTCATAACTTGCAGGAATGATTATCATTTGTTTTCCTCCTCATTAACTTCTAACGCTTTTAATAATTGTATCACATGTTCTGAAGGCATTAATACCTTTCTTGCTTTAAGGATTGTATCCAGTTCTTCTTTTGGAATATCCTTAAAGATAAACTTAGCAAAGTCTTCTGTAACGACAGCATGCGCTCCAGTAGGATATAATTTAACGCCGCAAGACTCACTGATTGGAGGCATGTTATCAATGACTTGGTCCTCAGACACGCCAATCATTAAGATTCCTTGCTTAAATGCTTCTTTGCATTTGTTACATGGCTCATAATTTACGATGATATGACGTGGAGCTTCGTCATCATTCTTCCCGATCTTACCAAATAATTTAACGCCTATATCTTCTCCACACCAGAAGCATTTTGTAATTGATGGATTGACTCCATGTCGTGGAGATAATGTTATACCATCTTTCATAGTTCCTCCTAGTAAATAATCAAGTGTTTGTTTCTAGTTTTCTTAATCCCATATTTGAGACAAAACTCTTCAATTTTAGTTTTTGTTTCATTTCTGGGAATAAGATTATTAGACACATTAAATGGTGTACCTGCGCTAGCAATATTATTAATCAAAGTTTTCAATGTGTTCTCAATTCCATTTATTTTTGCTGACAATGATTCATAATTATCACTAGCAGTTGGTTCACATAATTTTAATATACCTACTTCAAAAGTAGTACGACTCTTATTCCATTTCATTCTTTCTTCCATTTCTCCAAGTATCTTAGTGTTGCGTTGGAAAAGAGGATTGTTTTGATTGAACATAAGTTGTTCTTTATATGCATCATACAGTTTAGAACATAATGAAAGAAGATCCTTGCCAAATTCCATTTGCTTATCTAGTATCTTAAAGATAGAGACGCTATCTTTATTATTGATATAAGATATAATAGATGATATCACATCAGAATCCACTGTTTCAAATAACTGTTCTACTATACATAAGTCAACACTATCTCGATTAAGACCTATACATTGATCAAGCATACTAATTGCATTTCTCATACCACCATTAGCAAGCTTTGCAATATATTGCAAAGCTTTTATGTCGTATTGTACACTTTCATTAATGCATATAAATTTTAGACAATTTACAATATCATATTCTGGTATAAGCCTAAAGGTAAAATGCTGACAACGAGAAAATATTGTAGCAGGAATCTTATGACATTCTGTAGTTGCCAATATAAATACAACATTGGATGGTGGTTCTTCAAGAGTTTTAAGCAATGCATTATAAGCAGAAGCTGATAACATATGAGCTTCGTCTATGATATATACTTTATACTTACCAAACTGAGGCATATATCTAGATTCTTCAATGATTGCTCTAATGTTATCTACGCCATTGTTTGATGCAGCATCTATTTCCACTATGTCTATATTCGTTCCTTGTTGTGTATTAATGCATGAAGAACATTTACCACAAGGATTAGCTTTAAATGGAGCACTGCAATTAATAGCTTTAGCAAATAATTTTGCTACAGTAGTTTTGCCAGTTCCTCTTGGACCACTAAAAAGATATGAATGGAATATACGATTATTTACTATCTGACTTGTTAGAGTATTAACGATAGGCTCTTGACCATATATCATATCAAACGAATCAGGTCTATATTTTTGATACAATGCAACGTATTCCATTTGTTATTCTCCAAATTCATGAAAGCTATTACTCATGTTTATAATTCTCCAGTAATTTTTTTAGTTGCTTAATTTCTGTATCTTTTGTTTCATTGTCAAGCATATATGATTTCATAGTTGTAATAAGAGTAGCAATATCATTATTATTGAAGATACAATATATATTTTTGTCTCCTTTAAACCTGAAAGGTAAACACATTGTTGTACCTTCTTGTTCGCATTCTTTAGATGCTTTTTCAAGCCATTCCTTTTTAATAGTCATGGTCTTCTCGCCAGTTTTTAACTCTTTGCCTGTACGTTCTTTACATTCAGGATGAAGAATAGCGTCAACAACATCGCCTTTCTCAAACCATAAAGAGCCTGATGCTCTACTCCTTCTTGCATCTTGTATGGTGGGAACATTGTTAAGTTTATCAGCTACTTGTTGCTCAAGATCTTTCCATGAATCATCTCGCATAGATGTTTTATAATCATGAGGTTCTGTGATGTTTGTGATACGAGTCATATGTCTTTTACCTTTAATATTTAATAACTCATGATTAAAACATCTATAACAACTATGATTATTTTTACAGATATCATAATATTCACACATTATTCTTGACTCCATTAAGATGAGTATAAACATAATCGGAAAAGATTTTAACTATGTTATCAAGATCATCATTAGGAATACGATAAAATCCCCAATCATGATTTCTTTCTTTAATTCTTACCTCGTGACTTTTATCATTAACATATTTTTGCGAAAGACAGACATCCATTGTAATAGTTATATCCATGCTTAATTACCCCTGTAGTAGTTTCTAACATAATTACTAAACGCTTCAATAATTCTGCTCTTGCGATTTTCTATATCATTAAAGGCAATGTTCCCAAAATTGTAACGCGCTCTACTAGAGTTTTCAGTTGCAATATATATCATATCTGGAGTTATTTCAACATGAATACTGTCATCCATTAGGAATACTTCCTCCCTTTGGTACACTAGGCGAGAGAGCGCTAAGACTATTTTCAATCTTCAGCATACCACTATGAGTAATGAGGAGATCCTTTTTATCTTGAAGAGTTTTAATGACAGCCTCCATAAATATATCACGAGAGCTAGATTCTTCTACAAGCTGATATAATGAGTACTGAGTGCCAGCCCATTTATTATTCATGAGACAAGATGTTACCACACCTTTCATCTCGTCTACAGTAAGCTTAAGTCCAGCATACTGTGTAGGAGGCTGAAGTTTAAGGTCAACAAATAACCGTTTTTCTTCAGCTTTTAACTGCATAGAATACCTATTGTACGCTTGAGCTACATAGGCATAATCAATACGTGCCATAGAAAGTAAAGCATCTATTTGAGATGCAAGTCCTTGTACTTCAGCAGGAGTAGGCATGTCACCAATAACTAAATTGTTAACTTGTTCGGCGTACCAGTCTTCTTTTGCTTTCCATTGCGCACTGTTATATGCTCTGCGAATTTCTGACGGGTTAAATCCTTTAGAATCACTCAATGTAATTCTCCTTTACTTATCTATTGTTTGGTAGTTTATAAGGTAATGCATCTTCTTCCATAGTACAGATTTAATATCTGGATTATCAGAACCTAAATCATTAATGTCAATGAAGAAGTGTTTTTGTAAATTACTAGGCTTACAGTTATAAATACTATTTATTGTATCGTTATATATATCTTCATTATCTCCAAAAAAATATATAATTGTAGGATTTACAGCATTTATTTCATAAGCCAACAGTGTTAATTTGTCTGGATATTCTGTGTTAGTTTTATCAATAAAGGTGGTCCATACTTGCCAGAAATTTATTGAATACTTGTCCAATTCACTTTGAACTCTATTTTTTATCTTGCCTAATTCATTAGGCGATTGAAAGATAAAACATATTTTAGAATTTATATCTCCATACCCAAGAGAGACATTGCTTCCAGTATCGGTAGCAGCTTTTCTTCTTAGTCCCTCCATATATTTTATCTTTTTGCAGAAGTTTAAGGCGTATCTCTTGCCTTCAGGTGGAATATCTAAAGGCAAGAGATAATTTTTCATATCCTCAACGGACAT